CAGACGTGAAGGCCGCTCTTGGCCGGACTGGTTTAACACTGACTCTCGCACATTTGTCGGTGGAAAGGGCCAACCTCCCAACAAGGGCAGGCCCACATCGGGGTGATGGCTTGTTGGTAAGCCGCCAGTTTTGGGTACTGGAACTTGGGGGTTCGACTCCCCCCATCCCGACCATCATCAGGGTGTGGCTCAGCCTGGCAAGAGCGCCACGTTGGGGACGTGGAGATCGGCGGTTCAAATCCGCCCATCCTGACTACGGTTGGTTCACCGACCACTTTCTCATTGATCAGTCCTGGGACGCGGCGTAGTAGGGGCATGGAAAGCATCAAGACTACCGTAACCAACCTCACCAACGACCTCATCGCCAACGTATCCAAGGCGGACACCCGCGATTGGTACGAGGATAAGCCATCTTGGGAAGAGATGATGTCCTTGCGCGACCGGCTCTACATTGAATCCGACTCGGTCGAAGCCACAAGAAAGTATCTCGAGGCATCCATAGTAAACCTTGAGGATCTCGACGGTATGGATCCCCTCGCGGATCTCTTGTGTCAAGCGCACGCCTTGGCCCCCTCCCTTGCGGATATGGTTGTCACGATCAAGGCGACCCTGACGCTACTTGCGGCTGAAATCGACGCGATCGAAGACGCTATGGAGACCGTTCGCAAAGCTTACGCGCACCTTCCCGAGGGTGTAGGTTCCGATACCAACTAACGGTCAAATGGTGTAGATTCCCTAACCATGGGAATCTACACCAACGCCATCCGCGCCTTAAAGCGCGGCAAGACCGTCGAAGTCGAAGTCACCAGCAGCAACCTCGCCCCACGGTTCCCCCAAGGAACCAAGCTGACTCTCTTCCCCCCGAAGGAGACGACGGTCTTCTCCGTTGGGGACGTCCTTCTCTACCGTGACGGTGACCGCGATAGGCTTCTCTTCGTGAAGGCCGTCTCGGTTGGACGGTTGAAGCTAGGCACCACCACGAAGAACCTCGAGGGCTGGGCGGCGCGATCAAGTGTTTTGGGGTATGCGAATCTCGTCGTTCTAGACGGTGACGGTAGCAAGATCAAGTGAGCCCTTTGGGCCTTCGATGACGCCGTCCTCGTTGACGGGCCAACCCTTTTGAAGCGCAAGGCGAAGGATCTCGGTGAGGTCACCTCGCTTGGCGACCATCTTGTCGGCGATGTCCTTGGCTACGCCTCCGCTTACGCCGACGCCTCGGATGAGTTCCATGATTCGATTGCGCTTGGTCTCGGGCTTCTCCTTGTAGAGGGATGCCGCATAGCGCCGAGCGACTCGTTTTGCTATGGCATTCGTGTCCATGACATTTCCTGCCCATAAGGGCTTTCTCCTTCTAGATGAGGATCAGATGAAAATCACCGGCTACAAGCTCCGTGAGGCAATCAAGCAGCAAGAGCTGCTGCGGGACACAGCAGCCAGCATGTTCGATGACACCCTCAAGGTCTTCCCCGGGGAGACCAAGTCGGCTCCGCAGGACGTTGTCAAGGCGTTTCTTGTTGCCGAGACCAACGTAGCAAAGCTCCAGACCGCGCAGATGCGCTTCAACCTCATCGTCAAGGTTGACATCCTCGGTGAGAAGATGAGCCTGGCCGAGGCGATCAAGCGGGTTGGCGGGCAAGGCCGCGTCGAGAAGATGTGGCGGTCAGCGGCGAACAGCAAGCGCAAGGACCGCTACGGCTACGACGACGATGAGCTTGACCCCACCAAGGTGCGGTCGACCCTGACGATCACTCCGGATGCCGCCGTGAAGCTCGCCTCTTCGGCCGGTCGTGTTGCTGGCGCCTACCGGGCAGCCATCGCAACGGCCAACGCCCAAGAGGTTGACATTGAAGACGTGACCCCCGAGCTTTTCGAGTAAGGGGTCCAAGACTTGGCGGGCTACCCCGCCGCACGGCTTGTCCGTGAAAGAGGCTCCGGCCTCGGTAGCACGATCAGGGTGCATAACCAATTAGGCTAGAGATAGCCTGGAACGACATTACAACGATGACGATCCCCTACTTCTTCTCGGAAGCTCTTGGGTCGATTGCTTGGCGCCGGGGCGGAAACCTCGGGGGCAACGTTGTCGTACAGTCACTCCTTGCTCCTGTTGCCCTGATCATCATGCGGACGTGGCGTAACTAGGCAGCCGCGACAGGTTGAGGGCCTGTTGGGAGAAATCCCGTGGAGGTTCAATTCCTCTCGTCCGCACTACCTCGAATGCTTGTTGGGAGTACATTTGCGAACATGACCCTCTCAACGAATCCCTTGTCGAGGCTAACTTGCGGTCGTGGCGTAATGGCAGCCGCGCCAGACTCAGGCTCTGGTGGGGTTAAAACCCCGTGGAGGTTCAATTCCTCTCGACCGCACTAGTGTACTGGTGGTGGAATGGTAGACACGCACCGTAGAAGGTGTGCCGCTTGCAACGGCTTTGGGGGTTCAACTCCCCTCCAGTATTCAGAGACCGGCCGGTCATCCAACGGTAAAGATACGTGCCTGATAAGCACGGCATGGTGGTTCAACTCCACTCCGGCCGACCAATCGCAGATGAATGCAGGGACTACATTTGGAAAACCCGTGCCCTAACGGGCGGGCAGGTTCGAATCCTGTCGGATCGGCGCAAGCTGGTCCGTGGCGGAGCTGGCAGACGCGCGGGTGCCGCAAGGCATGCTGTCTCTCAAATCCCTTGCTGCGATTTTCCTTTGTTGGGACGCGTAGGGTATGGCTTTCCCGAATGCGATCCCCGAGCGTGAGCAGTACATCCTCCAGCAGGTCCAAGCGGGTAACTTCGAAGCCCGATGGTCTTCGATCGTTTCAACCGCAGGGGACCACACGGCCGTCTTCATCGTCATGGCGGATGCCCTCAAGGTTGACGGCGTCCGGGTCAACGTTTCAGCCAGGCTGGAACAACAGATCGCGGACGTCCTCAACGCCTCGCTCTTGACGCCGAAGCTCGCCGACCTCATTTGGGCACAGCGCCTTGTCGACGTTGCCCCCAAGCCTCGAGCGATCACGTCCTCAACTCAAGCCATGCTGGCTCAAAGCCAAGCCTTGGACGCCGCCGTAGCGGGGCAGGACGGGCTTGTTTGCACGGTAGGGAAGCATTGGGTCATTGACAAAGACCTCGCGGCTCATCCGGGCAAGGCGGAGAACTACGGCTGGCACTTCCACGGCTCGAGCTTTCAAGGGATCACCGGAGAGGTTTGCGCCTCCCTCATGAAGGGTCCCAACGGCGCCTACGTCCGGCTCATCCAAGGACGCGGGTGGGCGCATGATATGAGCCACGTTGACTACAGCCAGAATTGCGTGCTTGTCGCCAAGCAATGCTGGGTTGACGGCGCTTTGATGAACCTCTCGGACGTCTTGACCAACCCCGACCTTGCCGCCCTGGCAAGCCACAACGGGGTCACGACGATCCTTCGGCAGCCCGGGGTCGACACACTTGAATCCATCGAGTACGACCTCGTAGCCTTCCCCGAGGGCCTTGCGCTCTCGTCACCCCCTGACGGATTCCCGCAATGGGTTCTGGACCTTCTCGGCACTTCATGTTGACCGTAGCCTAGTGGTAAGGCGTCTTGACTTTGAACCATGCCCGTGCCACTCTTCGTTCATGCATCAACGTTATACGCGGGCGCGTCTTGAAGAGGCTGTGGCTCAAAGCACTTGTTGGGCTGACGTTTGCAGGTACTTCGGTAGGGCACAATCCGGAGGATCCCGAAACCACATTCAGCGGCGTGTCCGTGAGGAGAACATCTCAACGTGCCATTTTGTTGGGGACGGGCGCGGAATGCATTGGGCTAAAGGGGTAGCTCCGCCGAATCGTAAGGCAGCGAAAGACCTTTTGTGCCGTGACGTGGGAAGGAAACGCCCCCCACAAGCCCAACGGCTTCGACGCGCCTTGACGGAGCTGGGTGTTCCCTATATCTGCTCGAAGTGCGGTAGCCCACCCATGTGGCAAGGTACCCCTTTACTGTTACAGATTGATCACCGAAACGGTAACCGTACGGACAATCGTCCTGAAAATCTTCGGTTCATGTGCCCTAATTGTCATTCTCAAACGGACAACTGGGGCCGAAAAAGTACTTGTGGTGGCGGTAGCTCAAAGGAAGAGCTTTAGGTTGTGGCCCTAAAGATGGGAGTTCGATTCTCCTCCGTCACACCGGGTTCGATTCCCGTCGGTCGACCCTATCGTTCTTCTTAAGCAATCCCTTCTGAAGGCCCTCGTAGTTCAGCGGACAGAACTCCCCTCTCCTAAAGGGGGTGCCAGAGGTTCGACTCCTCTCGAGGGCGCCTAAAGCGCCTCACGGAGGTTCGAATCCTCCTGGGGGTGCCATCCGGTGTAGAGATACATGCCCCTGCTGCCGGACGGAACCGGCGTCGGAAAACGGAACCGAAGGCTTAAACGCTATGGCATGACGAAAGTCGACAAGTAGGGTACGGTTGCGGATGCACCGAACAACGCCTCCCCTGGTAACAGGGTGGACCTAGCCGCAAATTGCCGTTGTAGGGAAGCGCGTTTACCAACCGAACGTCGAGCCCCTGGTAATGCTTGGGTTCATGACTTGTGCGGGTTCGACTCCCGCCAGGGGCGCTATCCGGTGTAGACGATCGGCATGCCCATTTACTCAAACTTCGACTTGATGCTTCGAGACATGGTGGGCTACATCCGAACCACGGGGACGGAGATTCTTGCTTCGGACGATCCCAGGCGACAGCTTATCGGTTTCACCGCTTTGATTGGCGAATACCGATGGGAGATTCCGATGCACGCCATGATGGGGACAACGTCCTTGGACACCAGTGTGCTTCGAACTTCCGCTGGTCGGATGGCTTTGATTCACGCCTTGGCGGTTCAGGCGCGTGAGGGTGTAATACCTGATGCCTCTTACGTGAGCCCACATGAGCAGTTCCAACGAACGTGGAATGCTAACGCAGCTCCCCTTCAGCTTGACATTGACACCCCAGAGGAAGAGAAGCCCGCTGAGGAGTCTGGTCGGACGGCATTTGATAGGCTTCTCGACGACGATAACATGGAGCCATAGGGGAGAGGCTGTCCCCGTCTGCCTGTCACGCAGAAGATCGCGGGTTCAAATCCCGTTGGTTCCGCCACGATGAATGCTGCTGGGATTACACTATCCACCCTGGATGTCGCGGGTTCAAGTCCCGTCGCTCGGCCTAGCCGGGTGTGGACCAGATGGTAGGTCGCCAGGCCAAAACGAATCTCTGCGCGTCTTGTCATCGTGACTATAGAGGTGTACGCATCTGGTGAGGCGATCCGGCTGTCTACCGGACGAGGCGGGTTCGATTCCCGTCACCTCTGCCGACGAATGATCGGTGGACTACACTACCAAGGGGTTCCAACCCCGGCGCCTTGTGGGGGCAGATCCCACCGTGTTCTGCTTGCGGAGCACGACCGGCATTTAGAAGGGCGCCATACGTCTACCAACCCTTGTCGTCACGGTTTGCGGAGTGGAGCAGTCTGGCAGCTCGTCAGCCCCATAAGCTGAAGGTCGGTGGTTCGAATCCACCCTCCGCTTCTATGCTTGCCTGCGTCGATGTTCACTACTTGCCGAACGACGAAGCTCGGGCAGCCTGCATCATCTTTCCGGATCCTGCGACCGACGTTGTTGCTTGGTCCGGCACGGTGATGGTTCAAGGCGTCGCCCCGTACGTCCCGGGGGCCTTCTATCAGCGAGAGCTGCCTTGCCTCAAGGCGATCCTCGCGAGGGCACCGGACTTCGATACGATCTTCGTGGATAGCTACGTCAACCTCGGCTCCAAGCCTGGGATGGGGCAGTACTTGTACGACCTCTATGGGGGCCGCATCGCGGTCATAGGGGTCGCCAAGACGCTCTTCGCGGGCGCACCCTCAGCGGTTGTATCACGCAACGGGGCGAGCCCCTTGTATGTGACGGCCGCTGGAAAATCCCTTGCGGAGGCTGTGCGAATTGTGACGAGTATGCACGGTCCCTACCGCCTTCCGACACTTCTCAAGCGCGTTGACTCCCTGTGTCGCGGGCTTGGGCAACCGTAGGAGATCACCATGCTGTTCTGGAGGTACACTCCACCCTAGCCTCCTTTCTACCAAGAAAGGAGGTGCCCATGTGCAAATGGTGTGAACGGGCATCTGAGCTACTTGGTCGGCCCTACATGTGCCGACCTTGCTGGCGTCGGATGTACCGCAACAAGAAGCGGGCAAAGTGACGACTTGGCCGGTGTGCGCACAACCCTGGCCACCAAGAACATAGCAACGAGGCGCACTTCGTTGCTCATGGGGCCTTAGCTCACTTGGGAGAGCACAAGACTGGCAGTCTTGGGAAGGGGGTTCGAATCCCCCAGGCTCCACCATCTCCTTGTAATTGCGTTTGGTTATGCACAACGTCCAGCGTTACGGATGGCAACCGGACATCCCAGATTCGCGTGACCGGCTTCACATGGTAGCACGGAGCGTCCTTCGGGCACTTCCGAATACCGTCGACCTCACCGCAGGGTTCCCTGGTGTTTATGACCAGGGGGACCTCGGGTCTTGCACCGCCAATGCTATCGGCAGCGCCGTCATCTTCGACATCATGTCCCAAGGGCTGCCCGGCTTCATGCCTTGTCGGCTTCAGATCTACTACGACGAGCGCGTCATTGAGCACACGATCAAGACGGATGCTGGCGCGCAGATTCGTGACGGGATCAAGGTCATTGCGAAGAATGGTGTGGCCCCCGAAGATCTCTGGCCGTATGACATCGCCAAGTTTGCGAAGAAGCCTCCTCAGAAGGTCTACGACGCCGCGATCAAGCACAAGGCGGTTCAGTACGAGCGTGTTGCACGCACCGAGGCTCAGCTATGCGGGGCACTTGCAGGCGGACACCCTGTTGTCTTCGGATTCTCGGTCTACGATAGCTTCGAGAGCGATCGGGTGGCGAAGACGGGCATTGTCAACATGCCCAAGAAGACAGAGAGCCTACTTGGTGGGCACGCGGTTGTCGCGGTCGGGTACAATAAGAAGACTCGGCGCTTTCTCATCCGCAATTCTTGGGGGATTGGATGGGGAAAGAAGGGGTACTTCACGATGCCGTTCGACTACCTCTTGGATTCTAACCTCTCCGATGACTTCTGGGTCATCAAGGTTGTGTCTTGATAGCACGTGCCGGAGACACCTCCGGCAGAATGGGGCTTTAGTTCACCCGGGAGAACGCGACCCTCGCACGGTCGAGAAAGGGGTTCGAATCCCCTAAGCTCCACTATGGGCTTGTAGGTCAAGGGGAGACCGGCTGGTTTGCACCCAGCAAATCCGGGTTCGATTCCCGGCTTGTCCACTGACACCTTGGTGCCGCGTCGCTTGCACGGCGACCTGTGTAAGAGCCCCCGAAGGGCCGCTTCTCGGTGTCTACTGTTTGGGGCCGTAGCTCACATGGCGGGAGCAACCACCGGAATGATCAACCGGGCGGAAGGGGAAAGGTTCAATTCCTTTCGGCTCCACCGAAGATGGCCGCAAGTTCACGGTCGGAAACGCCCACGTTGTTGGGCGCCGTAGGCTTGCCGATGTCAATTGCTTCGATCGCGCGGGCCTCTTCCTCGGAGAGCCCCATACCATCAAGCTGCTCAAAGCGCGCCTGACGACGGCAATCAAGAAACACACGGGTCGCAATCTTGCTTTGCTTGACCCCAAAGTAGCTGGATAGGAAGTGTAGGAACCGCTCGAAGTCCTCCATGAACGCGATGCATTCAGATTCTGGCGCGCCCGTTTGGATTCGAAGCTCTCTAGCTTGCTTGAGCAAACCCTTGTGCATGATAAGACCTTGCAAGTCGTTCCCTAAGTCTACACCGTCCAGGTGTAGGAGAGGTGGTCATGTCGCGCATACCTAGACGCAAAAGCCGCAAAATCACTGTTGATGGCAAGCCCTATAGGTGGCTCCTTAAGGGCGGGCGGTCAAGGTATCGCGGCAACAGCGCGGCGTGTTTGACGCTTGTCGTTCAAGAGGACGCTGAGAAGCCTGGCGACCCGATCGTCGCGGACTTCGTGTCCATGCGGCTCACGGCGGATATGGACGAGAACTACGGGCCGCCGCACAAGGCGACCTTCTCCCCCGGCGACGTCGCCAAGGCGATCCGGAAGGCCCTCCAAGAGGGTTGGGAGCCGAGCGTGTCAACGGGCAAGGTGTTCGTCTACAAGGTCGACTTCTCCTTGAGTGACTACGCCTTCGAACTTCCCAAGGAGAAGCCCCGCCCCCGGGACTACTTCGATAAGCTCCTCGGTGACTTTTTCTAGCAATGCTGGTCTAGCCCTCGTGGGAAGGCAACGCCATGGTAAGGCGACGAGATGGGTTCGACTCCCATGACCAGCTCCAATGAGACGTCCATACGGGACGTGTGGGTCTCAGGGTAACGGCTCCTTCGCCTTTTCAGCTTGGCGTTCAGGGCCGTCTGAACACGTCGCTGGTGCGTGACCCTGCCAGCCGCTATCGAACCTTGTTGCACCTGTAATCGAACCGTGGTAGGGTTCGATTATGACCAGAGGTGTTACACAGTCCGCCTTGCAAGAAGAAGCTGTCCGGCTTAGAGTTGAGGAGCGTAAATCCCTCAAGGAGATTCAAGCCTTGTTGGGTGTATCCTTGGGTTCTTTGAGCCCGTGGCTCAAGCCTTACCCGTTAACAGACGCAGAGATCCGCCAACGCCACACCCTCAAAAATCAAGCACGCATCGGCACGACCTGTGCTCGAACTCGAGATGTTCGAGGGGAGCCCTCCCGATTCTGGTCGGTAGCACAGGGCTTGTCTTCTCAACAGATGGCTCGCTTGGGTGAGGCCGCGATTCAATTTCGTTTGACTTTGCACGGATTTCGATCGTTCAGATCAAGCTTTGATGGTGACAGGGTCGACTTCTTGGTGTTGGAGGGGGCAAACGCGCTCCGAATCCAGGTCAAGTGTGTTCATGCGAGCCCGAAGGGGCTACCATCTATAAGTCTTTGCCGTACAAAGGGCCACAATGTACGGGTACGTTACATGCCAGATGAGATTGACTTCATCGTAGGGTACTGGGCGTACAATGACACTGCTTACGTGTACAGCTTGTCTGAACTTGGGCAAAGTGTGGCCAAGGTTGTCACCGCCGATGGTGCAGAGCGTTGGGATAAATTGCGGGTGTAGCTCAAAGGCTGAGCGGAAGAGTGCCAATCTTCATGTGTGGGTTCAATTCCCATCACCCGCTCCGGAAGTTGAGGATACAGGCGTCGCTGCGATCAGCCCTCAAGCCGAAAGGTACGCCGTTTTGCGGGTGTCGCCCCATGGTGGGGCACTTGGCTTCCAACCAAGCACCAGCGAGTTCGATTCTCGTCACCCGCTCCGGCTTCGTCCCGTCTTGCCTGCCCTCGAAAAGCAGGCCGCCAAACTCTCGTAAGGGATAAGGGCGCGGGGCGCGGCGAATAATGTGTCCCGTGTTTGCTCGTCCGAAGCGTAGTAGAACGGCCTACGCAGGCAGCACGGGGTTCATGCAAAGGTCAGGGACTCATCGCCGATCCTTGCGCGCGTCCGAAGAGCTGTGAAGCGGCCAGCTACGCGCAAGGGTGCCCGGGAGCAAGGCCCGGCTGATCTTTGAGAGCCTCCCGTCGCCCTCGATGCCCCTTGGGGTTAGGCAGGGCACCGCGTTGTCGATAAGGCTTCACCGGATGGGAGGATCGTTTGCGAGCTAAGCCTCAGCGGCGGGGCACTTGGCTTCCAACCAAGCATTGACGGGTTCGACTCCCGTAGCTCGCTCCGGTCTGTGGCGGAACGGAAGACGCGCCACGAAAAGCGGTTGGTGGTCAGCCATGATGGGCTGGCGCCCAATGGGGATCCGAGGAAACCTGGCGGGGTGCTGCCCAGGCCAGGAGATCCGGTGAACTAGTGCCAGGTTCGCGGATGCACCGGACAGGGTCTGAGAAGGTTCTGTAGGGAAGCGCGCTTTTCCCAACAGGCACAGGGCGTTCTGCGGGTTCGAATCCCGCCAGGCCGATATGCGGGTGTCGCCTCAAGGTGAGGTCCCTGGTTCCCATCCAGGCTCAGGCGGGTTCGATTCCCGTCACCCGCTCCCATAGCCCTCCTTTACGCCTCTCTCAACAGAGGCCCCTCGATGACTTTTCACTGGACCGAACGTTATGCCACCGGCATCCCAAGGGTCGACGCACAGCATCAAACCCTGATTCGCATCATCAATGAGGTTTTCGAGATCCTGTGCAGCGATAATCCCGAGGAGATCGATGCTTCTCTCGTGAAGCTCGGTGACTACATCACCGAACACTTCGCATTGGAGGAGGCGTACATGGTGGAGACGGCCTATCCGGAGCATGCTGAGCACAAGGAGGCTCATGCTTCATTCGCGGCGCGTATTGCGGACCTCCGCGAGGGATGTGCCAGCAAGAGGGTCGTAGCCCTTCGGGCGGGCTTCATGCTCAGTGAGTGGCTACAAGATCATCTCCTCAAGGAAGACAAGCACTTGTTCGCGCACGTCAAGCGTGTGCGGTGAATGGCGTGGTGGTCGAATGGTAAGGCACCGGTCTGCAAAACCGTGATTCGCGGGTTCGATTCCCGCCCACGCCTCGACGGTCGATGGATGCGCTGGTTCCTGGTGAAGGGCTCAGCACCACCCGTAAGCGAGATGTAGTGGCTCAACGGCCCCGCCTCGACCGTACCAATGCCCTCGTAGCCTAGTGGAAAGGCCGCCGTCTTCTAAGCGGCTTGACGTGGGTTCGATTCCTACCGGGGGCGCTACTCGTAGTATTGCGCGAAGAATTGGCAGAGGGTGCTTGGTGACTTAGAGGTCTCGGTGCCGTCTGCAAGGATCACCTTCCACCAAGCAGCGTCACCCGTCGCGGTCCAAAAGCAGTTGGATACAGACGTGTCGCGTGAGAAGTAAGTTCTCTCGAAAGCGTAGAAGGGCTGCCCGTCCTCGCATTGCGTCATGGTGATCGGCTGGGTTTGCACCATGAGCTTTCTCAGGTCAGTCAAGGTGGGCAGGACAGCGTGTGGGTTCAAGTTCTCCGCCGCAGTGTGCGTGAGGATCTGGGTTCCGTCAGACCCACACGCATCGGTGGGCATGTAGACCATACCGTCGATCGTGACGCTTTGTGTTCCGCCGCACGCAGCGCCTGGCACTTGCGTTATCGTGATGATCTTCTGAATGAAGGGGTCAGGGTTGTAGACGCATCGGCAGATTCCCTCGCCTGTACATCCGAAGTTGCATAACCCGCCCGAGACCCAATGGCCCCCGCTACACTGCTGGGGCAGTACGGGTGTGAGGCACCGGCGAGCCCCCTCGATGCACCCTGCGTCAGCCTCTTGGGCCGCGTCGGTTCCAGATTCGACCTGTGTGTCTGGCTGCGCATCAACGCTTGTCTCAGCTTCAGGGCTTGCATCAACGCTTGCCTCGGGTTGCGCTTCAGGGCTTGCATCAACGCTTGCCTCGGGTTGGGGTTCCGGCCCGGCTTCGGGTTGAGGCTCAGGTTGAGCGTCAACGCCTGTCTCGGGTTGCGCGTCGGTCCCTGTATCGGGCTGAGCATCAGGTTCGACGACGTCAGGCTGGGCATCTTGCCCCGCGTCTGGTGTTACGTCAGGCTGGGCATCTTGCCCCGCGTCTGGTGTTACGTCAGGTTCGATTGCGTCGGGTTGAGCATCGGGAGAAGCGTCGGGGCTTGCTTCGACCCCCGTATCCAGCTTTGAGGCGTCCGTTCGCACATCCTCCCCTGCATCTCCTTGGGTTGCGTCCAAGGATGCCCCTGCGGTTGTGAATTCTTCGCCACCGCATCCTGCGAGGATGACGGCTGCGGTCATCAAGAGTCCCAACGATGTGCGCTTCATAGCTTTCTCCTACGGCTACAATGCCGCTACACCGTTTCGATCAACATTTTTCTACCCTCATAGCCTAGTGGACGAGGCACGACCCTCCGAAGGTCGCAACAGAGGTTCGAATCCTCTTGAGGGTGCCATACCCCCATAGCCTAGTGGACGTTTGCGTTTCCTTTTATCCGTTGGGCTACGGTATGCCTACATGTAAACAATGTCAGCAGACCTTTCCCAACTACGTGATGGTCGAAGGTGCCTTGCGGAATCTTTGCAACCGACACTACTGCCTACAGTGTTCGCCCTTCAAGATGCGCTCAAAGAACACCCGTGACATCCCGGCGTCCAAGCGGTGTCCCCGGTGTACCGAGGAACTCCCAGAAGAAGCCTTCGGGCGTCGAAAGGGGAGTCATCGCAACGGTCGTCTGATGCCCTATTGCAAGCGTTGCACCGCGCAAGAGGGCATCGAACGTCAACGACGTCTCAAGCAGCTCTGTGTGACCTACAAAGGCGGGCAGTGTTGTCGTTGTGGTTATTCGAAGTCCTTGGCCGCGTTGGATTTTCACCACCGGGACCCTACGCAAAAGGACTTCAGCATCTCACGCTACGGTCTGACCTCTTGGTCGGCTCAACTTCAATCCGAGCTTGATAAATGCGAGCTTCTTTGTGCTAATTGTCATCGTGAAGCTCACGATGCCTACATGCCCCCATAGCGTAATGGATCACGCGCCTGACTACGGATCAGGTCCATGGAGGTTCGAATCCTCCTGGGGGTGCTACTTGCCCTTGTTCTGACGGAATGCAGACGCGAGCCTACGAAGCTCGACGTACCAGGTTCGACTCCTGGCAGGGGCGCTGCGGGAACGGAGCGACGGACGGCTCGCAGGGCTCATAACCCTGTGCCCCAGGGTCAGGCAGGTTCAATTCCTGCTCCCGCTACTACTATCCCGGTGATCAAGGATGTCGGGGGCTTTCATACGGCCCACCGCGAGGGTTCGAGATCCCTCCACCGGGACCATTGGGGTGTCGTTCAAAGGTAGGACAGCAGGCTTTGAACCTGTGAATGGGGGTTCGATTCCCTCCGCCCCAGCTACGACTCCTCTGGTGTAGCAGATCTGTTATGAAGATGGGGGCTAGACACTGCGACTGCATCCGAGGCGAAGTATGCTGTGAACGTATGGCGACCCTTCTACGCAACCTTCACGTAGCCTATTGCGCGGGGGTGACACGGGGGGATTGGCGGGATTTCGACCGTCTTCGCCGTGAGATGGAGCAGCATTACCAGGGTTCTTGCAGATTGCGCGACGCGCCAGATGGCCAGGCGCCGGTCTTACAAGCCGGTTAAACAGGGTTCGATTCCCTGGTCGCGCACCGTTGACTTGGCGTCCCGGATGGGGCAGAATAACCCCTGCTGTGACGCCAACACCGGCATGTGGCGAAACGGCAGCCGCGCCAGGTTTAGGCCCTGGTGGGGTACATCCCCGTGTGGGTTCGACTCCCTCCATGCCGACTCTTGTTCGACCATGAACAACAAACATACTCTTCAGATGCTTCGTGATTCGTGCTTGTCTCTTGGCAGAATCGTTACCCCGCAGGCCAAGGTCCTCAACATCGAGATCTTCGATGACAATGGTAAGTTCGCGGCGGTCCTGATGACTTCGAAGAGCGACATCGAGGTAGGGAGCGGTGACTCTGAACGTGCCGCGACCTACCACCTCATGACCCGGCTCTGCCAGCGGGTCCTCAAGCTGTAACGACGCGTGGCGAAAAGGCAGACGCGGCGGGCTTAAAACCTGCTGTCCCTTGTGGGCGTGAGGGTTCAACCCCCTCCGCGTCGACCGTGGGTCCGTAGTTCAATCGGTGAGAACCCTCGGCTCATAACCGAGCACGTGTCGGTTCGAATCCGACCGGCCCTACCATTCGGTGTAGACGACACCATGTTCTCCTCCTCCTATCGGGCACCCTCATCGGACAACTTCCCGATAATCATGGGCGTGATTCTCTTCATCGTCTTGATTCTAGGGCTTATCTTTCTTCCAATGGCTTACCTTGACAACGGCGTGGCGCTTCGCGCGGCGGAGACGTCAGGCTACACGGATGCCCGTGTGCTTGACTCGCACTACTTCTTCTCGTCGATGTATGGGTGCTCGAAGGGGGACGACGCTGCTTTTGACGTTGCGGCCAAGAATCCCCAGGGGAAGCCGGTCCAGATTGTCGTTTGCGCAGGTTGGCCCTTCAAGGGCGCGACCGTGAGGGTAAAGTAAAGATGCCAAGCTACGACTATGAGTGCGAAGCCTGCGGGCACCATTGGGAAGCAATGCAGGGGATCAAGGAAGAGCCCCTCAAGGAGTGCCCGGAGTGTAAGGCCGAAAAGGCCAAGCGACTCATCAGCGGCGGAAGCTCCTTCATCCTCAAGGGCGCTGGTTGGGCGGTTGACGGCTACAGCCGTTAGCAAGCGGTCGGCGTCTCGTCATCATCGAAATCTCTGGCCTTGCTAATGCGTTCCGCCTCAAGGAGCGCTGCGAAGACGTCCCCCTCGTCAATGAGGTGTGGGACGCCCGTCGCGATGAACTCCACAAGATCACGGACCTCATCAATGGACTCATGGCCTGTACGGATCACCTCGAGAATGAAGTCGGGGCCTCGCTTGGCAAGCCCAGGGTGGTCCGCCAGAAATGCGGCCAGGTCCATGATGAAGCGTGTTTTCTGTGTCATACAAACCAGCCGGTGTATAAAGAGATCATGCCCAACCTGATCTTTCTCGGTGTGCCTGACCCGACTAACCGGATACCCGTGATGCGTGCTCTTCGAGAGGTCTACGGGTTTGGGCTCGCGCAAGCCAAGCGCGTCGTGATGGATAGTGAGCTGCCTCATGAGCTTCCGGAGCTACCCGTCAATGCTGCCACAGACGCTTACATGAAGCTCACAGCGGCAGGGGCTAAGCTCGGGCCGTTCGAAGTGGAGGAAAAGCCTGACACGGACCCCAAGGACTTCTTTGAGCGTCTTGACGAAGACCTGTTTTGACATGCGGGGCGAGATAGCTGGTGAAATCACTAGCTCGACAAGCTAGCCCAGGTGGGTTCGATCCCCACGCCCCGTACTAGAGGATCCCGTACATCTTGAGGATGTGCCCGAAGCCAAGGGCGTTGCCATCCTCGATCTGGAGCTTGAGATCCAACGTGAGCGTACTGCCTTCCGAGAGCGTCATGGGAGGCAGGTCCCGTCTGTACAGACGGATGCCGTCCGTCTTCTGTGTCCACAAGGCGACTCCCGTGAGGCTCAAGATGGGTCCCATCGCTTCAATGGTCAAGGCAATGCCTTCTGGTGTGGTTTGGATCCGGCACGGGATGCGCGCCTTGTCGGGGATCTCTACGTCATTCGACATCCAGCCAGCCCACATGACGCCATACTCAGGACCTTCGGGCTCCTCCCGGGGGCCTTGTAGCGCAAGCCAATCTTCGTTGAAGTCCATGCTAGGACCTACACCAAGGATGGTGTAGACACAGGCTATGCCATTCCCACCGTTTCCTGACGCCATTCGATTCTACGCTGCCCGGGATAGCTACGGGTGCTTCTCGAACTTCTCGAGGGACCCTGTGACGATCTACGGCTACACGTGGGCGACCAGTGAACACGCCTTCCAGGCGATGAAGAGCCTTGACCCTGCCATCCAAAAGGCAATCCGTGAGAAGTCATCGCCGGGCCAGGCCGCTCTGATGGGGCGAAGCATCCCCTTGAGGTCGGATTGGGACAACATCGTAACGGGCTCAACGCTCGGGCTTGTCCCTAGCGTTCGCGTCAAGGACGAGATCATGTACGAGGTTGTCCTTGCCAAGTTCCAGCAGAACCCCAAGGCGCTGGCGACGCTCTTGTCAACGGGCGATAGTATGATCATCGAAGCGGCCGTGTCGGACCCTTATTGGGGCGAGGGCTGCTCGAAGAATGGCCTCAACAAGCTCGGACAGATCCTCATGGTCGTCCGGAAGCAACTTCGAGGTTGATCACCGGAGCGGTCCGGTGTAGTAACAGCATGAACGGGGTCGACAGGTTTCGATCTTGAAGGAGTAAGAGTACTTGCGTGCAGGCGGAGCCACCCGAACCGCCTTAACCAAACGGATGGAAAAGAAACGCGAACGATAACGCGATTGCTTACGAGGCGAAGGCCGCGTGAGCCACTGGCGGGCAAGATAGTCCTGGTAGCCCACAAGCCGGTGTCAACCCACAAGGGCTGGTCCCAAGCAAGGCGCTCTGTCAGTAGCATGGGATGAGATTACAGGCAGACGAGCCGATTCGAAAGTTGGCTAGCCCGCCGCAGGGCGATAACCTAAGCGGACACGCACGTGGATGAAGGTCCTTGAGCACTTTGAGAGACCCGGGTTCGATTCCCGGCGACTCCACAGGGAAGACTGGCGGCATGGGATACCTAGCGCGCATGACGATTCGTCGGAACAGCACGCCGCAACTTTGAAATCAAGTCTTCGGACAGCGATGTCCGGGGTGGTGGAGGCAACGCCCGGAATGGTTCCAGGCCGCGCCCCTAGAGGTGACGATCTTACCCCTGTCCCCACAGATGGTCGTCACCTCTTGTTTTTTGCCGATGTGGCGTAACTAGGCAGCCGCGCCAGCTTCAAACTCTGGTGATCCTCGAGGTCGTGTGGGTTCGATTCCCACCATCGGCACTACGCCTTGCACACCTGTAGCTTCATGCTACAGGTCTTGGATGCTGCCAAATAGCCCTCTTCGTGTGTGCTCCGTGTGCGGTGATCCAAAAGACCCCTCCGATTTCTCTCGGAACGGGCAATACGTCCGGACATACTGCAAATCCTGTCAGTGGGCTAAGGCCAAGCCTCCTCGACAGCAGAAGCGTCAGACCACAGGTTATGTAGACCTCATCTGTTCCAAGTGTAAGCAGCCATTTCGTCGTCTTCTTGTGTACCATGAGCGCAATCTACAGAGGGGGGATGGCGCTGTCTACTGTAGTCCGAAATGCTTTCCTCGTAATCCGAAGAAGGTCGACGATATGTCACCGTTTGTGGCTTGGGTGTGTCGGCTACGTGCTCGTTGCCGGAATCGTGGTCTAGCCTTTGATTTGACGCCGGAATCCTTGAGAGACGTGTGGGATGCTCAAGGTGGGGTTTGCCCGTTTACAGGATGGGATCTTCAACTCTTTCCTGGGGGGCACAACCGGCGTGGTCCCACGCAACCGGATCAAGCTAGTGTCGATCGTATTGACCAAGCCTCTGGTTATGTTGTGGGTAATATCCGTTTCATTTCGCTCATTGCTAATCTAGCTCGTAGCGAGTGGTCCGACGCTGATGTTCTACGGTTTTGTAGGGCAACGGTCGCACTGAAAGGAGGTACGTTATGCCGTTGACTTTAGTGCTCACACCCTACATGACCGCGCTTAGGGTGGTTTCCTGGGAGACCGCTGTGTGCCTTGTGTACACCGGCAAGGTCGAAGTCCTGGAGGAGTACGATGAGGTCATCCGTAGCCCGTCACATGAGATGAAGGTTCCGTGCGTTGTCCGGCTCAAGAAGGCCGTCTCGCAGATCAAGAAGGGCGTGAAGTTCAGCAGGGTCAACGTCATGACCCGCGACGGCTTCCGCTGCCAGTACTGCGGAGATCGCTTGCCCATGAGCAAGCTCAACTACGACCACGTGATTCCTCGTTCACAGGGCGGCAAGACCGTGTGGGAGAACATCGTCACAGCCTGCTACTCTTGCAACGATCGAAAGGCTGGGCGGACCCCCGCACAGGCGGGCATGACGCTCCTGCGGGCGCCTTACCGGCCAAAGACACTCCCCCTCACCGGCCCTAACCTCGTCTTCCCCGGAGCCCCTGAAGTCTGGGGGTTCTACCTTGGCGAGAAAATGTCGGCGATCGGTTGACGCGTGGCCCCGGCTTGACGGGGCATCATCGGGGTAAAGGCTTGTTGGTAAGCCGCCTGCCGAACCCCTAATTCACTTATGCTTAGCGCTGGTGAAAAGGAGTTCGTTATGCCCCGCGCAAGAAAGTCAGAGCAGAAGGAGGAGGCCCTCCGCCTTCGGGTGGAGGGGCGCCTTTCCCTGAAGGAGATCTTGAAAACCGTCAGGGTTTCGCCGAGCACCTTGAGCGTGTGGCTCCGGGATCACCCTCTTACCGAAGAAGAGCAGCGCGCTAAGATGTCAACCGTTGCCTCACGCAACACTGGTAGACATTGGCGACTAGCTTCGAAGGACTGCTCACCACAGTTGGGTGCACATACAAACGCTCCTGCGGATGTATGCCTCCGGTCGGCTGCGGTCGGTATTGCCATCGACTGGTTCTCGTCTCGCGGTTATGTCCCCAGCCTTCCGCTAGACCAGAGCCCTTACGACTTGGTCGTCGAGAGTGACGACGGCCTGAAGCGTGTGCAGATCAAGAGCACCAATCGAAAGGATCGTGGCGGTCGCTGGTCAGTAGACATCTGTAGGCACGTCTACGCGCCAGATCGTCATGTGAACAGTTCAGGGAAACGTCGTCGGGAGGCGTACCAGACGGTGGACGTTGATTTAATCTTCATCGTCACGGGATCTCGCGACGTCTACCTGATTCCTTTGGATGCGATCCGGGGTAAGCATACGCTGTCCCTTGATCGATCCTACACTGCCTACCACCGGGGTGTAGCTTAGTTCGGCAAAAGCGCGCGGTTCGGGACCGCGAGAACGTCAGTTCAAATCTGACTACCCCGACCACCTGCCTTGAGAGCGGGAAGACAGAGAGGAATGCCACGGGGACTCGGACGCCCTTGGCGGAGCTTGTGCGGCTAGCGCGGCAACACGAAAGCTCTTCGGTCACGTCGTGGCGGTTGCCGAGACCGTTGCGACGCTTGCCGATCCTCCCCGCTCTCAGGGCAGGTCTTTTGGAAGGCGTTCTCGGGACGGCACCCGAGCCGGTTTGGAAAGCCGGTGCCCGCAAGGGTAAAGGTTCGACTCCTTCGTCTTCCGCTGGTGTAGTGTAGGGCATCCCCGATCGTCGGCATCTTGCCAACGTCGGTTTTGCAGCGGATTCGCTGTAAGGAGCCTCTCATGCCGTTCCAGAGTATCGCAAATCCCAGCACCGTTCCAAACGACCCCCAGAAGATTGTTGCCTACGTCATGCCCGATCGCGGAGCAGGGCACAAGTTCTTGGTTCTTCGTCGAACCGTCAAGAATGCCAAAGGGCGCTACGTGACGGGGGACGAAGTGCTCAAGGTGGGGCTTTTCTACCCAACCGCCATCGCAAGCACGCGGGACGACTTGGCTTTGATACTCGGTAGGGCCATCCTATCTGAGGCTGGGATTCCGTAGGTATCATTTTTGTTGCAGGCCCCCCCACCCTGGTGTAGACGTGGGGGCGTGGGACGTCGCCTTCATGGTTGGTCCCCGTACCGCTGACCGCGCCGCAAGGTTTGGGGAAGCGGAGGACGCTCGCTAGGAAGCCGTTGATTTGAGACCCCCGTCCAGGGTCTGCATCGCGGGGAACCGATCGATCCGTTTTACGGAGGAAATCATGAAGCTCGTAGCTCGTCTCACTCGCGAATCGTACCGTTTTGACCAAGAGAACACCGGCCACCTCGTCGTTTCCCTCGAGGCCCCTGCGCAGGCGCAAGCACGCCCCCGTATCTGCATCCTCCCCGTCGTTGACATTTCCGGGTCCATGCACGGGTCCAAGCTCGACTACGCCAAGCGCTCCATCACCAAGCTCATCGACCACCTCGGCCCCGGGGACTACGCCGGGCTGGTCACCTTCGAATCTGAGGTCCGCACCCACGTTCGCCCGGTGGAGATCACCGAGGCTACCAAGAACCGCCTTCGAACAGAAGTGAGCAAGCTCCACTCTATGGGCGGGACCAACTTCGCCGGGGGCCTCCTTGAGGCGATCGACGTCATCAAGAAGCTGGACCTCCCCAACGGTGTGCTCCTTCGCGTCATCATGTTCACGGATGGGCAGGCGAATGAAGGCATCGCGACCAAGCCCGAGGAACTCCTCAAGCTCCTCAAGGCCAACATGGGTCGTGTCACCGTCTCCGCCTTCGGCTACGGTGACGGCGGAGGGATCGACCAGGACTTTCTCAATGCCTTCGCGACCGAGGGCAAAGGCAACTACGCCTACATCAAGGACCCCGACGCGGCCCTTACGGCCTTCGGGCGTGAGCTTGGGGGCCTCCTGAGCACCTACGCGACCGACCTCGTCCTCGAGATCAAGCCTCTTGCGGGGCACCAGATCACCGAGGTCGTATCCGACGTCGACGTTGAAGAAGCCGTCACGGGCGAAGTCACCATCAAGGTTTCGGACATCCTCGCCCAGGAGACCCGCAACATCGTCCTCGATGTCAAGCTCGCTGAGCAGAAGCAAGCCCTCCCCCGTCCGGTCAACCTCTTCGAGGTCAACTTGACCTATGCCAAGCTCGGCGAGAATGCCACCAAGGATACAGCTACGGCGGATGTGAAGGTCAAGGCTCAATTCGTCAAGAACGGTGAAGAGTCAGCAAGTGACCGTGACCTCGACCAGATCGTCGCTTTGGCGCAGCTTGCCAAGGCCCAAACCGAGGCCGAGGAGCTTGCCAAGGCTGGCAACTACGGCGCGGCGCAAGGTGTCCTTCGGAGCATGGCGGCCCATGCCAATGGCCTTGGATTCGCTAACATCGGGCTCCAGGCAAGCCGCCTCGAGGCACGTGTAGCCGACGCGGGGACCTACGCGAAGAGCGCGGGGTACCTCAACACAAGCCGCCGCGCCATGACTCGTGCGGTTGGTGTGGCTTGCTACGACGCCTCGGCAAGCGAGGACATCGCAGAGCTTGGGCTCGTGTCAAGCAATTCCCTTCAGGAATCCTTGGTGGAGTCCTTCACGTCGAACACAGTCCAACCGGACGCGGAGCCTGCCCCCTGGCTTTCATCTGGTGGTGATGCCCCCAGTGTGTTCCAACCAGCGGTCGTGACTCCACCGGAAGCGCCATCCCCGGAAGAGGCCCCGGTGAAGAAGAGCCTCACGAAGAAGCGATCCACCCCTCGGTGGTAAGATGAACGGAGCCCCTTCGGGGGCTCCCCTTGGAGGATACGGCTCAAGGTGAGCAAGCTGGCTTGAAACCAGTCGCACCGGGTGGTCCCCGGTGGTGGTTCGATTCCGCTATCCTCCTCCAGGACTAGGGTAAGGGAGAACCCCCTGAGCAGGGTACCCGGCAAGCTCTCCCCCATGGAAGCTGAACCTGATAGGGTCAGGCGCTGCCTCGAAAGCAGATGGCACCCGCAAGGGTGTGGGTTTCGAGTACTCCGGCTTCCGCTGATCCCCTTATACGATGGCATGTGCATCGCCATGAACATCGCTCAAAGGGTCGCCGCCCGTTATGCCGCTGAGCTTGCCCGCCGCCAGGCCGTCAAGGAGAAGGGCTTCTGGGTGAGCAATACGAAGATCGGTGAGAAGTCCAAGAGGACCAAGCTCAAGGCCACCACGTTGGAGGAGGCCAAGAAGGAGGCCCTGAAGATGGAGAAGCCTGAGAAGGGCAAGACCATCGCCATCTGGACAAGTCCCGATCCCCGGCCAGGAGAGCATGCTACCGCCTCCTACTATGCCGCGCATTCTAAGTGGCTCGATGGCTGATCTGGTGTAGATCAGCCTTGATGCTTTCCCTGGAAGATGAATCGGCCACACGGCGTCACTACCACAACAACACACAATAGAGTCTTGGATCCTGAAAAGTTCAAGAACGTACTCAACCTTCGAGGTTCAGAATTTCACTTCACACCTTGGAGGCACTAGTCGGAGAGGTTCCGACGCCCGCCTGCTAAGCGGGTCATCGCGAAAGCGGTGCTGGTTCGACTCCAGGTGCCTCCGCTATCCGCTGATCCGGTGTAGGTGCTACCCGTCAACATGGACATCAGGAAACCACGCCCTCTTCGTTCAACGGTAGAACCGCTGCTTTGTAACCAGCAAATGTGGGTTCGATTCCCACAGAGGGCTCCGTAATGCTCGCTCCCCTGTCGGAAATGACCGCCTGGTCTCTTGAAGAGGCTAGGGCGGCTCTTCTCAAGGCTCTCCCAACCGGGTGGGCTTTCAGCATACTACATCGAAACCCCTTCCGCGCCGTCATCAAGGACGGAGACGCCGTGGTTTGGACAGGGGACAACTATGAGGAGCGTCTCCTCATTCTCGATGCCTACGGTTACATGGCAACAAGACAGGCCCCGGAGCCGACGTTTGGCCCGTGGGTTCCGCGCAGGGCTGAGCTGACGTCTGAGGTCGTCTTGAGTCACGCAATGACTCCGGATCCCCCCGACATCGACCCGGCCGAGCTTGCGGTAGCGTATTCAATTGGAGGATCAGATGACGATTAGATTCAGCTCAGATGCACGTAAGCGGCTGCTGTCAGGCGTGAATACATTGGCCGACGCCGTTGCGGTGACTCTCGGCCCTCGCGGGCGCAACGTGTGTCTTGCGAAAACCTTCGGAGGACCCCTCATCACCAAGGACGGCGTGAGCGTCGCCAAGGAGATCGAGCTGGAGGATCGCTACGAGAATATGGGCTGCCTCTTGGTTCGTGAGGTCGCCTCCAAGACCTCCGACGATGCCGGGGACGGAACCACAACGGCGACCGTCTTGGCCCGCGACCTTTGCGTCGAGGGTATGCGCCTTGTGGAAGCCGGGCTGGCCCCCGTCGCCCTCAAGCGCGGCATGGACAAGGCCGGAGCTTGGCTCGTCGAGCAGATCTACAGCATCAGCTTGCCCATCAAAACCCAGCAGGATATCGAGAACATCGCTACGGTTTCCGCCAATGGTGACCGTGAGATCGGCAAGGTCATCGCCGAGGCCGTTGCCAAGGTTGGGCGAGACGGTGTCGTGAACATTGAGGACGGGAAGGGTACGAATACGGTCCTCGAGGCCACGGACGGTATGAAGATCGATCGCGGCTGGTTCAACCCTGTCTTCTGCCTCGATGGTGAGCGCCAGGAGACGGTCCTCGAAAACCCCTTCATCCTCGTCATGGAGACCCCGCTCACGGCGTGCCGCCCCATGGTGAACCTTCTCAACGCTGTGGTGGAGAGCCAGCGACCTTTGCTCATCATCGCCCCTGACTTCGGGGGTGAGGCGTTGCCCCTATTCGCCCAGAACCTTCAGCACAAGATCCTCACGGCCATTCTCGTGAAGGCCCCTGGGTTCGGGCACAATCAGGAAGCGCTCCTTCAGGACATCGCTACTCTGGTCGGCGCGACCCTGGTGACCCCCAAGACCGGCGTGACTCTCGACGAGGTCACCTTGGAGCAGCTTGGGTCGGCCCGCACGGTCCGTGTGACGGCGCAGAACACGACGATCGTCGACGGAGGCGGGAAGCAGGAAGATATCGACGAGCGCATCCGCATGATCAAGGCGGAGATCGCCCGGAGCGGGTCGGAATTCGACAACGACAAGATGCGTGAGCGTATGGGCAAGCTCCTTGGCGGCGTGTGTGTCATCAAGGTCGGCGCTCACAGCGAGGTTGCAGTCAAGGAGCTGAAGGCCCGCATGGAGGACGCCCTCTACGCGACTCAAGCCTCCATTGACGAAGGCGTGGTTCCTGGCGGCGGTGCCTCCTACCTCAAGGCGGCCTGGCGTGTCGGCAACATGCTTGATGCTTGCCTTGGTGGTGACTTGGAAGACCCTCCCGGCCCCATGCCGGTGGGTGACGAGGAGTTGGCAGGCTTCCGCCTCGTCCTTCGGGCATGTGCCGCCCCCATGGTTCGCATCTTGGATAACGCTGGGGAGAAGGGCGAGGTTTGGGTTGAGCGCCTGGACGCAGCTTGCAATGACGATGACGGCGACATCGGCCTTGGCATCGACGCCACGGACGTCAAGATCAAGAACCTCTTCGAGGCGGGGATCGTAGACCCGACCAAGGTCGCCAGGTGCGCCATCACCAACGCCATTTCGGCGGTCGGGACGCTCCTGACAACCGAGGCGGTCATCTCGAAAGGAAAAGTCGTCGATCCTGGTTGATCGCTGAATCGCTCCGGCATAGCAGGGTTGTAACACGGAGCGACGACGGCGATACGGTCGGGCCGGGGTAGGCAAACCAAGGATGCAGACCCCGGGGGCTCGCAAGAGCAGCGGCGGCAGGAATTCCAAGGCTCCCCCCGGGGTGATAAGCCCGGGTAGCGCAGACGGCGAAACGGTCGGGATTCCCAGCCAAAAAGGGGGCCACCGTCAGGGCTTGAAACTGGGGGCGACGACAGCCAAAGGTCGGGGTGAATGACAACCACAAAGGTCTAACGTGACGCGGACGGAAATCGAGGCGGGCTCACCAGGAGACACCTTGGAGGCGACGACAGCCAAAAGGTCGGGTTGCAGGCCGGGATTCGAAAGAGTCACCGGCCTGCCTCGTTTCTATTCATGCCCGAGCTTTGTCGATGGACGCACGCTTGGCAAGCATAGCAGGGCATCGCCCGCACCGGCTCCTCAAGAAGGATCTCCCAGAGGTCGCCAAGGCTCTTGCCATGTTCCCCGACGTTCAAGTCAGCCGCGACATCCGTGGAGGCGTGGAGTACGTTCACCTCATCGGGATAGGCGTAGACGTGCTGGTCATGGCCGAAGATTGGGCGCTGATCTTCCCCTTGATCCAGGCGGGCTTTTTCAATGATGCCATCTACCCAGCCGCTTTGCGAGGCGTGCTTCAACCAGCCCTCGGTGTAGATCCAAGTTCCGAGGGCTCCTACCGCTACCCACTTTACCAGCGGACGCTTTTGAAGCTTCAGGAGCTTTTCCCACAGGACTACCCTGTGCCCAAATTGTAGGAGATGTAGATCATGCCTATTGACCCGCGCGGAACCCGGCCCGGTTTGGCTTCGAATGAGCCCGTCAAGGAGCAGACCTTCAACATCCGGTGTCGCAACGAGAAATGTGACAGCATCACTGCACGTGACGTAACGCCAGCCACCGTGACTCATGCGAAGCGCTACCAATGCACCAAGTGTGGATTCACGTGGGGCGTGCAAACGGGCGGCGCCTTCATGGTCTTTTGAGTCATGCCAGGCTTGATGACGTGCCCCCGGTGTAGGAAGCACCTGGCGCCTAGCGGACAAGAGCCGCATCGATTCATCTGTTCCGGCTGCGGCCAGAACTACTTTGTGGTCATGCAGCTTGTAGAGGTCGAACCTCTACATCCGTTAGCGCTGCCGGAGGCCGTGGATGTTGAGCAATGTGCAGGGTCAGGACTTAGCAATCCAGTATCTCCAACGAATGGCCGAGGATAAGTACTCCTCACCATTGCTACTCGTGGGGGATGACGGTGTAGGCAAGCGGTTCTCCGTTCAATGCCTGGCGCGGCAGATGTTCTGCAACGGCACGCACGACGATACCTGTGACTGCCTACACTGTACGCAGCTCAAGCATAGCGTCCACGCGGATTTCGTCACGGTAGCCCCCGAAAACGACAAGGACATCGGGATTGACGCTGCTCGTCAAGTCATCTCGTTGTGCTCGACGTATCCGTCAATCGCGAAGGCTCGTCTCATCTTCATTGATGGCGCGGAGCGGTTCACCGTTCCGGCAGCGAATGCCATTTTGAAGACGCTGGAAGAGCCTCCGAGATCCATCCGCTTCATCCTCGCAACCACCTCCGTGGACCGTGTACTACCTACGATCCGTTCACGGTGCGGGATGGTGCGCTATCAGCGCCTTTCGGAAGCGCTCGTACTCTCGATGCTTAGCAAGTTCGAATCGAACCCGGTTAAGGCCCTTGTGTACGCGCGTCTTGCTGATGGCTCTGCTGGTCAAGCTGTCAAGCTATGGGGCGCCGGACGGTTGCGCCTTCGTGACCGCGTCGTCTCGTTGTTGAAGACCTCTCTAACCCGTGACCTTATCGGGATATTCACCTCGATCGACGAGCTTGAAAAAGACAAGCTCCTACCTCTAGGGCTTCGCTTTTTTCTCACGGTAATTCACGACATTTTTCTCGTAGAGGCTGCCCCGGATCGTCTTGTGAACGTTGACCTAGTGGAGGATCTGAGAGCCTTGCGAAGTCGCCTTCGAAAAGACACCCTGGAGCAGTTGTGGAGCGGCCTACGTTCGCTGCACATTCAGCAGCAGACGTCCAGCATCAGCCTCCCATTCCATTTGAAGACCCTGTTGGCTAGGACCTTTGTTTGAGGGAAGCCATGGCAGAGAAGCGAGCATCCCTGTCTCCATTCACAGTCTCCTACGGGGCCGAGGGCTACTTCCTTGACCAGGACCTTGCCCTCGCCAGATCCTGGCCCGATCGATACATCGTTCTTCTTGACGGAGAGGACGTAAGCCCCTCCGAGCTGGTGAGCATTTGCGAATCCAACACCTTCGATGGATCTGATCGCCTCGTCATCCTTGATAATGCGCACAAGGTCAAGGGAGACAAGGTCCTCAAGGCGTACGTTGACGAGAAGGATCCGGCCGACGTGTCGGTCATTCTAGTCGCCATCTGCCGGTCCGACACCCTTCCCGATATCTGGGCGGCGGCGGCCAAAAAGGGGCGGCTCGTTGAGCACAAGAAGCTCAAGACCTGGGACAACAACAACGAAGTCATCAAGTGGATCCCATCCGAAGCCAAACGTAGGGGGATCACCTTGGACAAGGACGTCCCAGAGATGCTCTACAAGTTCGTGGGCAACGACCTCCACAAGATTGCCAACGAACTCCAAAAGCTAGCCATCTTCGTAGGGAAGGGTGGCAAGGCAACCGTCGCGCAGTTGAAGGTCGTGGCCGTGCCCGTGCTTCCTGCGGACCCCTACCAGGTCGTCGAGGCAGCACTACGCAAAGACCGGGGCGCGGCCATGAACGCGCTCTCCTTCCTCTACCGGAGCATGGGTGACGAAGCCAATGTCATCCTGACCGTCTCTCTCATGCGGCAGATCGAGAAGCTCGTGATCGCCCGACAGCTCTTCGATAAGAAGATGCCCGAGGACGAGATCGCAAGCGCCATCGAGATGCACGCCTACCGCTTCCGCAACTTCTTCCTCCCCGTCATCAAGCAACATAGCCTCGCCTCACTGCTGCAACACATGGAACGCCTATGTAGATTGGAATCAGATGTAAAAGGCGCGGCCAAGTCGAAGAGAACGCTCGTCGAGTTGGCTGTCCTATCGATCACTCAATGAGGAGAGCAGGTCTTCATGCAGGTCGTACAAATCCCCAGCCAGTCACGCTTCCGGCTGACTGAATCCTTCTTGGCCCCCTACCGCGCCAAGAAGGACCCGTTCCGAACCCTCCTTGCACGCTCGTCGTACCTCACGAAGTACTGCCGTGGTGAGGAGACGTGGACGGACACTATTCGCCGGGTTGTTGAGGGAAACGCCTCCCTCGTGTCGAATGTATCGCTCGCCGAGGTGGAGGCGCTATTCCATCTCTTCTGGTCGGGGCAAGCCTTGCCCCCCGGCCGAAGCCTGTGGGTTGGTGGCATCGACGGGATCCCCGCTGACGCCCGCTACAATTGCTGGTTCACAACGCTCCGTGGGATTGATGACTGGTGCTGGGCCGCCAATCAGCTCATGCTCGGCGGTGGCGTGGGGATCGGCCTCACCGAGATCTCCAATATCCAAGGCGTCTCGGCAACACCCTCACGATTCGCGATCTGGTGCAAGGCAGATCACGCCAATATCGAAGAGGTCAAGCCTGAAGGCAAGTCGTTCCTCAACGGTTCAACCCCTGTTTTCGTCGTGGAGGACTCCCGAGAGGGCTGGGTGGAAGCGCTCCGTGTGACGCTGCGGGCAGCCTTCGGCGGTTACGATCAGATCGTGGACGTCAGCAACGTCCGCCGTCGTGGTCTTCCAATCCGTACCTTCGGAGGCATTGCCTGTGGCCCCGGCCCCTTGGCGAATCTCTTGCGGGCAGCTTGGACCATCGTCCGTGGCGCCGCAGGGCGAAAGCTCACAAGCGTTGAGTGCCTCGACGTGACCAATCACATCGGGCTCTGCATCAAGAGCGGCAACGTTCGCCGTTCCGCCCTCATCGCCCTTGGCGACGTGCATGACCGATCCTTCAGGGATGCGAAGAAGGATTGGGAGGCCGTGAAGTCACACCGGCACACGTCGAACAACTCGATCGTCTTCAAGACCTTCCAGGACATTGAAGCCTTCGATTGGCAAAGCCTCGTGGATGACGTTTCGGAATTCGGGGAGCCTGGCATCGCCAACATGGCCCTCGTGTGGAAGACCGACCCCGATGCCCGTGGCGTCAACCCTTGCGGCGAGCAGTTCCTCGAGGATCGTGAATCCTGCAACCTCTCGGAGATGTTCCCCGCCAATTTCGAGGACACCACGGACCCCTCTGTGGCCTTCCAGCTCTTGACCCGCTACACCCTCCGCCAACGTATGACCCCCCTCCTTGACCCACAGAGCCATGCTGTAGGCCAGAAGAACATGCGCCTCGGCGTCAGCCTTGGAGGCATCTGCGATTTCGATTGGTCCCCTTCCTTGCTAGCCTCTTGGTTCAAGATCGTGCGCGGTGCAGCCAACGACTATGCCGACGAGCTGCATGTAGCCCGCCCGAAGACCGTGACGACCGTGAAGCCCTCCGGAACCATCTCCCTGCTCAATGGTTCCAGCCCCGGTATCCACGCCCCCTTCGCCCCGTACTACATCCGCCGCATCCGCCTCGCCAAGAACGACCCGATGTTCTTCCCGCTCTATGAAGCGGGCGTTCCCTATGACGAGTGCATCTACGACAAGACCGGCAACACTTGGGTCCTCGCCTTCCCCATGAAGGCCCGCCACACCCGCGTGACCGTTCAGAGCCAAACCCTTCGTGACCAATTCGAACGCCAAGCCCTCGTTCAAGAACACTGGGCAGATAATGCGGTCTCTTCTACCGTGACTTTCACGGATGAGGAGCGTAAGGTTTTGGCGGCTCATCTCAAGGAGTACGTGCCGCGCCTCAAGTCAACCTCGGTCCTCCCCCGGAGCCACGGCTATGCCCAGGCGCCTTATGAGGAGATCGATGAGTCGACTTACAACGTGATGATGTCCAAGATCAATCACGATGCGGCGCTCATCCATGGGGGAGACCTTATGGACGATGGTGGTGACTGCGCCGGTGGCGTTTGCCCCGTTAGGTGAAACATGGACTTCGGATACCTCATCGAGGGGGTCGTTGAACAGGATCCCCTCACCGATCGCTACGTCATCAAGGTCGACAAAGGTGACGGAACCGTCGCCCAATTCGACATTCAGGAGGCCCTTGCCCGTTACAAAGGGCAGGAGGTCCGGCTTACCCTCGCCTCTTTCTCCGACATTAATGCCCTGGCTGCTATGGTGGAACAGGGCACAATCAGCCTAGAAGAGGCTAAGATCGGCAAAAGTTGATCCTTCGGCCGGTGTAGCATACATCGACCATGGACAAGCCTACACGCATCCGCGAACTCTCTGACCTCATCAAAACACACCGAGATGCCTACTACAACCCGGAGGCACCTCTCCCCCCAAACTTCAAAGTCGTCCCAGACGACGTCTATGACGCGTGGGTCGACGAGCTGTCTGAGCTTGAGGCTGACAATGACGCCGTGACGGCCATTGGAGCGGTCCCCACCGGATCCTGGCCCAAGGTCAACCACCCCGTCCCTATGGGATCTCTGAACAAGGTCAACACCGAAGAGGAGATGAAGGGCTGGGTTCAGGATGTATCCCGCGCCACCGTGCGCTACGAGCCCCTTTTGGTTTCCGAGAAACTTGACGGCATCAGCCTCCGCCTTCACTACGAGAAGGGTAAGCTGACGCAAGCGGCAACACGCGGCGATGGTACCGTAGGCGAGGACATCACCCCGAACGTCCTCAAGATGCAGGGCGTCCTCCTCAAGGTTCCTGAGCGGTTCACAGGGGAAATTCGTGGCGAGATCATCCTATTCCGAGATGACCTCAAGGAGTACTTTCCGGACAAGGCAAACACTCGCAACACAGCAAGCGGGGTCTCGAAGCGTCTTGACGGCGTGGGCTGTGAGCACCTCCACGTGCTCGTCTACAAGATCGTGGAAGGCTTGGATCTCAAGAGCGAATCCGAGGTTTTCGAGAAGCTGATCACCTGGGGATTCAAGACGCCCAATTGGTACCTCACAGCCATGACTCCGGGGATCAAGACGCCCCAGGACCTCTGGTCCGAATACCAGCAGGGGCGCCGTGACTCGCTCCCCTACGATATCGACGGGCTCGTGGTGGCCGTCAACGACGTGGCCCACCAGCTCGGCCTTGGCGAGAGCGATATGCGCCCCAAGGGAGCTGTGGCCTACAAGTTCCAACCTGTTACCCGTGAATCAACCCTCCGCCAGATCGAATGGCAGGTCGGCAATACCGGGCGCATCACGCCGGTGGCGATCTTCGACGCGGTCAACCTTCTTGGGACGACCGTAACGAACGCCAGCCTCTACAACTACGCCTACATTGAGAAGCTCAAGCTCGACATTGGCGCCAAGATTCTCGTTGCTCGAGCCAACGACGTCATCCCTCGGGTCGTCTTGGTTCTCCAAGAGACCGGGACCATTGCCCAACCTCCGGCACGGTGCCCCGTGTGCGGGGCCGAGCTGACCAGGATGGGCAAGTACATCGTGTGTCCCAACAAGAGCGCTTGTCCGGCCCAAGCCGAGGGGAGAATCAAGCAGTGGATCGCTGAGCAAGGGATCCTCGAATGGGGCGGGACCTTGGTCAAGAAGGTGGTGACCAGCGGGCTCGTCAAGAGCGTCCCCGACCTCTATCGCTTGACCCACGCCCAGCTTTCAGGTCTTGAACGTATGGGATCACGAAGCGCCGAGGTCGCCTTGACCAACCTCGACCCCTCCCGTGAGGTCCCTTTGGAGCGCTTCCTCGGCGGCCTTGCCATCCCCAATTGCGCAACGTCAACGGTCCGGCTCATCATGGACGCCGGATTCGATACACTCGACAAGATTCAGGGAATGTCCGTCAACGACCTCATGAAGATCGACGGGATCGGGCAGGTCAAAGCCGAGAGCCTCTTCTATTGGCTCAAAGCCAACAAGGCCCTCCTTGATGATCTCCAGACGGTCGTCAAGCTCAAGGCGAAGATCCTGGGGTCCTTCACTGGCAAGAGCGTCTGCTTCACCGGGACCATGGTTCACAAACGGGCCGAGCTTGAAGCGATGGTCGTCAACGCCGGGGGTGTCGTCAAGGGCAACGTTGGCAAGGGCCTCTCTTTCCTTGTCATCGCGGACCCCAATTCGACAACCAGCAAGGCCGTCGCCGCCCGCAAAAACGGCACGCGGTGTATCAGCGAAGAAGAATTCCTAGCTATGGTTAAGCCCTGATCATGAGTTCAATATGGGGACGGGTTCAATCCGTCATCTACGCCAAAGAGGACTTCTACATCCTCGCCTTCGAGGTTGAGTCATCGGACCCCGCCGTTAGCGACCGCATCGTCAAGGCCCGGGGCTACCTACATGGACTTGTGCAAGTGCGTGCGGGTAGCCCCATCCGTCTTGACGGGGAGTGGGTGAACCACGCCAAGTTCGGGCGGCAGCTTGCCATCAAGGGGTGGGACGTGTGGGCCACGCATCCCACCGAGATGTCCATCTTCCTACAGACTTGTGTGAGCGGATTCCTTGACGCCGACGTGCGCTCCGCCCTCATCCAAACCTACAACATGGACACCTTTGAGGCCCTAAACGACCCCGACAAGGTCCTCACGGAGGTGACTGGCGTAGCGCGTGACCGGCTGGAACAGGCGCTCTTGGGATGGGCGCACATGAAGACCGCCCGCGACCTTTCTGCCGTCTTGCGGAACGATGGACTTAGCGCCAGCGTTATCCGCGACATCTTGAACACCTTCGGCTCTGATGCCGGTAAGGTCATCAAGGAGAACCCCTACCGCCTGATGGAAATCCCCCGGATGGACTTCGACGTGGCGGATCGCCTGGCTCACAACATGGGGATCAAGTATGAGGACCCACGTCGGGTTGGCGGCGCGATACTTTGGGCGCTGCGTGAACAGAGCCGTAACGGGCACCTCTACTTGCCCCGCGCGGACATCCCCTCGGCGGTTGCTGCTTTGGCCTACACGACAGGGCAAAAGCCACCAGATACCGCATTCGACGTGGCTATCCAAACGCTCTGCACGAATGACGCCGCGATCTACGTCCCCGGTGCGGGTCTCTATCCCCACGACCTCTATCGCTATGAGCAGGAATCCGCACGGTTGCTTGTATCCGGGATGACGCCCGTCCAGCTTGACGTGGATGTCGAAGTGTTTCTTTCCGAGTATGAGCGCGGACACAAGATCACCCTTTCGGATTCCCAACGCGACGCCGTTCGGATACTGCTGAACAACCGTGTCCTTGTACTCACAGGGCTGCCTGGGACCGGCAAGACCACGGTGGTTCGGACGATCGTCAAGCTCTTTGAGAGCGCCAAGCTCAATCTCCTCTTGCTTGCACCGACGGGGATTGCTGCCAAGCGTTTGGCCCACGTTGCGGGGCATCGAGCCTCGACCATACATCGGGCGCTAAAGTACGACGGTGACAACTGGGGGCACCACGAGGGCGACAAGCTGATCGTTGACGCCGTGGTGGTTGACGAGATGTCCATGGTGGACATGGAGCTGATGTATCGCCTCCTGTCCGCCTTGAAGACGGGCACGATTCTCGTGTTCGTCGGGGACGACGCCCAGCTCCCAAGCGTAGGCCCCGGATCCGTTTTGCGTGAGCTGGTCACCTGCACCGCGCTTCCCCGGGTACGCCTAACGCAGATCTTCCGGCAAAGTGAGCGGTCCGATATCGTCCTCAACTCTCACCGTATCAATCGCGGTGAGCGCTTGCCTCTTGAGGAGAAACGCCCGGAGTCAGAGTTCCGGTTCCTGCACATGCTCGATGAAGACCTCATCGTTGACTTGATCGTGCAGATGGCCGTCAAGCTCAAGAGCCGCAACGCCAACTTCCAGGTCTTGAGCCCCAAGTATGATGGGGTTGCTGGCGTCAACAATCTCAATGAGCGCTTGCGTGAGGCCCTCAACCCTTCGGACGGTCAGCGTGAGGTGAAGTGGGGCGACCTGTCCGCCCGAATTGGCGACCGCCTCATGGTCGTGCAGAATGACTACAAGAAGAACGTCTACAACGGTGACGTGGGCAAGCTCGTCGGCATCGAGCATGACGAGCTGCTTGTACGCATCCACGAGGCGGGGATAGACGGGACCGACATGCTTGTGCGCTTCCCCAAGGACGATGCCGCGAAGCTCCGCCTAGCCTACGCCGTCACGGTCCACAAATGCCAAGGGCTCGAATTCGACACGATCGTTCTTCCTATCGTCAAGACCCATGGAAGGATGCTCCAGCGCAACCTGCTCTACACGGCGGTCACGCGGGCGCGCAGTAAGGTATGGATCCTCGGGGAAGAAGACGCCGTCTACAAGGCGGTTGCCAACGACAAGGTGCTCCTGCGCAACACGCGCCTATCCGATAGCATTCTGGCCATCCTCAATGAGGGCTCGGTGTAGGACGATCGCAGGAGAACACCGATGGCTGATACCCGAAACCCCTTCGACGATTTGCCCCCAGAACAGCGCGAACACTTGCGTGCAATCAACCGCTCTTTGCAGTATGAGAAGCTCACCGTGAGCTTCTCGATCGAAGGGCGTGACTTGAATGGCAACAAGAAGTCCGCCTTCTATTGCGTCACGGCGTCCCGTGGTCACGGAGGCGAAACGTCGCAGCTTGGAACGGCCTCCGGCGAATCCGTAGCCTACAACGACGTGGACGCAAAGCTCGCACATTGCCTCGTCAGTAAGCACGTCGTGACGGAGACCTACTTGGATGCCGTTCGGCGAGGGATCCTCTCCGCAGGTTCAGCCAAGGAGGAGATGGTCCCCATCCTTCGGGGTTACGACGATCGAATCGTGAAGCTACTTCAAGGTAAGGACAATGGATAACGAACGCGCACAAGCGATCTACACGGAGCTTGAGGGGTACGTGATTCGGCTGGATGCCGATCCGGCCTCGCTTGGGCCTAAGTACCTGAACAACCAGATCTGCGTCTGCCGTAACTACCTGAACGCGGTCTCCCATATCATCCAGGAGATCGCCCGGGAGCGTCGCACCCTGACCCTCAGCCTTCAAGCTGAAGAGGCCGCGTATGGGGTGGAGAGCGCCGACCTGCTTGCCAACGATCAGCGCATCCGGACCCTCCCCAACATCGAGGACCGTAAGGCGACCATCCAAGTTCTCCTCCGAGACCGGTCCCGGCGAATCAACGAGCTGAAGGGCGAGATCCTCAACCTTGACTTCGTGGACAAGGTCACGCGACATCGTCACCACGAGCTTCGGGACACGATGGCCGAGATCAAGGCCCAGCGAAGCCTCATTCGTGACGAGATCGACACCAAGTCCTTCTACGGGGATGAGACTCCGGACAAGCGGGGGACCGGGGATCGCGGCAAGGGGAGCGTGCTTGGAATTGATGAAGAGGAGCTGACGTCCCTGTTCGATGATTCCCTCGTTGTTGCGCCGGAGCCCGCCAAGGAAGAGCCCCCGGCACCTCCTACCGATGTCGCTCCGGAGCCCAGCCCTGAGCCCGTTGTAGCGGCAGCACCGCCCCCACCCGTTGCGGCTGAATCCAAGGGTGAGCCAACGAACACGCTATGCCCTGTTTGTAGCGGGCCACAATTCCGGACGCCGAGCGGCGTGACGTGCCCCGAGGGGCACGGTGGGTGTGACGAGGGTCAGCAAGTGTCGCAGCCGCTCCCGAAGGGGCAGCAGGCATTGGATGACCTTGACCTCGAGCAGATCAACGACTTTCTGGATTCCCCCACGGACGTCCCCAAAGCCAAGAAAGACGAAGAAGAAATAGACTTCGAGTCGATTTTAGGCTCTGTCTGACCCCGTGTTGGTGTAGTATGTCCGTGAGCATACCGAGGACGAACGACAGCCCTGTGTGATGGCTCCTTTGAAACCTAGTCCGTTACCTCTCGCCCGTCCTAGTCCTCGGTGTGCTCGCTAACAGGATGCCCTGACTCACAACGATCAACTTTAATGTGCGTCTGGGGCATTGTTTCCACAGGAGAAGTACCATGGCTGAACACGATCCCTTTGCAACCCAGTATGACGACCTTGACGAAGACATCGGTCTTGATCCCGAGGATCGCGCCCAAGTACGGTCCAACAAGCAGGACTGGTACAAGGCCGAAAAGGACCGCGTTGACCGCGTCGCCCTCGTGTACTTCAACACGATCGACGTGACGGCGGCCCGTATCGCCAAGCGCAAGAACGCGAACATCACCAAGGAAGAGCTGGCCGAGGCTGGTCGCAAGGCTATCGAGGCGGTAGCGGCGAAGCTGGGCAAGCCGGTGGATGCGCTCACGGCCATCGAACGGCTGAACCTGAGCGACGTGCGCTTCAAGAAGCTCCTGGCGCACTACCAGGAGGGCTTGGGTTACGTCATCAGCCGCCTGGGTATGGACGGCGTGGAGGCCGATGAGGCGTGGAAGCGCCTTGAGGCCCCCAAGCAGCACTTCACCACGCTGCTCCTGGTGTACCCCACGACCCGTGAGGGTGAGATCATCAAGGAGAAGCTGGCGACGGGGTGGAAGCTCCTGCCTTGGCGGTTCAGCCCGGATCGCTACCAGCAGATCTGCAAGCGGAATGTGGCCCTGGTTGAGAACGGCATCACGATCGCGAGCCAAGACCTCCTGATCGAATGCAAGGACACCAAGTTCCAGAACGTCACGATCGACGCCCTGGGGCCTGCCATCTACCGCAAGAACCCCAAGTTCCAGGAGATGGTCCTGACCAAGGCGGTCGAGCTGTATGACAAGCTCAACCCCTTCCGCGAGATGACCTCTTCTGATCTCCGGATCAAGCTCGGCCTCGGTGGCGGCGGATCCGCCAGCGTCGGCGCCGAAGACTTCGGCGACATCCTCAACAACGTCTAGCCCAGGAGGAGGGGGCGGGCAACCGCCCCCTTTACCCTTCATGATCACCCTGGGACTAGATCCGTCTCTCACGGGATTTGGCTGGTGCGTTCACAACTCCTCGGTCGTAGGACCCGCCAGAATACTTGCCCGGGGCCATTGGGCGACACCCACCCACAACGCCTTCGTCACGCGCTACATGGATTCAAGAGACAACCTCTTGGCCCTGTGTGACCGCTTCCCTATCGTGGAGGCCGTTGCGGTGGAAAGCCCGCCCTTTGGTGAGCTTTGGTCAGAGGGTCTCTACGGCTTGTTCTTGTACGTCAATGAGGCCCTCTACATCAAGCGCAAGAACGTGGTCTACTTTGACCCTAAGACCTTGAAGTCTCTCGTGAAGATGGACCCCAAGGTGGTCAAAGGAACCATGGACAAGGGCGAGATGGTTCGCTTTGCTATGGCAGATGCCAACCTCACCAAGCCCATCAACCACAATGAGGCTGACGCCTATCACCTCGCCCGTTTCGCGGCCCGCTTTTGGGAGTACCACGACGGCGTTTTGACGGACGATGACCTCACACCCGCCGAGCTACACACCTTCGCCCGCACCCACACCTACCAGAGGGGGGCAAAGGCCGGGACGACTACCCGGCGCGGTGTAGTGTTCCGCGAGAACGATAGGTTCTTCCGCTACTCTCTCCTTGGAGATCACGATGGCTAAGAAAGACAAGCCCGCTGCAAGTCCCACTTCTGAGATCGCGGCACGTGCCGCCGCCGTTATTTTGAAGACCACAGGCCAGAAGCCTCTGGAGCCTTCCTACTCTACTATGCCGCACGTCCCCTCGGGATCAACCCTTGTTAACCTTCTCATCGGTGGATCCCCCGCCCAGGACGGGCACGGCTGTGTGTGCCCCGGCTATCCCCGCAAGCGCATCACCGAGATCTACGGCCCTGAATCCTCGGGTAAGACGACGATGGCCCTGGCAGCCATCGCGGATTGCCAACGCCGTGGAGGGCTCGCGATGTTCCTCGACTTCGAACACGCGCTCCATCACGGCTATGCCAAAACCATTGGCGTTGACTTCGCCCAGGACAAGCTCCTGTACTTCCAGCCCGATACGATGGAAGAGGGCCTCAAGATGCTCTACGTCGCCATTGCAACCGGCGTCGACCTTGTGGTGGTTGACTCCGTGGCGGCCATGGTCCCCAAGACGGAGCTTGAGAAGAAGATCGACGACAACGCCAAGCTCGGCGCCCTCGCCAAGGCTATGAGCGAGATCCTTCCCAAGATGGTCATCTGGCTCACCAAGCCCGTCGAGAACCACCCCGAATGCCTGGGAACGGCCGTCATCTTCCTCAACCAGACCCGCGCAGCAATCAACACGGGCGGCTACGGCGGCGGTGGTGGTGACAACGAGAACACCTCGGGCGGCAAGGCGCTCAAGTTCTACGCCTACCTACGGCTCCGGATCAGCCGTATCCGTTCTGACTACATCGAGAAGATGGATCCCTTCACCGGCAAGAAGAAGCGCATCCCGGTGGGCAACCTTGTCCAGGTCAAGGTCGTCAAGAACAAGGCTGACGCCAAGCAAGGCCACGGCGGTGAGGTCTTCATCCGCTACGGCTTCGGGCTTGACGACTACCTCTCCTTGATCGAGGCTGGCGTCACCCGCAAGATCATCGGAAAGAGCGGGGCCTCGTTGGAATTCAACGGCGAGAAGTTCGTGGGCAAGGAGAAGTTCCGAGCCTTCCTCATGGGCAATCCCACCGCGACGGAGGCCATCAAGCAGAAGATCTACGAGTCGATTCTCGATAGCGTCCCCAAGGCGGCTGTCATTGACGATGAAGACTCCATCATGAGTGACATGAAGGGTGCTCTCGGGGATGACGATACCTTCGATGCCGAAGAGGACACAGACACCGAGAACGTTGAAGAGGGTAGTGACGAAGGCAGCGACGAAGGCGGCGAATGATTCGCATCGAGATTCGCAACTTCCAGTCGATTGAGCACGCGGCCATCCAGGTCCAAGGCTTCACGGCCCTGGTTGGCCGCAGCAATATCGGCAAGAGCGCCATCGTGAGGGCGGTCGAATACGCCCTCACGGGCGCCTCTGGGACGAATTTCGTCCGCCATGGTCCGACCTGCGCCAGGCGAATCAAGGGCAAGACTTGCAAGTGCTTCGCCTCGGTTCACATCGTCGGGCAGGGTTTCGACCTTCTTTGGGAAAAGGGCGACGGCGTCAATCGTTACGTGTACAACGGTAAAGACTACGAAGCCATCTCCCGAGGGTTTCCGGAGTTTCTTAACCCTGACTTCACGCCCATCAAGGCCGGGGACGTCCATACGATGCTCCAGGTGGCCCCTCAATGGGACCCCCTGTTCTTGCTCAATGCTACCGGGGGCACGGTGGCGGACGTCCTATCGGACATCGCTTGCCTTGACCGGATCAACGTTGCCATGCGGCTCAGCGAGAAGGACCGCAAGGCGGACATGGCCACCCTCAAGGTCAGGCAAGCCGACGCAGCCCGCTACCAAGACGCGCTGCGGGGCTACCAAGGGCTCGACACGGCCCTTGCATCCAAGGACGCAGTAGAGGGTCGCCTCAAGGAGATCGAGCTTGCGGACAGCCGTGTCGTGAACCTACAAGGGTTCCAGCAGAGCTACATGGCTTTGACGACGGACATCCAGCGGCTTGACGGGATCTCTGACGTGGTGGTTCCTGAAACCGCCCCCGTCATCTCGCGAGTCCGATCCCTGGTGAAAGTCAGCGGATTCAAAACAAGTCTTGAGGAGAAGACCCGCGCCGTGGATACGCTCACACCCGTCACGGATGTGGTGATCCCCGAGGTGGAACCCTTGAAGGCCAAGCTGGATCTGGCGCGGAAGCTGGAAGGCTGGATGACCCGCGTCAAGACCCTCAAGGCCGCGCTACAACTATGGCTGGACACGCGCAACACGCCGGTGCCCTCCCTCGAGGCATTGACGGCCAAGGCAGAGGCCGCCAAGACCGTCCGTGACCTCGCAGGGCGTCTGGCCGCGCTTGAGGGCGCCGTCGCCTCCCTCGACGCTCAATACCAGGCCGTCTTGGAAGAGGAACGGTGTATTCAAGAAGAGATCCGCCAACTTGGAGCTTGTCCCGTGTGCGATAGGCCCTTCCACGAAGGACACGACCATCCATGAGATTTCTATTCAGGACGGACGTCCATGCATCGGACCATACGCCTGCCTCATGGAAGGGCGACTACCTTGCGGAGATCGTAAACGACCTGGAGCAGATCTTCGCTCTTGCGAGGGCTCGTGGGGTTCGAGCGATCCTTGACGGGGGCGACTTCTTTCATGTCAAGGCGGCGACACGTAACAGCCACGCCCTTGTTCAGCAGATGATCCGGATGCATCGCTCTTGCGCCAGCCCGGTCTATGCGATCGAGGGCAACCACGACATTGCCTACAATAACCTTGATTCAGTCATCCGACAGCCTATCGGCGTCATGTTCGCCTCCGGGGCTTTCAACCAGCTCCGCAATGAGGTCTTCGAAGAGGATGGCCTTCGCATCAGGGTCGTAGGGGTGCCGTATGACTCCGGTCTCTCCTTGGATACCTTGAGGGCGATCCGCAAGCAACCGGGAGACACCTACCTCATCGTCTTGGCACACTGCCTTGCGTCCTCAAACCCGAGCGCCACGACGGAGGAGCTATTTGGCGAGCCCGTCTTCCGCTATTCCGACCTCATGAGCCCAGATGGTCCCGACGTGTGGTGCTTCGGCCATTGGCACAAGGATCAGGGCATCACAACCATCGGGTCGACGCGCTTCGTCAACACGGGCTCCGTAAGCCGGGGAGCCTTGACGCATGAGAACATCTCGAGGACGCCCAAGGTGGTCCTCATGGACATTACGCCCGAAGGGATCCTAGTGGAGGAGCAGCCGCTTGTCGTTGCCCCTCCCGAAGAGGTCTTTGACTTCGCCGCCAAGACCCGCGCGGAGGAGGAGAAGGGCGCCATCGCAGAGTTCGTCTCACGACTCCAATTGAGCGTGTCATCGAATCCTGACCAATCCATCGAGAGCACCCTCTCCTCGATGGATTACGCAAAAGATGTGCGGGAACTTGCGCTTTCTTATCTCGAAAGAGCCAGAACGGAGCTAAAGTAGAGGCATGTACATCTCCTATTCTGGCTTCAAAACCTACCTGACTTGCCCGCGCCAATACTGGCATCAGTACATAGGCAAGACCAAGCTCACCGTTCAGGACAATCGCGTCAGCATGCTCTACGGGTCGGTCGTAGGCACCATCTTCGAGGCGTTCTACAATGACCAGCTCTGGCGCAAGCCCGACGTCGTAACCGCCCTCTTGACCCTCGTCGATCCCATGATCAAGCGTATCATGGCTGAAGAGGTTCGGAAGGGCGGAGCCTTCAATTGGTCGGATCCGAGAACGGTCCGCCAATACAGCAACCTCGATGCTTTACGAGCCGACGTCGTCAAGGCCATCCCCAACGGGCTGGCTATCATCAAGGCGCATCGGTTCCTTGGGCCATTTGCCGAAGCCGAGATGAAGCTCGACTCACCACTTGAGGGGCACACCCTTGGGGGTCGCGCCGACTTCGTCATCGAGCGGACACGCCCACACGGGGACCTCATCATCCTCGACGGTAAGGGGTCCAAGCATCGTGGCAAGTACGTCGACGGTATGCAGCTCCGGTGGTACGCCATGCTCTACCGGATGCGCTACCAACGGATTCCAGACAAGCTGGGATTCGTTTTCTGGAGGTGGGGGCCTAACAGGGCGGTTGACTGGGTTGACTTCACACCAGAGGGTTTGACGGATCTCAGCAAGGAGGTCCTTGGTTCGATCGCGAAGATCGAAGAGGGCAAGGCATCCCTTCGGGGCGAAGCTCCCAAGGGCGGCGGACCCTTCTCGGCGGTTGCGAAAGAGCACAACTGCAAGCTCTGCTCATACGTTACGGTTTGCCCCGAGGGACAAGCTGTGACAGATAGCCCCCTGAAGCTATCCCCGGGCGGTGTAGCTGTGGAGGACGTATCCCTAGATCCGTGAGGACGGTAATGGCAGATCCTATCGATACCAAGATCAAAGACCTGGTGACACGCCACGGGGCTGTAATACAGCGCCGGGCGTCCTTGAAGGGGCAACTTGAGGCGAAGAAGGATGAGCTTGTCCAGCTCGCCCAAGAGATCACCGCAGCGGGGTATGACCCCAAAAAGCTACCTGAAGAGGTAACCAAAGCGAAGGCGGACCTTGAAGCCACCGTCGCAACATTCGAGAACGAGTTGGTGGCCGTAGAGAAAGCTCTCGCTGCCTTCGACAAGAAATGAGGATGCGCATGCAATTCACGCTGAATCTCAAAGAGCTTCTGGAAGCAATCGATATCGTCGGGGTTGTTGCACCCCAGCCTCTGGTCGGTGACGTGACTGGCTACCGCTTCGTCGTGCATGACGGCGTCTGCTCGATTTACTCACGCGACAAGACGCGCGTGAGCCGCGCGCAAATCCCCGTCCTGGAATCCGATGGTGACGCAGACCTCATCTATCCGGAATCCGCCATTGAGCCCCTCGCGTTGACGCGAGGGTCGACGGTGACGATCTCCTGCCAGGTCGACGGAGATCGCTACATCGTGGCGTATCAGACGGACACTGGCACGACCGACGAATGCCCCTCCACCAACCCTAAGTTCATCGCGCAGCTTGATGAGGACTACAACGCCGCCGCTGTGGGCACCGTGACGTTCCCCTCGGGCATCCTCCGCGTAGGGCTCTCGACGGTGAAGGGTCACCTCGCCACCGATGACCGGACGGATGACCTCTACAAGAACCTCCAGACCTTCGACGCATCCAAGCCGGAATGGGAGAAGGGCAATGGAGTCCTGTTCGCCGCCGACGCGATCCGGGCCGCCTACTTCGATTGTGCCGCCTTCAAGGACAAGCACCTCGCCCTCCATTCGGACAACATTGCCCACATCTTGAGCTACCTCACGAAGGTAGAAGGCGACGTCAGCTACCGCTTGGGCACCAACATGATGTTCCTCGAGGACTCCCGGGGCCGGATCCTCGGGTTCTCGCGTAGCAACAAGGTCCACCCGCGCTACAGCTACTTCCCCTTGGACAAGGACGGCTACATTTTCCGCGTCGACAAGGCCCTCATGCAATCCGCTACGGCCTACCTCCGGCAGCGTATCGCCGACAAGGGCAAGGACAAGATCCGGTTCGCCTATGACCATGACAGCGGGCAATTCACGGTGAGCCTCAACGAGAGCAAGGCCAAGACGCGGTTCGAGGCGATCCCGATCAACGCCCGTGAATTCCGGAACCCCGAATCGTTCAGTGTCAACGTCAACGTCGATCAGCTCCGCGACCTCTTCAACACGGTTTGCAACGAGGTCGAATTCCGCGTCTCCTTGATCCAGAAGGGGTCGAAGACCGGCGCGATCTTCCGGACGATCGATCGGTTCTGGCTTGACGCCAACGGCAAGGTGGCACAGGACAACACGCAAGAGGGTGCGGTCGAATGCAAAGTCACGCGGCTGATGCCGTCGAAGGACTGAGCGACTGGCGACGTCGGGTGCGGGCCGTCTCCGATCAGGGGATCCGGCTTGCTACCCGACGTGACGCCTTGGCTACAGACCTGGCACGGACAGAAGAAGAGATCGAAGCCTTGTCGCGGCGGGTCACCTGCCTCCTCAAGGTCACGGAGCTTTTTCAGGCTCTCATGAACCGTCTCGTGACCGATCAAGTCAAGACCATTGAGCGGATCGTGACGGACGGCCTGCATACGATCTTCTTCGATCAGGAGCTGACGTTCGAGGCGGAGATTGGGACGCGCTACAACAAGGTCGCCATCGACTTTCTTATGCGGCAGGGCGAGGGTGCCCTTGCCATACGCGACAAGCCCCTTGAGGGCTTCGGCGGAGGCCCTGTAAGCGTCGCGTCCCTTCTCCTTCGCGTCCTGACAATGCTTCGTCTTGGGCGTAAGCCCATCCTCTTCTTGGACGAAACCTTGTCGGCCGTCTCGGACGAGTACGTTGACACCACGGGGCGCTTCCTGAAGCGCCTCGCGGCAAGCGCCGGGATCGACATCCTCCTGGTGACCCACAAGCAAGCCTACCTCGATAACGCCGACGCAGCCTACCGGGGTCAGGAGGTTTGTGTGGAGGACGGATCCAAACACCTGGGCTTGAAGCAGCTACGAGGGTCAACATGCGGTCCATAGGTGAGATCCACGATCGGATTCGAGGGCTCCTCCTCAAGGAGCTACAGCGCCGCCTCGTCTATGCCACGAAGCGCTTGCCGGAGAGGTGCGTTCACAACCGACGCAACCCGCTTGACGAGCGCCGCTTTCATGAGGGTGACGTGAACGACGGCTTCAACCGGGTCTCAGCTTGCCCAGGGGTGGCCGTGACAAAGACCATCGGCCTTTGCATGTACGGAGCGTCCAATCCTGAAGAGTGGCCCGGGGACATCTGTGAGGACGCTATCGACGCCCAACGCTGCCCCAAGTTTCAGCCCATCCGAACCAAGGAGCAGATCCTCGAGGAGTTCGCGAACCAGCTAAGGGATACCGAGTGGTTGGAAGCCAACCTCCCCGAGGTCTACACCCTTGTCTGGGTCGCAGATCTTAGCGTCACGCATTTCCACGATTCACCATTTCCATGGTGGGTTCGGTTGTGGTGGCGCTTTCTCAGAATCAACCTTGAACCTCTGCGCCCCGGTGTAGACCTGTCGCACTACCTGCCCGAAGCGGGAGCGACCGATGGGGTACACAATCCTTGACCGCCTGTTTGAAGTTGAACGCATCCACAAGAGAGCCGCCCCTCAAGGCGGCTTCTCTGTCCCAGTCATGCAGGAACGGGCGGCGACCCCCGCCATAGAGCCCGTTCTGGTAACCAACACCAGGGGAGCGTGGGTTCAAACCCGCACATTCGCGCCCGGTAACGTTCGATGCGGCATCTTCTCCTGCCTAATCGACGAGGAAACGGCCGTCTTTCAGTCACTTCTGCGCACAATCCAAGACAGAGGCTGGGACAATCGGTGTACTTCTGTCCCAGAGGCTTTGGAAAAGATGCGTGCCGCAGGTATCAAACCCCGTTCGATCGTCATCCCGGAGGAGGATCTCCACCAAACCGGGGTCGATCTTAAGACGGCGGAGTACCTCATGCGCTTCCAAGGTTACGTCTCGGTGGTTGACGGCGTGCAGACCCTCGTAGGCCCGGTCCCTGCCAAGCAACGCCTCGTGGTGGCCGCTGACGCAGGCGTCTACTTGCGCAGCGATGACTACATCGGCGTCATGGTCTTCAAGGCCAACCGCAGCTTCTCGGTGGTGTCATGAGCTGGCTCGATGACCTCGCTGCCCATGCGCATCAGCAATTGGACGAGCGCGTCCGGGATGCGCTCTATGGTCGCGGTGTGTCCGACGAGCAGATCGATCTCTACAACCTTGGGCATCTGAATGGGGTCATCCCAGCCTTGCCTGCCGAGGCTAAGGACTTCGTCAAATGGGCTCAAGGTGAGGGTCGGATCGATGACGTCTTCACGCTACCGCTGACCAATGCGCTGGGGCAGATCCTTGGGATGCAATTCAGGCATGTCGATCAAGCCCGCAAGGGCTACAGCGAGTACGTCATCGAGCGTGAAGAGCCCGTTCTCTTCGGGCTCGGTCAAGCAATGCCTGCCGTGTGGCGTACGCGCCGAGCCTTCGTTGTGGAAGGTGCCTTTGACGTCTTCCCGATACAGCGGGGGATCCCCTACGTATTCGCTACCCTTACGGCACGCGTCCCCAATCAGCTCGCTCGTTTTCTTCGACGTCTTGTCAAGCACGTCGCGCTCGGGTATGATATGGACCGAACCGGCCGGGCATCTTGTGCACGGTTCACCAAAGCCTACGGAGACACTTTCGAAGTACAAACCATCGCCTACCCACCCGCCAGATTGGCTGACGGGAAGCTAGCCAAGGACCCCTCGGAGATTTGGGAGGCGTGGGGAGACACAAGGCTACTCGCCTTTTTGAAGAGCACACAGGAGTCTTTCGATGCCTCGAATCTATGACAACGCCGACGCCGTTCAAGCCCTGGCAACCCAGCTCATCCCTACCTACCACCCGGAGCTAGCTACCGCTCGCATCCGGTACGTCTTCTGCGACAAGGCCGGAATGAAGGGCGGCAAGCCCGTCAACGGCAAGGTTCGCAAGATCTCCGGCGTCCTCGAATACCTGCTCGACGTCGACTTCCTCATGGAGGTCGGCCTTGACCGCTGGAACGAGATGACAGCCGAGCAGCGCACCGCCCTCGTCGACCACCTGCTTGAATGCTGCTGGGGCGAAGAGGACGAAGAAGACGCAGGCGCCCCCATGAAGTGGACCCTGCGCGAGCCGGACGTTCGTGAATTCTCATCCATCCTTCGTCGTCACGGTGCGTGGAACGACGACCTCGCGGGCTTCACCTCCATCGCCAAGGAGATCGATCTCCAGGCCATCGTCTCTGAAACCTCCACGGAGGCTACACAACAGCAGACCACACGGGCATAGTGGGGTAGTAGTACCCTGAGAGAGGACCCCGCCTATGTGGGACATCAAGTATCGTCCGCTGAAGTTTACCGACGTTCTCGGGCAAGAGGGCGCTGTCGCCATTCTCAAGTCCCGGCTCAAGGCCGGGACGGCCCTGAACACTAGCTACATCTTCTCGGGCGGTCACGGCCAAGGGAAGTGTGTTCGGGGGGACACCCTCGTGCCAACGGATCGCGGGCTGCTGCCTATTCAGAAGTTGATGGGGGAGCATCAGATTGATCCCATCAATGTCACCGTTGCGCAGGAGTCAGGCCCGGCGAAGGCTGCGTACACTTACCGGGGTGGGGTACGCAAGACGGTGCGACTGCGCACCTACCTTGGGTACGCTCTGGAGGGTACGCCAGAGCATCGCATTCGTGTCATGACTTCTGAAGGAGTCATTGACTGGAAGCGCCTGGGGGATTTGGCCGTGGGGGACTTTGCCTGCATCGCCCCTTACGGTTTCTTCGGACAGGGTGCGGATCTTTCCGGGTACCAGTTTGAGCCGCTCCCTGCTGATCATTCTAGCATTCCCTTCAAGCCCCCTGCGTTCCTGGACGGCCATTGGGGGCGGTTGATGGGCTATCTCGCTGGTGACGGCGTCTGCGCTACGCGTACGGACGTGAGTGTCACCTGCGCCGATCCGGAGATCAAAGAGGATGTTTTGCGTCTTCTGGATCGGCTCGGAGGCTCTGGCTCGGAGACACTTGACCGACGTGGCTCCAGCGGGAATGCCAACCTCCGCTGTAGTCGCGTGCAGCTGCGGAGCTTTTTGGCCTACCTCGGCGTGGATTACGTGGGGGCGGCTAAGAAGACCATCCCTTGGGCAGTCCTGGCGTCTCCCGAGCCGGTGGTAGCTGAATTCCTCCGGGCCTACTTCGAGGCTGATGGCTCTGCTAGCGGCTTCGTGGTGGAAGCCGTAACGAAATCTCCTGAGCTTGCACGGCAGGTGCAAGTGTTGCTCTTGAGCTTCGGGATCTTGTCACGGCGCTTCCCAAAGAGGCACCCCAAGTACGGTCTCTACTGGAGGGTTCGGGTACGGCGTACGAGCTTGCAGAAGTTCGCTGATAGGATTGGTTTCATCTCGCAGCGCAAGCAGGAAGCTCTGGCGGCAATCTTGCGCGGAGACCACACCACCGGACGCCGTAAGCTGGAGAATGCTTACGACGTAGTGCCCTTCCAGGCGAGGCACGTGGCGCAGCTCTACGCCAGTCTCCCATCCGACCTCCGATCATCCGAGGCTGGCCACTTCCTCCGGTGCCGTAGAGGCAAGGTCGCCTGTACCGCCAAGCAGGTGGGCTACATCCTGCATCACTTCCCCCCGCGTTTGACAGGTCACTTCAAGATCCTTGCGGACGCCGGGTTCTACTACGACCCCGTGGTGGACTTGTCTCAAGGTGAGTGTGAGGTCTACGACCTCAATGTTCCTGACGGTGAGATGTTCGCGGCTAACGGGTTCATGAACCATAACACGACGCTCGCGCGCATTCTTGCGCGGGCGTTGCTTTGCCAGAACCTCGATAGGAACGACCCAGAGCCTTGCAACGAATGCGAGAATTGTCGGGCCTTTCTTGACGAGGCGTGCCTTTCATACGTTGAGCTTGATGCCGCGTCCAAGGGGACCATCGATAACGTCAGGTCCATCGTGGACGACTTGGCCTTCATGCCCCTGACGGGGTCCAAGCGCATCTACCTCTTTGACGAGGTTCACAGGATGTCCCGGGATTCCCAGGACGTCTTGCTCAAGCCCCTCGAAGAGAAGAAGATGATCGGGATCTTCTGCACGACGGAGCCCGAAAAGATCCGTGGCACGATCCGCTCCCGTTGCGAAGAGTACTCGATCCGCAAGATCAACCGTGAGGACGTGCTCGCCCGTATGCGAATGATCCTGACAAAGGAAGGGGTCGAAGGTGACGACGACGCCATCCTGACGGTCATCGACTATTGTGACGGGCACGTCCGTGACATCATCAACAAGCTGGGGATGATCGCGCAGCTCGGGCCTGTGACGCTTGAAAGCGTCCGGGAGAACCTGAGCTTGAGCATGGTCTCGACCTACTACGAGATCTTGCTCAACCTCGACAACCCCTCCGCCGCGATCGAGCTTATCGAGAAGGCTTGCGACCGTGTAGGTCCTGATGAGGTCGCTACGGGTATGGCAGAGGCCGCAATGAACGCCTTCCGGCTAGCGCACGGTCTCTTCACCAACTTCGTCACGGTCGATCGCGACCTGGCTATCAAGCTGCATCAGAAGTACGGTGACGGGGTCGTCCGTCTCGCGGACAAGTTCGCCAAAGCGCGCTACAACACACGCATTAGCTTGGTCTGCGACTCACTTGTCACCCTACCTCAAGCACAGGCGCCTCTTCCTGCCATTCAGGTGCAAGTACCGGCACAAGTCCCGGTGACGGCCGCAGCTCCCCCTGTGGCCCCCGCAGCGCCGAAGGCAGCGGCTCCTGTTGCGCCTCAACCGGCTCGCCCTACCACCGTTCCGGTTCAAGCGACCGGACCCGATGTGCGGGCCGATGGGATCGGACCCTTGGGGCAAGACCCAAAGGCGCTCACGGCGCTGGACCATAAGGCCGTGCCGCAAGAGCACCCCCGAGGCCGTTCCGTCATCAAGCCGCCCAACTTCAGCGTGGACACCCCTGAAGATGAAACCCGGATCCTCACGCCGGATCAATGGAGAATCGCTTTTGAACGTCTTTGGCCGAGCAGTAGGGCAGTATGAGCGAAATTTGGCTAGTCGTAGAGCTAAGCCCCCGTGCTGAAGGTGAAGATCCCGACATCATTCGGCGCTCTATAAGCGGTGCGCTGAAGGGGGCTGATGTATTCATACCTGCGGCGATAACACAGATCGGGGAGGATCGTGTCATCCAATACCTTGTCGAAGGGTACGCCTTCGTCCGCAAGGTCAAGCCCGACGCTGCCTACCGATCCCTTGAGAATTGCAGGTTCGTCCAATCCCTTCTGATCGACCACGCCCGGCACGCCCTGGCCACGGTCCCCAATTCAGAGATTGAACGCCTGCGAAGTCGCATGTACGTTGAGGCCGACCAAGGGATCTGCGTGGGCGACGTTGTCCTCATCACGGCTGGCCCCTACAAGGCCCTCCAGGCAGAGGTCATCGAGGACTACCCCGACACCAAGATGGTGCAGGTCCACGTCAAGCTGCGGTCGAAGCAGTCAATCGTGACACTTCCTCGATCCTTCTTACAGATTCAGACCCGTAAGGAGTACACGCCTCTCGAGCTACACATTCGGAGCTTTGCTGTTTGGCTTGACATGGCCACCGTACTGGCCCGGTGGCGCACTACGGAAGCCACCCCCATGCTCACGGCCTACGGCAACCTACAGCAGCTTGTGCATTGGCGAGAGCGTGGGAGGGACCTTTTCGCTTGTATTCAAGCCTGGTCCTATCCCCTCAGCACGGACGCCATCATGTTTCGATGGGACCGTCTGATACGTCTCAACGGCTACATGGAGCGAGGGGCTCAACTTTGGAATCTGATCCGTGTTCTAGAGGGACCCCCCTTGGAGATCCCCTCAACCTTGGCGACACTCCTGGAGCGTTGGCAACGCCTTGAGGGGTGGCGCTCCCACGCCTCCGATCTTTTCGAATTCATCAGGGCGTACAGTGTAGAGGTAAGCACCGACCGCATGATGGCGGCCTACCAACGGTGGCTTCGTTTGAAGGACTTGGCCACCCGGGTCACCACCATGGTGAACGAGATCAACCAGATACAGATGCAGATCGCATCCTTGGAGTCCACAATGCTCGACAACGTAATCATCGACGGCTTCAACCTGGCCTTCCGGTGCCGGTTCGCCCCCGGCCTCTCGGACCTCAAAGACTCCAAGGGGCGCCCCACCGGGCTCATCGTCGGCTTCCTACGAAGCCTCGCCGCTATCAAGAAACGTTACCCGTCCGCTCAGATTCACGTTTGCTGGGACGGGTCGTCACAGCGTCGCAAGGACGTCTTCTCGGCCTACAAGGCGAACCGGCCGGAGCGTGCCTCGGACGGCTTTGACCAGGTAGGCTTTGTTCGCGGTGTCTTGCCCTTCCTCGGCGTCCATCAAGCCTGGAATCCCCAGGAGGAGGCCGACGACGTCATTGCCTCGCTTGTACGCGGCACCCTCAAGGATGACCGGAACATCATCATTTCCACTGACCGCGACCTGCTTCAATTGGTGACGTCCACAACGGTTGTGCTCGTACCAGAGAGCGGTGGGCGCAAGGAGATCTTCTTCGACGTTGACCGTGTGCTGGAGGAATACGGGGTCCAACCCGCGTCAATGCCGCATCTCCGGGCCATGGCGGGTGATACTTCTGACAACATCCCAGGCGTATCTCGTGTCCCGGTGAAAATTCTCTCGGCATTGGTTCGTTCCCATGGTACTGTCGAAGGGATTTTCACTTCTGGCTTGCCTGGTCTAACAAAGGTACAGTATGCTAGGCTGCGTGAGGCAGAAGCGCAGTTGAAGTTGAACGTGGGGCTCATGACCCTACGCGACGTTTCCGTCACACAGATTGCTCCGAATGTAGATCGTACTGCCGCTCTCGAGCGGATTCAAGATGTGGAAATGGCGCCAGAGGTGGTGGAGCCGCTATTCGGGTCCCCCCAAGGCTTTCTCAAGTAACTTGAGGCAGCCCGTCCAGACGGGCACGGTTCGAGGTAGCGACAACGATGAGCAGCTTCACATACCCCGTTGATCCTGCACAACTTGCTAATCGCGCCATGCCGTTTGAGGACCCGTTGGAAGCTGCCGAGCAGCAAGCCGGGCTCACAGACGACGAAGCCGAGCAACTCGATCCGAGCTATGAGGCTCAAATCGTGCCCCTCTTGCCCCGCATCCCCGTCCGTGAGGCAGACCTTCTGGAGCTATACTTCATCCAGAAGAAGCGCCAAGCGGACATCGCGATCATCTTCGGCGTCACCCAAGCCGCCATCAGCTATCGGTTGGAGCGCGGCATCCAGCGTATCAAGTTCCTCCTCTCGATCCCCCGCCTCACCGAGCAAGAAATCCGCGAAGCCCTCCCCCTCGCCTTTGACAACCCCATCGACATAAACATTCTGGTAGGCATGTGGCAGACCACGTGTCAGAGCGAGGTCGCGACCAAGCTGGGCCTAACCCAGGGGCGCGTTCGGCATCGCTTCTTCCGCGCTGTTCGAACCTTGCGTGAGAAGGCCAAGGTGGATGCTAGGCTTGAGCCCTACGCAAAGGTCTTCGACGCCATCTCTAGTAAGAAGTTCAACATCCTCCGAGAGGTCAAGCTCCCCCAATGGGCAGGGCGTGGCGGAGACGAGTGCGCCTGAGCTGCGGGTTTTCTTTTATGGCGACCATCCAGTAGGATTGGAGCGTCGCCGTGCCTCTTGTATCCAGCCTTCGAAAGCAAGACTACCAATTTGAAGAGCGCACCTCTGCGGGTGTGTGGCGTTGGACAACCCGCGTCGATGTTTCAGGAGCGTCTCCGACCTACACGGTTTTGGACGTTGTGTCTCCATGGGGTGTCCTTCGAGACTCCACACCGATCCCCGGTGACATCATCCTTAAGATGGCCGGATCTATCGCGGAGCTTCAAGTCGCCTACTCCCCGTCAATCCTTGCTGGTCCGCCAAGCTCCTTGACCTTCGAAGTGGATGAAGGGTGGGGCTACACGACGCCGCAGCACGTTACCGTTACGAACAGCGGTGTATTCGGAAGCCTCTTGAGCGCGGCCCTCTCCACCTCGGCTGCTTACATAACGGTCTCCCCCGCAACGCTGGGAGGGATTGCCTCCAATGCGTCCGCGCAATTCGACGTTACCGTTGACTCCACCAATCTCCTGGCTTCAAGCAGCCCCATCTCCGGTGTTGTCCTCGTTCAAGACCCGCGCGCTTCGAATTCTCCTCAAGCTATCCCCGTGACGATCATCGTCCGGCCCAAGGCTCACATCGAGCTGTCTACTACCCTTGTGGAATTTCATGCTACGCGGCCCTTGTCGGGGTCCTTCGCGCCCATACCGGCGCAAGGATTCCAGATCCGCAACACTGGGTTGGCCGCATCGCTTCTTGATTACCAGATCCAGAAGCTCACCGGGCTCAGCCTTTGGCTCTCGGCATTCGCACCGCCCATCGGTCAGATTCCTGGCACATCTCAGCAACTTGTGACAGTTCTGGTTCAACCGCCCGATGGTCTGGCCCTTGGGACCTACGAAGAGACCCTTCGCATCAGCGGTTATAGTGACAACATGTCTGCGGACGTAGTCGTCCGGCTAGTGGTTACGTGAGGCACACATGAGCGATTTCGATCTTGGAAAAATTCAAGTCACGGGCTCCGTAGGGATCGACGCCTGCTTTGAGCAGAACCCTGAGATGGTCCGCCCGCACAGGATGCGTCGGCGTGTAGCTTCGCTTCAAGACCTTACGGGCTTCACTCGGGTCTCGGCGGACACCCTTGTTCATCGCAGCCAGAAGGAGCTATGGAGCCTCCAAAAGGATGGAGACAAGTTCTTCATCGAGAGGCTCTTCGACGACAACGGCCAACCTGTGAAGGGGTGACATTGTGGGCGCACACGACAAGACCTTGGTTCGCTTGAAGACCGCCGCAGGGGACATGCCCTTCCCGCCGAAGCCCTTTGGTGCCGCAGGTCCTGCCAGCGCCCACAAGCGTGACATTCCCAAGGAGCATCCATACGATCCAAGGGCGCTCAAGCCCCTGGCAAAGATGCTCTGGGCTATGAGCGTCTCCTTGGGACATGCCCTTACAGCCTACCGCCAATTCACCAGGCTCAAGAGCGTCTCGATCAGCCCTGACGGTTTGATCGGTGGGCGCGGCTACGTCATGGGCGTCAAGGAAGTGCGTCAGAAGCTCTACGAGGCTTGTGAGGCTCTATCCCTCATCAGCGACACTGTTCACGACGAGATCAACGGACCCCATTGGCGCCCCCGTCTTGCGCAACTCGACCAGAACGACGCCGAGGACGTTTCCCGGTTCGTCGAAGAGAGCCAGAAGCTTCTCGACAACCCCGAGGAAGAACCCGAAGAGGAGATGTCAGCGATCGAAGAGGCGAACGATAAGGGTCCCAACAAGACACCCCACGCGCCGCAATCCGATGGTCCTGCCTCAAAGGTCCCCGGAGCTTCGGAAACGACCGAAGCCAATAACACGTTCCCCAAGACGGCTGGCCTCTACGCGGAGGTTCCGATTTCAGAATTGGCCTTGCCTCCGGAGGTTCGGGCTATGGCGGCGCGGGTCGCAAAGTTCTACATGCAGGCCAACTCCACCATCCCGGTAGAGACGCTTCCAGGGCCTCGCGTTGACCATCTCGGCCCTGGTGAGGGGCAAGGCCCCGCAGGGACCTACAACCGCAATGAGCCCCCGGTCAATGATGACTGGTCCCGTGAAGAGGGCGTTGGTAACGAATACGCCTACCCCTCTGATTGGGCTAACCTCACCAACCGGACGGCTGACCACTACACCGAGCTATGCCTCGTTTGCGATTCCGTCATCAGCCAATGCCGATGCGCGAGCCCCCACAAGGTGACGCGCTACGGACTATGCCCGGCATGTCGGAAAGACGCCGCCTCGGCTGTACCCGATTCCAATACGGAGCGAACCCCGACCGAAGGTTGGGACTTCGGCATTGGCTACGGTAACGGCAACGACGCCCACGGACAAGGCGCAGGCGGCTACGGTGAGCCCAACCCTGACACAGGGGAACAGGGCGTCAATGGACCCGCCTCAGGGCTTCCTAAGAACCCTGGTGGCGCTACCCATGACAATGAACATCCAGACACCACGCGGCGTGTCGAAGTACAGGTCTCGCCCAACCGCAATGTGTGGGCTGACGCAATGCTGCCCAATGATGACCAACCGCCCGTTGCGCGATCGGACTACTACGAAGGCCCCAAAGGGGGCATGGTAGGCCAATCCGAAGTCCCCGGTGACGAATCGGTGGACTACAATGCAGATCGTGACCTCCCCAACACGGGGCAAACCTTCGAACGTACCGATAACCCCTACATCAAGTGGGACTATACCACAAGAGACTACCGTCCGGACCAGACATACCAGCGGACGCGGGAAGGATCGCACAATGGCTGACCTCGGCAACTTGGACAACTTCCTGAAGGAAGGCGGGGTTTCGAATCTCGATTGGCTAGATGTCGACGAGCAGGAATACCGCAAACAAGATCGCCTTCCGGAGCAGAACCTTCAGATCTCCCCCGATCTGGAAGCCCTGTGGAGCCATGAGGACAAGCCTGCTACCTCTTACCTCGAGCCAAATCAGGCGGCGGTCCCACGGACAATGGGCGACCTCTCCAAGACACACGGGGCTCTCCGGGCTAAGCCTGCTGAGATCGTCCGGGTCGTCAAGCTGGCCCTGCTTCAAACCACGGATCCCGCCCGTGTTGAAGACGCCCTGGTCAAGCGATTCGATCGTGACTCTTTGACGGCAGCCTCACAAGAGATCCTGGCCACCATGGAGGAGCGCGGACTCCTTGGGCGTTTCTACGTGGACGCCTCTGACTTCCAGGGGTGCGCAAGTGGTAAGGGCTTGGAGCTGGTCACCAAGCACGCCTCCAACGCTCCCTTTGTGCTCGCCAAGGCAGCCTGTCGCGATTGTGCCCACTCCCAACAGGTGGCCGGTAAGAGTCACTGCTCCCAATTCCACAAGCAGCTTGTCATTGAGCTGCCCTACACCGAGGCCCTGGCAGAGAAGGTCGCAAGCCGTCTCAAAGCAGCGGGGCGTGACATCAAGGATCAGCCCAACCTCACCGCCCGTGAGCGTATCCGCGAAGCCTTCCTCGCCCCAGCTATCAAGATCGCGCCTCCGGCAGCTATGCCCAAGCCGATCGAGAATACTGCACGGCTCATGAGTCAGGCTTCCACGCCCGCTCCGTTGGCCGTAACCGTGGACCTCACGGCACCGAAGCAGGCCGCTCGAGAAGCGGTGGACACCTCCTTGAAGTCAGGCCGCCTCAAGGTGACGGACGCGCAAGGTCTCTTCAAGGAGATCGCCGCCGCCACAACGCTTGAGCATGTCCAAGCCCTCAAGACGGCAGCGGAAGAGGGCGTTCCGGTTGAACGGGTCGTCTATCGCGGCGCAGGCATTCAGGCGCCCCCGGCCGTTGCAACCCCAGAAGCCGCCCAAGCCGGGGTAGAGAAGGCAGCCCAAGAGGCCGCCAAGGCCCAAGAGGCAGCCGACAAGCTCGCAGCAAAGCGCCGTGCCGCCCCGGTCATCGCCCTTCTGCGACGGGAGATGCTCAAGGGACGTGGCCCGAAGGAGCTAGTCACAGCCCTCCGCCTAGCTTTCGATGTTCGTGACCTTGGAGAGTCCAAGCCTCTCTGGGAGCCAGTCTTCCGTGAGGCAGGACTTTTCGGCGTCGTGTATGCCTCTCAAGAGAGCTTCGGCGATTGCCGTGAGGGTGCGGACTTCCTCGCTCGACACAACCCGGGGATCCGTGTCTTGGTTGCTGGTGCCAAGTGCTCAGGCTGCATCTACAACAAGATCGGACGATGCCTCCTGTACGGTAAGCCCCTGGTCCAAAGCGCCTCTGAGATTCTCACCCCGGAAACGGTCACCACCGTCATTCAAGAGCATCGGACGGCAGGGCGCCTTTCCCCGGTCTATTCGGTTCCGATGCAAATGACCCCAGCCGCTGCGCTACGGACTATCCATGCGGCGGTCGAGCAACACCGGACCTCAAGCGTCCAAGCGTCTGAACGTCTGAACGTCCAGACGGCCTTCCATGGGCAGCCCGTTGGGCAAGTCACCTCGGGCATCACCCGGCGTGAGATCGTCCGAACAGCCTCCCGTTACATCAACGAGGGTCTCTACGGGAACCAGCTCCGTGAGGCCATGCTTGCTCGATTCGATCCCCGTGACCTTATCGCCGCCAAGGACGACCTCAAGCCGGTCCTGGCTGAACAAGGGCTCCAGGGGATCTACTACGTCGACCCCACGATCTACGCCGACTACGGCCACGGTTGTGAAGAGGCAATGCGCCTTCACCGGAGCCGCTTGGTGGCGAATGTCAAGCCCGGCCCCAAGTGCTCCTCCTGTATCCTTCAAACGAAGCCAGGATACTGCTCGAAGCTCAACAAGACCTTGGGCGAGCCCTACTATGCAGACAAGGCTGCCCAGCAGAAGGCGATCCTGTCATCTGGTCCGGCTACCGAGATCAGTTACGATGGGCTTGTAAACAACGGCCATGCTATGCTTCAAGAATTCGAGATGTCGCAACGTGAGGCAGAGGTGGTTATCGATGAACCTCAGAAGCCCATCGACGTGACGATCGAATTCGGAAACCAAGGGATCAAGCTGTGAATCTTCGCCTCATTGCCCTCCGTGTTGCTGCCAGGTTCCAAGCGAACCAAGCCCCCGGTGCGCGTCAAGAGGCCAAGAAGCTCACGCACCCCATCAACAAGCCCAGGGGCATTGCCCCCGACATCGTCCACGAGCATGGACGGAGCGTTGAGGATCACTTCGAAGAGACCGTGCCCCCGGACCGCCGAGACATTAGACCTGAAGACGTCTTCGCTGGAACCCCGAACCAAATGGGCGTCCGCAACTTCGCGGAAACGGGGCACGATTTGCAGAAGGCCCTCGATAAGCAAGTCCCGAAAGACAAAGGTTATGACGCCGTACGCAACCTCTCCCAGTACCTCATTCGAACCGAGGGTGGGGGAGGTGCCAAGGCTGTCGGGTGAGGAGAGTCACCATGTCCGCCGAAAAGATGCCTGAAGACAACACCCCGCGTGACGACAATCCCCCGGCCGATCCCCCAGTGGACCCGACCGACGTTGGCGGTGCTGACCCCGATCCGGTTGAGCCTGATGAAGAGGACGAGACCGTTGAGGATTCGGACGAGCCTACAGACGATCCTACGGACAACGTTCGTCAGCTCTTGCCGGTACACGCCGCCCCAAATACCGGCAAGAACCCCCTCGTGGTCAAGCGTGGTCGAGGCCGCCCTCGGAAGGTCGAGCGTATGCCGACCACGAGCGATCTTGAGTACCATGCCGCGATGAGCGCAGAGAAGCAGAAGTTCATCGATGCCGACCCGATCGTTCTCGCCGCCAAGGGCAAGGATGCCATCACCCTTATCCGCGCCCTTCTCGTCGAAGTCGCGAAGGAGTCTGCCGCCCTACACTTCCAACGGATCGAAAACGAGAAGTATGGGCGAGACACGGCGCAGATCTCAAGTCGCCGTGTTGAGACCCTCAACAAGATCGCGTCGATTCAATTCGAACTCAAGAAGCTCGGGGCAGACGCGGTGGACCTCCACGGTGAGCGCTTCCAGAGGGTCTTCTCCTTCTGGATCTTGTCCCTCAAGGAGGTCGCTCAAGATCTCCTCACCCCGGAGCAGTGTGACCTCTTCTTCAATCGCCTGGAGACCGTTCTTGACGGGTGGGAGGATCGCGCCTCCGAAGAGATGGCCGGAAAGTGACCTATGGCTGCCAAGAAGTCCGGAGGGATCACCTCCCTCATCCGTAATGCCGGGCAAGAGATTAAGCGGGACCTCGTCGCAGTTGACATAGCCGCCGCCGTAAGCGGTGAAACCGCCCCGACCAAGCCCAAGATCTTCAGCATTCTTGACTACATCGAGCAGCCGTGGGGGCTCAACATGCGCCTCTATCCGGCGCAGCGGTTCCTGGTCAAGCTCTACTACTTCCTCCCGCTTGATACCGGCGAACCGACGATCACCGTCACGGACATGTTCAACACCAAGGTGCTCTATCGCTTCAGCGAGGCGGAGTACCTCCGGTTCCTTCACAACGAGGGCCGGTGTAACATAGGGGAACAGGATCACGAGCGCAAGGACCTCGTCCTTGCCATCGGCCGTCGCGCGGGCAAGTGCGTCGAAGAGGGTACTCTGGTACCCACCTCGAACGGCGTCTTCCGCATTGAGGAGCTAGGCGCGGCGCCCGAGGAGGACTTCTCTCCGGCCCAGATCGGGGTCGGACAGGAAGCGAGCAGGCGTGCGACCGCAACCGCCTTCTACAACGGCGGCTTGAAGCCGACTTTCATGCTTCGCACCGACTCCGGTTACAGCCTCTCCGGGACGGCCAACCACCGGATCAAGGTCATGGCCCCATCTGGGCGCGTCGAATGGCGCTACTTAGACGAGATCCGCCCCGGGGATTTCGTGGCGCTCAACCGGAACACAGACCTGTGGGCTTCTGACTACCTGGATTTACGCCCCTACCACAATGGCGACGGTTACAAGGGCATCACGCTTCCCACCACCTTGAACGAATCCTTGGGGAACCTTTTGGGCTATCTCGTGGGCGATGGCACCTGGGGGGATGGTCATGCCGTTGCACTCACGGTTGAACACCCAGAGACGTGGGAACACCTTCGGGGTTTGCTGTCACAGCACTTCGGGGAGCCGCGTGTGCAAATGGACAAACGTACCGCCAACACTGGCCGTTTGGAGGTGTGTAGCGTCCGGGCACGGCGATTCCTAGACGCTCTTGGGTGGCAACAGGGAACAGCACGGGACAAAAAGATGGTGCCTTGGGCTGTACTACGCTCGCCCCGTCCCGTGGTGTGTGCCTTCTTGCGGGGTCTCTTCGAAACGGACGGGTGTGCTGAGAGTGGCGGGCGGCACATCACTCTTTCTAGTGCGAGTTTCCGGCTGGCCCATGAAGTCCAGATCCTCCTACTCAACCTTGGCATTGTGTCGAACGTCTCCCGCAAGTGGGACAGGAAGACACGCAAGCATTACGCGGTCTTGTCCGTCAAGGGGGTCCGGTCTCGACGGCAGTTTGCAGCCTTGGTGGGTTTCGACTCCGACAAGAAGCGTTTGCCTATGCTCGCTGCCTTGGAGGCCGCACAGGAAGGTAAGTCGGACACAGAGAGTATCCCACATCAGCACCGGGCCATCCGTGACTGGTTGGAGTCCGTCCCCAAACGCAACCCGGCACGGGGTGAGCTTGGGTGGGGGAGAGCTAAGCTCAGGTTGGTTCTCGGTAATGCTTGCAAGCCTAACCAGGGAGAAGACCTTACCTACCCCCGGCTCATCAAGACGCTCACAGTAGCCCGCGAACTTGGTGCCGGGGCCGAGGAGACTGCTCATTTCGAGGAGCTTCTACGACTTGACTACTTCTACGACCCCGTGGTTGGCGTCGAGCAGGGTGAGGGGCAGGTATATGACCTCACGGTGCCTGACGGCGCGTCCTTCGTTGCCAATGGTTTGACGAACCACAACACGACTCTCAGCGGGATCTTCGCCTCCTACGAGATCTACCGGCTCCTCAACCTTCACAATCCCCAACGGTACTACGGCCTACCCAACGGCAACCGTATCCAGATCATCAGCGTCGCGACCGACCAGGATCAGGCGTCACTCCTCTACAATGAGGTGACAAGCCACCTGGCAAAGTGTGATTACTTCAAGCCATACGTCGCGAATAACACTCAGAAGCTCGTCAACTTCCGGACCCCCTATGAGATCGAACGGTACGGGCCTACGTCCCGGACCCAAGAGGGCAAGTTCGTCAGCTTCAACGGCAAGGCCAGCCTCCGCGTCACCTTCAAGTCGTGCATCGCCAAGGGCCTCCGTGGGTCCGGTAACGCGATGGTCATCCTTGACGAGGCCGCGCACTTCCAAGACAAGGGGCAATCGTCCGCCAAGGACATCTACGACGCCGTCACACCGTCCACCGCTGCCTTCTCGCCGAAGAATCCAGATACGGGTATGCCCATCAACGGGCCGAAGACACCCACGGACGCCCGCGTCATCTTGATCTCGTCCCCCTTGGGCAAGAGCGGCAAGTTCTTCGAGCTTTACGACGACGCCATGCACAACCGCCCGGGGTCGGAGAACCTTCTCGCTATCCAAGCCCCGACCTGGGAAATCAACCCGACGATCGCGACGAGCTACTATCGCCGCAAGTACCACGAAGACCCCGCCGTATTCATGGTGGAGCACGGGGCGGACTTCACGGATAGCCTCAAGGGGTGGATCGAGCGCCGACAAGACCTCCTGGCGTGTATCGACCCCGAAGCGCGTCCCACGGATCTTGGGATGCTCCGCTACCCATATCAGATGGGCGTCGACGTTGGTTTGGTTGGTGACGGGACCTCCATTGCCATCACCTATGCTGTTGGGGACAGAGTCGTTCTGGCGTATCATGAGATCTGGTACGCTGGTGTGTCATGGCGGACCAGCAATCCGCACCTTCATGAACCGCTGGTGCCCTATGCGAAGACCCTCGAGAACGTTGACCGTCTCGACTTCGACGAGATCGCGGGTTGGATCCAAGAGCTGACCAAGCGATTCTACATCACGGACGGTCTCTTTGACCGTTGGAACGGCATCCCTTTGGAGCAGGCGCTTCACAAGAGGGGGCTCACCCAATTCCAAAGCGACTTTTTCACGCGGGACCAATCGAGCAAGATGTTCCAGACGGCCAAGATGCTCATGTTCGATGAGCGCTTGTCCCTCTACAACTACCCCATCCCGGTGGAGGGGACCAAGCAATCCCCCCTCATCGAGGAGCTTTTCTCGCTACAAGCCCAGCAGGTCTCACGTAACCTCGTCATTGTCGAGGCTCCCAAGATCGCGGGTGCCCATGACGACCAGAGCGACGCGCTCATCCGCGCCATCTGGCTCACGCATGAGCGCATGTCCAATCAGAAGTACACCGCCAACGGGCGCGTTGTTGGAGACGTACGCCCTCACGCCGCCGTTCCTGCTTCTACGATGGCGTACCAATCGGCCCGGATGAGGTCCCACGGGGCTATGATGGATCGGAATCCTCGAGCCTCACGGTCGAGAATGTCGGGGCGTATGCGATGAATCCTTTTCTACAACGCCCCTGTAGAGACCATGGATGCACCTGCTGCCCCTCCGAACCAGCTAGCCAATAGGATCATTCGGCAACTCGTCGACCACCTGTTTGGTGAGGGTATGGTTGTGCGCAAAGCAGACTACCAAGCCTTGCGCGTGGTTTACCGTCAGATGGGTGGGTCTTGGGCCTCTCTCGTGGACGGAAGCAATACCGCCATTGGGTTGCTTGAGAAGATCGTCACCGCCTGGGGGCAAATGCCTGGGCGTATGACCTCTGATCAGGAGGACGTATGATTGTCCCCCGGACGCGTGACTGCATCGCTCTTTTCAAAGGGGACTCTTACCCCGTAGCCGTGAGCGATGAGATGGCCGCCCGAGGGTGGCGTGGGGGACAGGGCGTCATGTGGGCGGAATCCCCGCGCGATGAATTCATGGTGACGTTCTCGGACGGGCTCTACGCGGGTTTCATGCTGTGGGGCTCCGATGAGGAGTCTGATCAGCTCGTCTCCTCGACCCGTAGCCAGGCCATCTATCGGTTTGGAACGAATGGATCGGGCGGGTGGCTCATCGTGACGAACTCCTTCGAGCGCTACACCTACGCATCACGCATGGGGGGTGGCCCTCTTGTTGAGATTGACTACCACGGGTCCGACCGCCTTGTGTTCTCCAACCGAGGGCTGTGGACCAGCGAGGATGAATGGACGCTTTCGGGAGACCCACGGGCACCGAATAACTACTACATCGGCTTTGTGAGCCAGCCGCCAACGGCTGAAAACGACCACTACATGACCATACAAACGTCGATTTGAGCCATGCCTGAGATCATCCGAACCCGCGACTGTACCGTGTTTTTCAAGGGTGACGCCCTTCCGGTGGCGTTGGCTCCTGCAATGCTACAGCGCGGATGGCCCGGCTGCCAAGGCGTCATGTGGGCACCCTCAACGACTGGGGAGCTGACGGTCACATACTCGGATGGACGGTACGGAGGATTCCTCTTGTGGGGATCTGACGAACCATCCGACAAGTTCACGGCTCTTACGGGTCAGCAGGTGACCTACGGGCACGCCGTCTTTTGCATGGGAGGGTGGCTGCTATCCACCTCAACCTACGAGAAGTACACCTACGCTTCACGCACGGGCGGAGGCCCTCTCATTCCGATCCCTTACACGGCAGGGAAACGTGTGGTTTTCAGCCTCCGAGGCTATTGGACCCTCGAGGATGAATGGACGCTTTCAGGGGATCCCCGAGCGCCCAACACGTACTACCTCGCCTACATCGTCCAAGCGCCCAGGGCGTCGAACAACTTCAACCTCGTGCTGCAAACGGCCATTTGACATGCCTGAGATCATTCGCTCCCGAGACGTGATCGTGTTGTTCAAGGGTGACACCTACACGGTGGCGGTCTCTCAAGCTATGGTCGATGGGGGGTGGCCCGGTGGGCAGGGCGTTATGTGGGTCGATCCCCCGGCCGGTGAAGATATCCGTGTCGTGACCTATTCAGACGGTCGTTATGGGGGCTTCCTCGTATGGGGATCGGACGAACCCGGGGACGACTTCACGGCCATGACGCGGCAGCAGCCCCACTACCGCTACGCCACGATCTTCTTGGGCAACAACATCATCTCCACCTCGACCTACGAGCGCTACACCTATGCGTCCAGGATTGGTGGTGGGCCGCTTGTGGAGATCATCTATACCGAGAACGACCCCTTGTATTTTTCGCTAAGGGGCATCTGGACGAATGAAGACGAGCTTACGCTTTCTGGTAATCCCAAGGCCCCGTGCTTTTTCACGGGGATTTGCGCTCAGGTCCCCAGTGAGCTGAATCGCTTCTACTTGGGGATTCAGACGTCGCTGTAGGAAGATGTAGATGAGAAACCCCACAACCCCCTCCCTGATGGAACCCCGCGCCGCGATCGACGAGATCAATGCGATCCGCGATCGTATGGAGCAGGATGCCCGTCGAATCTACGAGCTGTCCCGTTCGATTCATCAGTATGCACGACGCGCCCCCTCGGACGTGTCGTCAGCCTACCTGATGTACGCAAACACTTGGACACGCTTTGCAGGGATGGTGGATCAGGGGTTGAGGCGGACGACTACGCCGTGTCGTGTGGTCGCGTCCACCCTCGAGAAGGTTGCACGGGAAGAGGACGCCCGTTCCAAGGAGAACAAGCCTCCGATTCAACGTCAGGCCCCTAGAGGGCTTCTTCCCCCAAATGACGACATGGTCGAACTCTTCGGGGAGGATCTAGTCAATGCCTAACAAGATCACCAATGTGCCGCATCACATCGACGGTGAGTCACTTGTGACCGTCCGCCCCACATCGCGTAACCCTTACATGTCCAAGGGTGCCAGCACAACAGGGCTCACGCCCAAGGAGCGTGAAGTCAGGCGTATCGCCAAGATGCAGAAGGAAGCTAGCTCCTACGGCTTCCCGACGCAGAGCTTGGCAGGCGCCAACACCACGATGAGCGGGACGTCGAATTTCTTCTCGCCCCAGCTCTCAACCGACTTCCTCGAGCTACCGCAAAGCGCGCGTGAACGCCGCGAGATCTACCGTCACTTCTACAACAGCGAGCCGCTGGTAGGTCAAGCCATTGACCTCCACACGGAGCTGCCTCTCTCAAAGGTTCGCCTCGCGCCGCCGCGCCCTACGACTTGCCCCGAGGGCTACGAAAGCCCGGATGACTACGGCAAGTACATCCATTTCTTCTTCCAGCGCATGTGTGACCGGATCAAGCTATTCCAGAGGCTCATCACGGGCGTCCACCACTACTGGCTTGACGGCAACGTGCACTTCTTCGCCGAGGATAGCACCGTCGAGGTCCCCCAGAATATCGGCTATGATCGCAAGATCTCCGTTGAGTCGGTCTACACCGAGGCACGTGGCGCCGAAGAGCGCCACATCGAGAATTGGGTTGAGCGCCCCGATCGCGAGGATGCCGAGCTTGCCTACTATCAGAAGCACTACCAGGGGTGGGAGCGCCTTATCATCCTCCCCATTGACCAGGTCGATGTCAAGACCTTCTCCTTCACGGACAAGGTCAAGGTCAATCTCATACCCTCCTCGAACGATCGCGCCCTCATTGAGCAAGCCAAGATGGGCGACCCGGTCGCCATGGAGATGGTCCAAGAGATCCCCGATGAGGTCCGTGAGCATCTTGAGCTGGGCAACCTCATCCCCCTTGGGACGGATCCCGATGAGGGGAGCTTCGTTTATCACCTCAAGGCCCGCCATGGGGCGGATGAGGCCCTTGGCCACAGCATCCTCGACCGATGCCTTCGGGTCCTCTACTACCGTGACAAGCTCCGCCAAGCTCAGACCCAGATCGCCAGCCGGGCCATGACCCCCCGACGCCTTGTTTGGGCGGAGGGCCTTTCGGATATGGACACAGAGGACCTTCGTGAGCAGGTCGACCTGTCCCTTGTCGACCCTGATTATTCGATTGTCACGAACTACGAGATTCACTGGGAAGAGCAGAGCAGCCGCGATCGGCTTCTTGACCTTTCCGGGGAGTACGAGCAGACGGAGCGTCAGCTTCTTTCGGGCCTCGGTGTGACCGAGAGCCTCATGAGCGGCGAGGCCCTCTATTCAGGAGATCGTCTCAAGCTCGAAGTCATCAACACCCGATACCTCTTCCTCCGTGAGGTCATTCAGGAGTACGTTGAGAAGTACCTCTTCGAGCCCGTTGCCCGCCGCAAGGGGTTTGTCGAGAAGAACAAGTGGGGCGAAGAGGTAGTGCTTTACCCGCGCCTCAGCTTCACGCGGCTCCCCCTACGTGACAGCCAAGACACCTTCGACGCGCTCTACAACCTCTACACGAAGGGCAGCGTTTCGGTCGACGTCATTCTCGAGATGTTCAATCTCGACCCGATGGATACGCAAGAGAAGATCCAGAAGGACATGTTCACCGTCAACGACTCGACCTTCAACGAGGTCATCCGGTCGCTCTACGGTGAGATTGGCCGAATGCTGGCAGAGAAGACCGACATCCTCGACAAGATGGCCAAGTACCTCGGCCTCAAGGTCAAAGATGAGCCCCAAGAGGAGGGCCGGTTCTGAGATTCTGCCTATGAATCGGGTTGGTCACATGCGCACCGCGACCAAGGACAACTACGAGCGTGATCAAGACGAGGCAGAGCGCCTCGTCCGTCCGGCCCCTAAGCAGAAGCCGCCCCGGCATGACCTACGCCGGGAGCGTGTTGAGGAAGACGATCCTGACAGGGACGCCGACAAGGATGCCTCCCTGGCGGCCCGTGTGGCGCGCCGCTTTCTAGGCTTGAGTCAAGACCAGCGCGTTCCGGCTTGGAACAAAACCGACAAGGTCATGGTCATGGTGAGCCCCCGGACGCTCAAGGAGAATCCGGGCCAGTACGAGCCCTACGACGCGGATAAGCACGAGGCTCCGGAATCCGAGGGCAAGCCCGAAGCCCCGAATGGCGAAGACGCCCCCAAGGACAAGGAAGCCCCGAAGGGTGAGGCTGACTATGCAGCGGCGGGTAAAGAGCTATATGATCAAGCCAAGAAAGACCCCATCCTATCGAAGGTCCTCAAGCAGTTCGCGAATCCGAAAAACGAGCTGAAGGATGCCATCGAGGATAGCCCGGACATGCCTCTGACGGCCCTTTTTGGGAATCGTGAGTTCCCCGGGGGTCTCAAGACCATTAAGGACCTGTTTGAGGCCGCCCGATCGGCAGGCCCCGCGCCCAAGGAGGCGCCGAAGGCCGAAGCTCCCAAGAGCGAGGAGCCCCCCAAAGGCGCAGAGTCCAAGGGTGAGGAGTCCCCCAAGGGAGACGCGCCTAAGAACCCGGAGCCCCCCAAGAGTGAGGAGGCTCCCAAGAGTTCCGAACCACCTAAGAGTGAGGAGCCCCCCAAGGGCGAAGCACCTCCCAAGAGCGAGGCGCCCAAGAGTGAGGCTCCCCCAAAGAGCGACGCCCCCAAGGGTGATGAGCCCAAGAGCGAGGCGCCCAAGAGTGAAGAGCCCCCGAAGAGCGAGGCTCCCAAGAGCGACGCTGCTCCGAAGGAAGAAGCCAAGCCCGAGAAGAAGACCAAGATCCCGGAAGGCGCCCCACCACCCCCGGAGGAGGACTATACGGAGGAAGACTACGATGAAGCCATGAGTGAAGCGATGGATAACCTTCCGCTTCACATGATTGGTGACATAACGGCGGCCAACCTCCATCCGAATGAGATCCGGGAGATCGTCAAGCAACACACCGCATTTCTCAAACATCCGATGACGCCCTCGTCACGGGCGAGCTTCATTCAGGATGCACGAGGGTCCTTTTCGTTGGATCCTCTCGCTGTCCGCCCCCCTACACTGGTAGGGGGGGTCCCATTCGACAATCTGGACCCCGATAAGAAGGCTGCTGCTATGCAGCAACACCGGATGAAGGTGTTCACGAAGAGTCTCATTGCCAGGGACATGATGGTTGATTCATTCGGGGAGGCGGGTATCCCCCCGGACTTGGCCCTTGGCGTGGCTGACTTTCACCTGCGACACAACCCCGCAGAGACCTCCCAAGAACGCGACAAGCGGGCTAAGGAGGCGGCTGACGACGTGTTTGAGCAGGCCCTCTCCTCGGGTAAGCTGACCAAGATTTCAGAGGGCAAGATCCGCGCTGCCTTCAAGCTATGTGGGACGGATGACTCCGCTGTATCCCGTCTCATCACATCCTACTACCAGGCGAATGACTATCACCTGGCAAAGGAGAAGTTCCTATCGTCAGGGTCAGATGACTCATTCACGGAGCACAGCACCCCGAAAGAGATCATCAATGGGCTCCTCAAGTCGGACAAGTTCTTCGCGGAACGTGCCAAGAGCTATCCGCCAGACGCGATCCAGCACGATATGGCTCGGGCCTTCAAGACGCGGGTCTTGGCAAGGCTCAAGACGGTCGACCCTGACAAGTACCGCGTTGTTCGTGACGAGATGGCGGCTCGGGATGCTGAGCAGTACAAGAAGGACTACCCCCAATACGTCAAGGACTTCAAGCAGTGGCAGCGGGACAAAGCCAAGTACGACAAGGCTCAAGCGAAGGCCAAGGAGAAGTTCGATAAGGAGCAGGAGCAGTACGAGAACGACCTCGCTGAATGGAAGCACAACGTTCAGATGTACTATGAGGTCGCACAGATTGAGCGCCCTACCCGGGAGAAGCTCCACGAGTTGCCCGCCCTTGATATGACCCCGCCCAAGGCTCCCGTTATGCCTGATCTCGGGCTTGAGCCGAGGGAGCCTCCCAAGCCTCCGATGCCGCTTGGCTACGTTCAGAACCTCACGGACGAGTCAGAGATTGACAAGGTGCGCAAGACCCTCTGGGATCCCAAGACGGAGGCCGCAGAGGCTGAGAAGGCCCGCAAGGAACAAGCCCGCCTTGAGGCTGAGGTGGCCCGTAAGGAGCGCCTTGAAGCAGCTAAGGAGGAGGCACGTATGCGGGCCGAGAAGGCTAAGAAGACCAAGACCGGCGATTTCATTTATCCCCGGGGGACATCAATGAAGACCGCTGTTTACAACGGGATCGCACCCTACCACACCAATGAAGCCTACGTCCCGTGGACCCAAGCACAGCAGCGGGACATTACGGCTGCCGACCTTGACCTCATCCTCAAGGAGGCGCGTAGCTGGCTACAGCAAACCGTGCTCAAGGAAAACTATGAGGGCGCCCCGCGTGACGCACAGCTTCGCGCTGCCCTTGATCTCGCCATCCGGACAACCAAGGATGGCTTCTATTCGGTGGGATTCCCTCCCCCTGTCTACGAAGATCTTCTCCGCCGCCTGGCTGGGGTTGGCAACACAGGGACGCTCCTGACGGTTGCAACTTCTGCTTATAATCCAGGAGGGGAGCAGAACGCACACATCCAACGTGAGGCTAACATGTCGATCAAGCTCGCTGCCAAGACCGCTGACACCGTCCTCGCCCGTCTCGACCACATCGCCGGGCAAATCGAGAAGAAGTATGCTCAGATGGGCATACCCTTCGAAGTCGCCAAGGCGATTGTGAATGACCTTGACCGCGTCGCTGACGAGGTCGAAGTGGGATCCTTTGGTGAGGCGTCCTTCCAGCGCCGTCAAGCCGAAGTCATCCAGCGCGATGCGGACGAAGGTTACATGGACACCTTCAAGAACCCCATGGCCCCTATCCAGACCGACGCTGATGAGCCCTACATGAGCGCCTACAAGGATGACCAGACCTCCGCCGTCAACCACGGACAATCCACCACCGGCCGCCCCCTGGCGCCCTGAACAGGTGCGTGACGACCTATGATCGACTTTTGGAAGCTGGTCAAGGACTTCAAGCCCGGGGACACCGTTCAACGGTTTGCCCCCGTGCATGGAGACCTCTCCCCCTTCGTCGGTCGGGTCACAGCGGTACATAAGGGCATCGGCTACGTCGACGTACAATGGCCCTACGGCAATGAGCGTATGTCGGCGGAAGAGATCGTCAGGGTCAACCCCCAATTCGCCAAGTACCTCCCCCCATCCCTCGACTTCTCCTACTACGCAGGATACGACGTCGCGATGGCGAGGCAGGCGGCCAACCTTGGGCGCCTATGGCGAACGGATGTCCTTCCAGCCCCCTTTTACGTAGCCCTGTCGAGCCTTTGGGCGAAGACGGCCGATGAGGTCGCGGCTTACGATGAATTGTGGCACCGCTATGGTAACACCGTCGACGACGAAATCCTCCGCAATGAGGTGGCGAAGTTCTACCGGCTTGCCCGGAACGCTACCGAGATGCGGATCCAAGCCTTTGCGCACCGTTCGGCAGCCTATTGGGTTGCCCAGAATCGTCAATTCCGGGTGACACAAGAGGAGCTGCTTGCCAAGCGCCCCGCTTGTCCGAAGTGCGGCAAGGCTATGCGCAAGACAACCTACAAGATGGAGAAGGGCTCTCGTGCCCGGCTCTTCGCTTGCCCCAAGTGCCTATTCCTGCTCAAGCGTGACAACTTGCTAGGGCCGGACGGCGCTCCTGTGGAGTGGTGATGTACACATACGCGCGAACAGCCGCAGATGAGATTCCTCTCGATAGCACGGGCAAGCTAGCCATCGTTCAGCGTGCCTCCCGAGCCCTTCTGGTTTCCGGTAAGGGAGCTGCGACGGCTTGGGCGGAGTATCGGGGAAAGAAGACCACTGATCAATTCATGATCTTCGCCTTGGCCCTCCAAGACACGCTCCAGCAGATGTTCTTCATCGCAAAGGCGTTCGGGATGGACCTCATCGGGTTCAAGGCGGCCCTGGCAGATGCCGGTGAGATCGTCAATCGAGCCACGAAGAGGTACTACAACTTCAAGGACTTCTCCCCCTCCGTTCTCGGTAAGGTCACCTTCGCCATGCGGGATGTCCTGATCGGGACGCGTGACATGCTAGAGGGAGCACGGGACCTTGAGGATTCTGCCGAGGCCCCCATGGACCAGATCGTGTTCGGATCGGACATGAGCATCGTCCTAAGCGCCCTCGTCATGGTCTTCAAGCAGCTCCGGGTTGACATCAAGGGGATCGTGAAGGCTCGGAACGAGTCGCTACGGTTCTTCCGGGTCATCGCGGAGAGCGCCATTGGGGCGGTACCTCCGGGGGGCGAGGCGTATGAAACCGATGAGCCCATCATTCTTGCCGCCACGGTGCGCAAGATCACGGCGATGCTACACAAGAATCCGGAGGCAGGTCTACGCCTCTTGGACGCTCTTGAGCAGCGCCTTGCAGGTGGAGGCGTCTAATGGCCTTCCTACGCTACGCCAATGCCGCTGTCGTCAAGCCCCTGGTGTCTACGGACGCTTGGACAAGCCTTCGCGGCGCGGGGCAGCCTGTCTTTTCCAAGACGGCCAACAAGGTCATCCTGGAGGAGTACGACCCTAAGCAATTCCTCCTGACACATTGCACGATCATTGCGTCGGTGGATACGGAGGAGTCGAAGGCACCCCTTGGCGGGCAGATGGTCGATGGGTTCCAGATCACCCGCAAGTACGCCGATTGGCTCGTATCCCCGGACACGACGAAGTACATCAACAACAACAACGATTGCTGGGAACGGCGGCTCTTGCTGTCGAGCTTCAAGACATTCGTTGGGGGCGAAAACTACGTCGAACACATCCAGATCCCGGAGCTTTCGAAGGGCAAGATCATCGATGCGGCAAGCCGTGACATTGGTGACTCGATCTACATCGATATCCTCGTCGCGACGAACCGTAAGCATCGGGACCTCATCAGCGCCATCACCACCGGCCGCTTGCAGACCCTGTCGATGGGGTGCTCGGTAGAGTTCACCATCTGCACCAAGTGCGGCAACGTTGCGGCGGACGAGCCCCAGCTATGCCCCCACGTTCGTTACCTCAAGGGCAACGAATGGATTGACGAGCTTGGTAACCGCCGTCGTATTGCGGAGCTTTGTGGTCACCGTGAGGCGGAGCCTGGGAGCGTCAAGTTCATCGAAGCCTCCTGGGTTGCGAACCCTGCGTTTACCGGGGCGGTGCTTCGCAGCATCCTCACCCCCGATGAGATTGCAGGGATCGGACAGCGTGTGCAGGTAGCCTTCTCTACACCGGCCCGCACAGCAGACCCTACAATGCTGCAACGTGCGGCAAGCGCGACGTCCGCATACCTTGAGAGGGACCGGCAGCTTGCCCATGAGGCATCTCTCTTTCTGACACCCCCGCGTGCCCCTCGAACCAATCTCGCCTTCGATGATGGGTTTGACCAAGGAGGCGCCCCAGCAGAGGCTCCCAAGGCTCCTGCAGACCCCCTCAAGAGGGTGGTCGATGATCTAGTCAACACGGTGCATGAGAAGGTCATCGAGCGTGTTCGTGGTGAGATGGGCAAGGACGACGCCAATCGCATCCACAACATGGATGAGAGCACCAATGACGGGCTGATCAAGTCAGCCGGTAACTACGTCTGGCACGAGATCGCTAAGGTGGTCTATGCCGGAACGCGCAACCGTGTCCTATCCAAGCGAATGCTTGAGGGCCTCATGCTCTACAAGCATGGCGGCTGGCGGACCGTAACGGCGGCGCAGCAATTCACTGGGAGGGAGCTTCTGGCGATCTCTCGGTTCGTTGATTCATTTGCCCGTCGAGGGTTTGTAGCCGGTGAGGCTAGGCTCTACCGGACCATTCTTGCGGTTGGTGGCCCCGCAAGATTTGGGAATGATCAGCGTTTTTTGGCTGCTTGCAAGCAACACATTGGGCGAGACCTCACGGACATTGAGTCGAAGACCCTACTCCAGAAGGGTCGCCTGTATGACGCGGGTTCGTGAGAATCCTTCTATAATCCATCTGAGAGCAGAAAGGTGACGTGACATCATGCGCGAGCGCACAACTTGGAATCGAGACCAGATCCGGCAGGCTGCAATGCAGCGTAAGGCGGATCCGACCCTGATGAACCAGAACCACGTACAACAGCAACCCGGCGCTACCGACTACACCACGGGCACCCCATCGTCCTTCGCTGAAGACGTCGACAAGACCAATCGGTGGGAAGACGAGTACAAGGGCGGCCAGGTTGCGCGCAACGAAATCGGTATGCCCGAATTCCGCGCCGAGACCTTCAACCATCCCGAAAAGACTGCCGCCCTTGACGAGGAGACCCTCATCAAGAAGGCAAACCTCTGCGTTCGCGTCGCCTCTCTCATGCTCCGCAAGACCGCGACCGAGGCCGCTATTGAGGACCAGGCCGCCGCGCTGATGAACCTCCCTGACTACGACCTCATCGAGACCTATACCCGCCTCGCCGACGAGCAGCAGGGTCAGGCTCAGCAGGATGATGGGCAGGACAAGGAAGCCGGTCAGATGCCCCCTCAATTCCGGGAGAACGCCGAGAAGAAGAAGGAAGAGGCCGAGGCCAAGAAGGACGACGAGAAGAAGGACGAAGGCGAGAAGAAGGAAGCCGACGTTCAACAGCAAGTCAGCCTGCAAGGTCAGCAAGCGCAACAGCAGCAGGTCTCGCAGCAAGACATTCAGGCCCAGATCCAGCAAGCGGTCGCCCAGGCGATGCAGCAGATGGCTCAGCAGCAAGCCCAGGCGCAGCAATGTCCCCAGGCTTGTGGCAAGATGGCCCAAGACGAAGAGAAGAAGGACGATCAAGGCGAAGGCCAGAAGCAGGCTGAGCAGCAGGTTCAGACCCAGCAGGTTCAAGTCAGCCAAGACCAGATCGCCCAGATGGTTCAGCAAGCCGTCCAGCAGGCTATGCAGGCCCAGCAACAGGTCCAGACCCAACAGCAGGTGCCCCCGGCCCAGCAACAGGTCCAGACCCAACAGCAGGTCAGCCAGCTCGGTGACATCGAGATCAATCCCGAGCCCGTTGCCGACGACCTCGGCATTGAGCTTGAGACCCCCATCATGGATACCGGCGACGTGGCCCTTGGCCCCGAAGACGACGTCCTGATGAGCCTCTTCGCCAACGAAGAAACCCAAGCCCAGGAGCAGATCCAGGGGCAGGGTGACCAAGGCCAGCAGAAGCAGGCAAGTGTTCGCACCGCCTCGACCCGCACGGTCGGAACGCGCCCCTCGGGTGGCGTTAGCCGCATCGGTGGTGGTGGAGTCGGAGCACCCAAGGCGGGATCAGACGTCGATCGTATGTCCTCCTTGTGGGCCAGCGCACCAGACGTGAGCGAGGCGTTCGGTCTTACCAAGCGGTAAGCCAACCCCTCATGCAGTACCCAGATGAAGATGTAGATGTGGAGTTCACCCCGGCAAAAACCGTGTTTCAGGAGTAAGAGTTATGCCAATGCCTATCGGTGGAATCAGCTCGGGTGATTTCAAGGAGACTTCCGGTCGTGTACAGCTTCTCCACGTCGTGACCCGCAATTCGCTGGGTGCTCTGACGACAGACGCTTTCACGCAGGCAAATCCCCCTGTAGTCACCGCAACGGCCAACAAGAGCGCCACACTCTCCAGCGTCGCCAAGGTCGGCGTCCTCGGTGGGTCGGTCGCCTTCACCCGTCCCGACGTCGGGAACGGCTATCATGGTGGACCAGTCGTCACGGCAGGCCCCACCTACCTCGCAGGCTTGAAGCCCCTCGGCATCTTCTTGAACGACGCCATCGGCAACCCGTTCGAGAACACCCCAGGCGCAGCCTCCGGCAAGGGTCCCTATGTGTGCGGTAGCGGAAGCTGCCTCGGCCTCTCGATCTACGAGACCAAGCACCAGAAGACCGGTTCGGCCAACATCACCTACACGGCGGGCGACCCTGTGTACGCGTCGATGAACGGCTACCTCACCAACGTTCTCGAAGACGCATACGAGAACAACGTCGCGGGCGCACCTACCCCGACCCTCATGGGCATCGTCAAGGCCGCACCCGATGCCGGAACCAACAACATCCTCGTCATCGACCTCCGGGTCTGAGGCTCGAAACAGGACTTTTTGGAGGATATCATGACGACTCAAGTTTCCAACGAGATCAAGCAGCAGATCATCAGCGAGTACATCAAGACCGCTGCGGGTCGCGCCAAGCTCGCCGCCTCCATGATCCAGCCTCTCCGGCTGCGTCGTGACTACACCGCCGTGGGCCGCAAGACCTTCTTGGTCGAGCAGCTTCCCGATGGAGCGCTCCCGATCTACGACAAGGATCCGGACGTCACCGCATTCGTGGTTGGTGAGGAAGGCGAGAACATCCTCGCGATCCAGAAGCCACGCCGCGTCATCTTCCCGCTGTTCGAGATCGCCTCGAACCCCGAGATCCCCCTCACCCAGATCAAGGAGCGTCGTTTCGACCTGATCGAACGTGCTCAGGACCTGGCGAAGGCCCAGATCCAGGCCGCCGAAGACGAGCGCGTCTTTGCGGTTCTCGACTCGATCGCCGTCAGCGGCTTCGATACGCTTCCGGGCGGAACGAACCCTGACCTCGCGGTTGTTGCCCCGATCAGCCCCTCGATCCTCGCCGACGCGTTCGCCGAGATCGAGCGTCACGACCTGCGCGTTGCCCGCATCTATATGAATGCCGTCGATTACGCCGACATTCGTAAGTTCGGTCGCGACATCCTGGACATCGAGAGCCAGGCCACGCTGCTCAAGACAGGTCTTCAGGCGACCCTCTGGGGCGCACAGATCATCACCAGCCGTCTGGTTCCGGTCGGCTTCGTGTACCTCTGCGCAGAGCCCGAGAACTTCGGACGCTTCCCGGTCCGTACCGAGCTGACCGTCCTTTCGGCAGACGACCCCAAGGCGCGCACGATTGGGTTCTCCTGCTTCCAGAACATCGGCATCGGCGCCTTCAACCCTCGCGGCCTCACCCGCATCGTCGTCAACCGCTTCTAAGCGGTCCTGCCCTAGAGGGGGCCACCGCGCCCCCTCAACCCTCCCTTTCACGACAAGCCTTCTTCCCTTCCTGGCGAACCTTCGTCTCAAGGGCCTTCTCTGCGGCGGCATAGGACCGTCGCGAAACGCCACGCTTATGACCGTGGCGTTGAACCCACTCCTTGCCTGCCTCTTGACCTTGAGCCTTGCGTCCGATCTTCATGCTCCTGGTATGCCAAGGAGGGTCAGGGATCAATGGTGTAGTGGCTCTTCATGACACCAGAAGAACGTGACGCGCTTGTGGCGAAGGCACTGATGACGCCCCAGGGGAAGCAGACGCTTCGGAGGGCCATCCTTCACAGGCATCGTAACTTGAGGGAGGCTATTGCGCTGCGTTACATTCCGGCATTGATTCGAAGGGTACGGATGGAGCGGCTCGGCCTCCGAGTAATAGCTGGGGGCTGACCCACTCGTTTGCCATCCTGTTTCCCCACCGGCTCACCTCGTCATAGACGGTGGTCGACTTGGTCTCCCCCTTCTTCGTGACCTCGAAGACCAGGCAATTCCCACGGTTCCAGCCATGGTCAAACCGCCAAAGCCAGGTGCGATCCGTGCTAAGGATCTCGAGGAGCTTCCTCTCCCAATGGGGGGCGAAATCCGGGTAGCATAGCCCTTGAAGCTCATGCCGCAGCAGGACCGCCCCAATCGCATTGCACGCCGGGAGCCCTTCGGTACGAACGACCCTCGGGTAATTCGTGTAGTCACAGAAGTCGAAGACGGGTCCGCGTAGGATACGGACGTCCATGCTGCGTGCCCATTTGAGGGCCTCGATGACGGTGTCTTCAGGGCTCATTCTCTCTCCGGTTCTCCTTGGAAGCCCGACGTGAGCTTCACATCAATGGTGGCAGGTAGCTGCCAATCGATAGGGGCAAGCCCCCAACGCTTGAGGGCCTCGTTGGTCTTTGAGAATGGCTTGCTTCCGAAGAAGCCAGCGTGTGCCGATAGTGGTGACGGGTGAGGTGCCGTGATGACGTAGTGCTTCTCATCGTCAATCAAGGCCCGCTTCGATTGAGCATGGCGGCCCCATAGGATGAAGACCATGGGTTTCTCCCGAGCCGCCAACATGCGGATCACAGCGGTGGTAAATACCCCCCATCCCAGGTTGCTATGGCTGGCGGGAACACCCTCGCGAACCGTGAGGCTCGTATTGAGAAGCATCACGCCCTGTTCCGCCCAATGCCCAAGGTAGCCGTGCTTGACAGGCTTGGCGCCCACATCTGCCTCAGCCTCCTTGTAGATGTTTGCCAAGGACGGGGGGATGGGCACCCCGGGGAGCACCGAGAAGGCTAGCCCGTGGGCTTGTCCACGCCCATGGTAAGGGTCCTGGCCAAGGATGACGACCTTGATCGCGGCGTAAGGCGTGTTGAATGCCTCGAAAACACGCGCACTTGGCGGAAGGATCACGTGGGATGCCGCGTCTGCCTTGATGGCTTCGGCCAACTTCGTGAAGTAGTCTTGCTCAAATTGAGGTTTGAGAAGGGTCTTCCAACTAGGGTCCATGCCGATTGCTACACCGTTCCGGTGTAGAGTGTAGCATGCTCAACCAAGATCTGATCAGTACTTTGACCTCTGCCGCCGTGGCTTTTGGGGCTGCATACTGCGCTGTTCCTCACGTTGATGTCAATGTGAGCACCACAGGCACCGATCTTCAAGGCGTCGGGACCCGATGGAGCGCCAGGATGACCCTCACGGATCGTGTCAAGACCACCGACGAGGCGTCCAGCCCCGCATACTCCCGCGAGTGGTCCGTTGAGGATCAAGAGGATGCCAACATAGCCCTTCAATCGTTGTGCGACGTTGTGATGCGTGACTTCGAGGGCTTGGCTGACAGCGTGAGCAAGCAAATGACAGCCATCGGGGAAGCCTGTGGGATTCTCTTCCCGACCCTCCCGCAGGGGGTTGCGCCTGAAAAGGGCAAGGTTGTCGAAATGGCCGCTGACCTTACCCCGGCACGTTGAGAATCTGGTCATAATCCATTTGTCAGATCCCCTATGGTACGAGGAACCAAGTTCCTCGCCTATACGGAGGACATCAGATGGATATCAGATTCAAGCCAGGCGAGCCCGTCAGACTCATCGTTACCCGCACCTTCACGATGGGTGACAGCAACATCCAATTCCGTCACGGACAAGAGGTTGAATTTGATGGGGTCACGGTGACCACGGATGGGGAAAGCTTCACCATGCCGCGTCTTCGTGGGCCAATCAAGCAGGGCTGGCTTGTTCCTGAAGAGGGCTTTGAGCAGGATAACCCTGTCGAAGCCATTTCTGCGAACATTCAAGTACGACACCCCACCAAGGGAGGCAACCCCTTCGCTCCCCCCGAGAAGAAGGCAATTGTCACGGTCGAGAACGATGAGCGTCAGGTCGGCAACACCCGCACCGCCGCTGAAGCCACTGCCAACCGCAATCGGAACTACCATCGATCGGGCGGCAAGGTCAAAGACCAGCACGGTCGCGTCATGGAGGTCGAGGCCCAGGATGGGACACACTTCCGTGACCTCCAGACCCCTGCCAAGTCCCGCCCTGTGTTGGATGGTGACAACGCTGGTGCCCTGATCAGCGCGGCCAAGCCCCCCACCATTCAGCCCGTCAAGGGGCGTACTGAGGACGAGGCTTTGGCCTTGATGACCGAGGAAGAGCGTACCGTGTACCTGGCCGAGAAGGAGTCACGGCGCGCGGTGTACGATGCTGAGATTGCCGCAGCCGCAGCCAAGTCGGGTCGCCCTGTTGTTGCAGCCGTCAAGAAGCAGGCTCCTGTGACTCGTGAGGGCATGACGATCACGACGACCACAGGTGGTGGTACAGAGATCGCGGATCCTACCACGGGCGCCATGCAGACCGAGACCACGGTGACTGAGCGTGAGGGTATCAAGTTCACCAACACCAACGGCCCCAAGCGCCCCGAGGTCCAGCCCGCACGCCCTGTCCAAGCGGCAGCCCCACAGCCCAAGGCGGCACCGCTTCCGGCGCTCCCTGTGGCAACACGTAAGATCATCGCCAAGTCCCTGTGCGCAGACTTCCCGGAGTCTTATGACTTCGAGGCGCCCCTCAAGAAGAGGCTTGCCCGGCTTTCGCTTGACTTCGAAGATCGGCCTGACGTCATTCAGGCCGCCTTTGCAGCCGAGACGGACGATGGGAAGCAAGCCCTCGTCGCAGAGTTCCCTGCTGTCTTCCAGGCGGGCTGACGGTGTTTCCTTTGTTCGCCCCGGTCTTGACGGGAGAACAAATACCGTGACCGACTCCGCTTCCAAAACAGCCGCACAAGGCGTCACCATCTACTTGATGGAGGAGCTAACCGACGCGCGCTTGCGTTGCGAACAGCTCAAGAGGTACATCCAAGACGCCGTGCAGCTCGTTGAGAAATCCCCGCAACGAGACCACATCTTCGAGGTAGCTGGGCATCTTCTGCACGGCATCCCCGAGGCTCTATTCAAGCTGGACAAGGCGTTGGGGGCTACCGCCCTTGCTGCCACCAAGCTGGACTACGATGAAATCAAGCAAACGCTCAAGCCCGAAAAGGTGGAGGAGCTTGAGCGCGCCCTTGAGGATTCGAGAATTCGCTACGTAACCCGCCGTTCAGGAGATACCCCTATGCAACCCAATGAGACCGCAAAGGCTCTTCGGGATGTTGCCGCAGGGCTAGCGGAGTCAGGCCGGTTTCCGGTTAAGGACGTCGCTTCCATCGTGGCAATGCTGCGTGAGCAGGAGGTCCCAAACCTCCGGCTTGCAAGCATCCCAACGCGCCTTGATCCCAACATGATCCTTGCCGTAGCAGACGCCATCACGGACGGAACCCTCCGGAATCGTGAGCGCCTTGCCGTGGTCCTCGAAACGGCTCTTCAGCAGGCCCTTGGGGGTCAGCAGATGCAAGCGCTTCTGCAAAGCGCCGGAAGCCGTGAAGAGGTCATGGATGGGTTCAAGAAGGAGAACCCCGCCCTCACGGATGCGCAGCTCAAGGAGATCGCCGACCAATGGGAGGCGAACAAGGACGTGGTCAAGAACAAGACGGCTCGCAAGGGAGACGGGGATCCCATTTGGGACGTCCGGGGCGGCGTACAGATCGCCCTTGACGATGCCTACAAGTTCGAGAAGATCGACAAGAGCAACTGGCCCCCGCGTGTGCTCAAGCTGCTTCAGCAAGCCTTCAAGCTGTTGAACCAGGCTAATGACGCCTTCATTCAGGCCGCCAAGGAAATGGACGGGTCCCCCGCCAAGTTCGCCAATGAAGAGGTGCTTGCGGGCGCCGGGGAGGAATTCCAGAAGGTCAACCCGGCGATCACGGATGAGCAAGTCGCCATCATCAACGACATGCATGAGAAGCACAAGGACGTCGTCAAGAACAAGCATGCTGGCGATATTCTGAGTGACTTCAGCACGGCCCTCATTGATCTCTCAACCTCCATGAAGGCGGCCTCCGAGGATATCGAGACCAAGGCGGCTCATGTGTGGAAGATCTGGCGCCAGGTTGAAGGCCCCCAAGGCGGCGGCGTCAAGCAAGAGATGAAGCGCTTGGCCCCCGAGGTACTTGACATTGTATCCTCGCTCCGCAAGCAGGTGAAGGTCATCAGCGGCCTACACACCATGGCCTGGCGGCACGTTACGGCGGCTGAGAGCGATCACGAGAGCAAGTTCGAGAAGGGTAAGCCTGCCGATCCCACCGAAAACATGACACCAGAACAGAAGGCCGAATGGGAGCGCCAGAACAAGGAGCATAAGGACCAGTTCAAGTCCGCTACCCGTACTGTGCCCCTTGAAGACGCCAAGAAGGGTGACATGGTGGAGGTCGAGATTGGTGTCCCCTGGCCCAATGACGCCAAGAAGGAAAAGGTCACTGGTAAAGTCGTGCGCGTGAAGGCAGATGGCTTAGTGACGGTGGACGTTGAGAAAACCCGCACGAATCCGGGAGGACACCCCAACGAGGATGTGTCCCATGTGGATGTCCGCCCCAAGAAGAAGTCCGCTTCGGACTTCAAGGATGCCTCCTCAAATTTTCCTGATTGGCCCACGCCTACTGGCGTCTCTCCCGAGGAGTGGGCCAATGCCCTACGTGTCTACGTCGAGGTGACAGACTTTCTGAAACCCGCTTGGAATGCGGGAACGGAAAACCCCGACCGACGCGGCGTCCCCCAGATGGACGTCAACATCTTCGTCGACTGGCTGCACGACATGCGTGAGCAAGGTGCCCCGGCCGCTGAATACGTCGCGCAAACGATCCGAATCGAGACGCTTCTCAAGAGCCTTATCGAGAAGCTCGACAAGGATTACGCGAAACATCGTGATGACATTCTCATGTACATCGACACCCACGGTGTAGCTGGTAAGGATGCGTTCCGAGACCTCCTTTTCGGCCAGGACACCTATGGAGACGTGCTACGTCGAATGCGTCACGAGAGGCTCATTACCCTTGACCCAGCCATTCAAGGCTACGTGAGGGTGTAATGACCAGCCCGCTAGTATCCCGCCCGCCTTACGGCACCGGCCGCCCAGCAACGCCTGTGGGGGAGTCCAAGCTCCCCCAGGGTGGGCCTACCGACAAGGGTTTGCCCGTAGACCCAGGGATCCCCGGGGGCGCGACGTTTGCCAAACCTGTTGACGACAAACGGGAGGACCGAAAGGACGACGAGCCCATCAAGCGGGTTGACGGTCCTGACGATCTCACCAAGGATCGTGACCGTGTGGACACCAGAGAAGATAATGCCGACCATCACGATGGGATCGGTTTTGGAGCCCCTGGTCCACAAGATACCTCCAAAACCAAGTACCCCTACCGTGACGGCATCCCCAATACACATAATGCTGTGTCCAAGTTAGGGTCTCTCATGATCAGTACACGCGTGGCTCTTCGGTTCCAAGCGGTTAAGGACCCCTCTATCGCGGGTAAGGTCAGGGAGATCCTTGAAGCCTTGAAGAGTCTTCAAGGTAAGCTGGACAAGGCTTGTGATGGGCTGAATGAAGACCTCCGTCAGATTGAAAGGTGGACCAAGGAGACCTCATCCTTTGCAGTACGGTCATCGCTAACGCCCCTACGGAATGCCATCCAAGAGACCTTGGAGATGGCCTACCCCTTTGTAGGTAAGCTCAAGGGCGTGCAGAATATGGGGGTAATGGAATTCAAGACGGCGGCCCTGCGATTCGATGACGTCGCCAAGGATGAGCTGAAGCGGATCGGTGTTACGAAGGACGCCTTGTCCAGATTCGTGAAGCGTGCTGATGTCATCGCAGACATTTACCGTGAGGTTGAGAGCCTGGCACGCACAGAAAACCTTGGGGGAGGTAAGTTTGTTCGTGGGCTAAAGGCTCTCGCGAAGGCCATGAGTGTGGGCTACACTCCCGGGGGGCACATCAAGCAAGCGGTTGTGACCCTTGAAAGGGCTCTCTGATGGCAGACCCACGTATCGTTTTGGGGCTCTGGGTCACGCAACACGAGCCGTCGGTTGTTATCAGCCTGGACGCAAGGGTAGCTGCGACCCTTGACCAGATCGTTTCTGGCTTGTCCAAGACGATCGCGGATCGTGCTTCGACCTGCAAGGTCTTGCTCAAGAGGGCAGACATCAAGAACCTCCGCTGGATCTTTTCGGTGGACGCTGGTAATGGCCCCAAGGTGGTCCGAATGAAGGCGACGAAGAAGGGCAATGTGGTAGCCCTAACGAAGATGGACGTTGCCTTCTCGTGTTCCTGCCCAGCTTGGCAATGGCGTGGGCCGGAGCACAATGCGCAATCAGGCGGTTACTTGGACGGTAAGCCCGCAGGAACGGCTTCACCGCCCAACGTTCGTGACCCACACCGGACCCACAAGGTCTGCAAGCACGTAGCCGCCGTAGTGAGTTTGGTACGAGGGTGGAGCTTGTCTTCGAAGAAGGCGGGCGCTTATCCTTTCGTTCCAGGTGCATGTTGGGAGGTCTCGAGCGAGCCGGAGCCCCCTGATCAATCAAGCTCGTAAGATGAGGATCGAATGCCAACCTATTCCCTAGCGTGTCTCGAGTGCGGCAGGATTGAAGATCGCCGAATGTCCTTCACCGACTATGATGCCCTCAAAGAGGGGACGTTGCACATTGCTTGTCCGTCTTGCACAGAGGCCATGTCCATCAACTTCCAGCCCGGAAAGGTCATGTTCGTTCTCAAGGACAGCGCCACGGGCGGGTGGGTGTCCAAGGCTGGCAAGGAGAACAAGTACAGGATGAAGCGTCGTGAGGAGATGGCCCGCCGAGAGAAGGACCATGTCTTCAAGTCCTCCTTGCAGCCCAACTACGGTGGCGAGGAGACGGGAACGTGGCGTGAGGCTCAAGAGGCCGCGCGGAAAGAGGGTGGTGACTCCGCTGCTGCTACGTACGCACCTCTTGTTGCCAAGGAGCAAGCCACATGATCCGGGAGTTTTCTGTCGTCCGGCGCCGCCCGAACCTTGTCGACGTGGTCACACCACGTCGCCCTGGGGTTGATGGTTATCGCCTTGAATGGGCTACCAATTTCGACGCGACTTACACCACGCTCTTCACAGCCTCCTTGAGTGGTCATGTCGATGACAGCCTTCGGGATGCTGGGCACACCATGATGGCTGGGGACAACGTTCGAATGATCTTCGACCCAGCCAATTATGCCATGGTAGACGCCAAGGCTTTCTGGCTTCGATTTGTCCCCGTCACTGGGGGTGCCCCCGGAACGGCAACACCAGGCGTTCTGATTCTACCCGACCAGGGGGGCTTTGGAACCGTGATCATCGCAGGCAACGCCCCCAATGTGGCGGCCGTTGCCAATTCGACGATCATACATTTCCCGCGCCTTGTCGAAGACTTGCGCATCGTTAACAACTCGGACACCAACGCGCTCATGGTTGCTGCCTTGGATTCGGATGCGGAGTACACGGTCAAGGGTGGAGCGACCCAACAAATCCTTGCCAACCTGCGCGGAGCAACATCTGGGATTCGGGTACGTGGCTCGGGCGCGATCGTAGCCTTCCAAGCAACCTTCACCCTAGCCTACGCCAGGTAGCCCCAACGTGCATCCCTGGGCTCACGGTTATTTTTCAAGAACGGGGCGGGCAACCGCCTCTGGACGCCCCGCTTTCCTTTTATAGCGGGCACTGGTCGAAGGGATTTCCCTGCAACTCATTAGGAGCGCTCATGCTGCGACTCATCCACAAGCAAACAACCCTCGGTCCTCTTCTCGTCGATGACATTGACGACGGGCTCCCGAACAAGACGGTACACAGGATGGGCACGACAGCCGATCCGAAGGCGTACCCTCGGGATGGTTACGCAAACAAGCCCAAGCAATCCTGCTACATCCCCTATGCCCATCCTGCGGATACGACCATCGCGGGCTTCATCGACGTCTACGAGACAGATCGTGTGACGCATTCGGCAGGCAAGGGGAAGATCTACGGGTTGCGTCGGGCGGGCCTCATCGACGTCACGGTCTTTGCCGAGGCGGACGTTGCGACCCCAGTCATCACCAATGCACAGCTTGGCGTTCCAGGCGCAGGTGACTTGACCATCACCGGCACCGGGCTGCTGTCGCTTGCTCCCGTTACCACGAAGGTGGAACTCACGGGGACCGGCGCGGTGACCTTGACCCAGGCGGAGATCTTGGCAGGTACCGGAACGATCTCCGATACCAGCATCTTCATCCCCGCTGCTCTGGTCCCTGGAATCGCTGCACCGGGAACGGCCGCGCTTGTTGTTTCGGACGAGAAGCGGTCCAACTCTTTCAGCGTTGTGTGATGAATGACTACGAGGCTTCTACCATGGATTCTGGAGCAAGAAGCGGGTGCCTTCCAACGGCTCGATCGCCGTTGGCGGCCAACAGGGCTTTTACAAGAGCCCTACCGTCGATCCTTGCTCAAGGATATCCAGGAGAAGTACTCCTATCTCGCGGCAGCCCTGGACGAGTTCGCATCGATGGATCGTGGGGACGTGTACGTGAAGCTGATTCACCGTATGCGTCTCTACGAGCAGCAGGCAAAACGGGCTTGGCGTTACGACGACCTGGCTTTCTTGCAGGCCGTCACGGGTTTTCTTTCGGACTACGGGACAATCATGCGGCTCCTCGCCACAGACAAGGCCAGGGGGCGGCTGGACCCACAAGTAAAGGATGGTTGATACTATGCGCGTAGCAGTCACTCGCGGAGACCTCCCTGGCCCGCTGTTCCTCGCGGACCTTGAAGTCATTTCTCAATACGATCCGGCAATCGAACCGGTCGGGCAGACGTTCTACATCAGCCGACCCATTCTCAGCGAGATGGCGACGGCTATGGCGGGTGCCCAGGCAGGATTGCTCGGCACGGTCAACATGACGTCCATCGGCTTGCCGATCACCATTGGTGCTGGCAACCGAGCCCTCAAGGTGAGAACCTCTGTGGCACCCACAGCGTTCACGACCTGCAATATCGCCATGGCAGCCTACGCTACGGTCGCGGCCCTCATGGTTGCGGTCAATGCAGCCCTTGTTGCGGGCGGTGTGGCAGCCAGCGTCAGCCTTGACCGCACGGGGACCTTCATGGTTCTCAAGTCAACGGCGACCGGCCCTGGTGCCTACATCGAGGTTGACTCGGTGGCGGGTGGCTCGACCTTCAATTCGGTCCCTGGGATCGCGATTGCAGGCGGGGCATTCACCATGCCCACGGCGGCAGCGGTCATCACGGCCCTCAACCCCGTAGGCGGCCCCTTGGATGTGTCGAACGCGACCCTCTTGGCAACCCTTGGTGGCGGCTTGACTGACGCCCAGGCTCTTGCGGTAGCGGACGCTGTCTCCCTCAAGCTCGTCGAGACCCAGGTGGTTGTTCGAAGCTTCCAGGTAGGCAACCTCGCTGGCTACCGTTCGGCCAACTACACCCCCGATGCCAACCGCCTCCCTGATGGAGCAGCTATCACGGTCGTCCAAGACGACGGGGTGTCGCTCTACACCGCACCGGTTCCGAACATCACGTCGGCCGTTATCGGCGGCGGTAACTTGACCATCACAGGGACGGGACTCGGTTCCAACGAGACCTTCATGTCCTCGATCAAGACCACCGGCGCTTGCGCCAAGACCCTTGACCAGCGTGCCATCAAGCATGCAGGCGGAACGATCTCCGCAACGAGCATCGTTGTCCCCCTCACCGCGCTCCCGGGCCTCGCTGCGGCGACCTGCTGGGTGCAAGTCAAGATGGACACCTTGCTCTCGAACGTGCGAGTGGTCGCCTGATTGTTAGCAGGCAGATGTATATCTAGATTCAGAATTCGATGCGTTACGGCGCTCTGCGCCGAGATTGGATGAAAGATGTCGGCCAAACCCGATCACGGAAAAGAAGTTCGAACCTGTGACCTTTACTTCGCGGCGTACCTTCAAGTAGCCGGAGCCCCCCTTGTGCGCCATGAGCGTGAGCAAGGGGGGAAGGTCTTCTTCATCTTCGATGGGTCGGTCGCGAACATCGAAGAGCTGAAAACCGCGTGGTTCAACCACACGGGTAAGGTCCCAGCACTTCCTTTCTCGAATGCCATCAAGAGCCTGAAGTCTGTTTGCCACATGACATAGGTGGAGGTTCATCGTGAACAACAAGTCGCACTACCTCGAGAACAGCGTCATCAACCACTTCCTGCGGAATAGCAGCGTGACCTCTCCCACGACGGTCTACGCAGCCCTTTTCACCGTGACGCCTACCAAGGGCACGGCGGGGACGGAAGTCACGGGTGGTGCTTACGCCCGGACGGCCGTCACCATTGGTGCTCCGACCAACGGCGCCGCCTCGAATAGTGCGCCTTGCACGTTCCCCACGGCGACGGCCTCATGGGGCGTCGTTACGGGTGTGGCGATCTTCGATGATCCCACGGCGGGCAACATGCTCTACTTCGGTGACCTCGCGTCGACCAAGACGGTGGACAATGGGGACACGGCTTCCTTCGGGACGGGCACCCTGACGGTCAACGAGACCTGATAAGGGGGATCCATGGCTGACATCGCACTCGAAGCAGCACTAGCAGGGGAAGGCGACGTTTCCGCGACGTCCAACGTCCTCTGGGCGCTTGCCACCGATTTCTCGGGTGAGTCAGATCTGTCGGCTACGGAAAGCACCCAGAAGCCCCTGGACGCGGCCCTGGCCGGTGAGAGCAGCCTGGCTGCCACGGCCAGCGCCCAACGTTCCTTGGCTGCGGCCCTTGCTGGAGACAGCGCAATCTATGATGACCTCCACGCCAACGTGCCAATCTCTGCTAGTGTGAGCGGCCAAAGTGACGTCCAGGCATCCTTGAATGTGGCTAGCGCCTTCAGGGTGACTTTCAGCGGCAATTCAAACCTACAGATGGGTGTTCCGTACGTTTCACACCCTGTCGTAGCCCCCGCCCCAGAGGTCACATCCGTGCTTGGGGTTGGTATGCGGATCACACCACCCTCGCCCGTGTTGACGCACCCGAGCATTTCCCCTCGCCGTCAGACCTGAATTTCTCCCTATGCGGTCTTCGAATTGAGGAGATCGCTCATGCCCAACACCCGTCTCATCCAAGCCAATCAAGTCGTCCTTGATCAGGTTGACTTCCTCGCTGTGGACGGCTTCACGCGCATCACGGGATTGACCATTGCCGATCTCACATGCCTGGTGTTCTTCAACAATAGCGCGCAGCCTTGGCCCCTCACCTCCGGTAGCAGCGTCCTTGACAATCAGGTTGCGAGCGGCCGGATCTACTTCCATGAGATCCCCGGGTCCCCCGGATTCTACAGCCTCCGCTTCCGGCCCAATGCTGTGGGGTTCTGGCGTGTGCTTGTGTCATACCCTGTAGGGACACAGACATCGGCTCAAGACTACGACGTTTCCGCTCAAACCCAGACCGACGCTGCCTCGGGCGTCAAAAGTTCATTTACACGGCCCACCTGATAGGAGACCCCGATGCCCAAGACCGTCTATCTCGACACCGTTCTTCTCAACCACGTCCTTCGGGGCGTTGCCTATTCATCTCCATCCACAATCTACGTGGCTCTTTTCACGACCGCGCCAACACCGACCCTTCCTGGGATTGAAGTGTCCGGTGGCGCTTATGCGCGGCAGCCCGCGACCTTCACGGACCCTGTGGCGGGCACGACCGCCAATTCGGCTGACGTTGTCTTCCCCACGGCGACAGCCCCTTGGGGAACCGTTGAGGCTTACGCCCTCATGGACGCAGCCTCTGGGGGCAACATGCTCTACTTCGCCTCCTTTGCGGCACCCAGGCTTATCGACGTCAATGACGACGCACGCTTCCCGGCAGGGCAGCTTACGGTGACAGAGAGCTAATGGCTGACGTCCTCCTCTCAGGAGACATCCTTGGCGAGGCCAACCTCCCGCCGCCCTCGTGGAGTATCCTTCACCGATTGGTAGGATCCGCGAACGGACTAGCCTCCCTGCCAAGCACCGCGTACATTGGGCATCGCTTGCAAGGAGCTATCTTGGGGAGCGCCGACGTAGAAGGGGCGGCACCGTATCGAAGCGTCATCGTCTCCGGGAACATTCATGGGGTGGGCACGCTATCCTTGCGAGAGACCAATCTCTCGGGTGCCATCATCGGTGTAGGGTCTACTACGGCAGTTCTGCACCGATCGCGTATGCTGCACGGGCATATTTCTGGGACGTCCCTTGTAACGTACGCGCAGCCAATGCCCATCATTTGTGGCTGCAACCTCTCTGCCTACCTTGAGGTTGTTCGCGTTCCGGCCCCTCTGAGCTGCAAGTCTTCGATCCGAACCTTGCGCCTTGGGCAGATGCTGCAACGAGGTGACTTGGGGATCTGGATCACGCAGATCGGTAAAGGCGCGATCTCCCCCTACCGTGTGACCTACACGCTCTATCAAGGGCTCCCTGGGTGTGTTCCGAAGCTAATCGGTCCTTCTGATCGCTACCCAGCTCAAGGCGACATTGGTGAGTACTACGCCACGGGTATCGCTGGGGACGGGGGTCAGCCGGGCCGGTGGCGGATTGTTTGGCGCTACCAGCTTACTTATGGTGGTCCTGTACTTGAAGAGGCTATGTGCTTCATGATACAAGATGCAATCGCAGCCGGGTCGCCCCCGCCGACCTGTACACGGCAACGAGGATGGTTCTAATGGACAGATCAGCAGTGGCAAAACGCGTTGTAGCACGTTACCTTTCGGCGGCGACCACGAATAAGGGCTTGAAGAACACGGATTTCTACTCGGAGGAGTCCGCGTATGCCCTCAAAAACTTCGATCGATCCGACGTGAAGGAAGCCGCACCGACCCTCCTTGGCGTGCTGGACAATCTCAAGGCCAAGAAGCCTGTCGAGAAGAAAGATGTCCAACAAGCTAGCAAGCAGGTAGCCGACTTGATCGACTACCTTGCGCTTGATTCCGACAAGGACGGCAAGCGTAAAGCCTTACGTATTCGAGACTTTCTCGGGGACGTCCTCCGAGAGCTGCGTTGAGGAGCCCACGATGTCTGCACGTGATGAGATGGCCCGAAGGATTGTTGCAAGGTACCTGAATGCCTCGGGGGACTACGAGATCCGCTACCGCATCCCTGGTAAGGGCGGGTGGAAGACGAAGTCTTTCAAGGACGAGAAAGCCGCGAAGAAGTGGGTTGAGAAGCAGCAAGAAGGCGATGCCCCGGACATTGAAGTTCGGTGGCCGAAGGGTTAAGCAATGGGTGGCGTAGCCTATTATCGTGGACAGCAGCTAGGTCGAGAAGATCTCAACATCTTCCTCGATAATGCCTCTGGTAACCCTACCAACGTGGCGGAGATCAGCTACGCGATCTACGACGTCACCACGGGGCTCGAGGCCCTTGTGGGGCCTCCTAGGCGCACGCCTGCCAACCCCTCGGTAGGTGAGTACTACGCCAACATCGTCATCCCCTTGGATGCCAACCTTGGCACCTACCGCGTTCGGTGGTCATTCCGTGAGACGGTCAACGGCCCCATTCAAACGGCCGTTCAAGAGTTCGCCATCCTGGATAGAGCCGTAGAGGCTCCGCAGCCCTACTCTGTCGCCACAGTGGACCTTGCGCGGCGGCTGCGCATCCTGCTCCGGGACAACTGCATCGGTGAGGAGGAGTTGATTGAGCTTGACGTGGACGGGGAACGAATGGTAGTATCTGTCCGTGATCTCTACGAAGCCATCCACGGCACACTCTGAGCTAGTCCCATTGCTTGAACGCCACGGGTTGACCTGGGAGCAGTTCACCCGCAAGGGCAGGCTGCCCAAGGATTTGGCTTGGGTCGCCGAGAAGCGCCGGGACATCATCACGGAGCTGCACTTGGGTGGGATGCCGTGGGCCAGGATGGTCGAGATCACAGGGCTGTCCCTGGGGGCCATCGAACGCGGCACACGGGCCGTGGGCAACACTGCATCCAGGGAGAATCGACGGGCTTGTGCAGCGCGCACGGCCCAAGCTCGACGCGGAGAAAAGAAGCCCTGGCTGTCCGAGCAGTTGCGGCAAGCGTGGGAAGCAGGCTCGTTCGACTTTCATCGGGGGCGCATCCGGTCCCAGGCGGAGCGGACAGTCTTGAGGCTGGCAGCGCAGCGGCCAGATGTGAAGGAGCATCGACATGAGGCTGCCTTGCGCCGCTGGCAGCGGCCGGACGAACGTGCCCGTTTGTTGGCATACCATCAGGCAGAAGACGTCCGTCGGGAACGGTCCAGGGCTCAAACCAAACGGATGCAGGAGCACCCCGAAAAGTGGTGCCGTGGGCGGGGAGCCTACGTGGACACGGTGAAGTGCGTCACGCCCAGGATCTGGACACGCAGCAGCTACGAGCGGGTTGTGGTGGGCTTGTTGGACGCGGATCCAGACGTGGTAGCCTACGAGTACGAGTGCCGGGTCGAGCTGCCGGACGGGCGCTGGATTCTACCAGACTTCGTGGTGCAGCACCGTGACGGCTCGGTGACCTTGCTAGAGGTCAAGGCGAGCTGGGTGCTGGGACTGCCCCCTGGCCACAAGGTTTCGCGTCGGTTGCATGCTTCTTCTTCTTTTGCCGCATCCATGGGATGGGTGTTCATCGTCTGGACCGAGAAGGACTTTGGTGATGCTCGACGTAACTCAACAGGACAAGATTCGCAGGGCGTTCCACAACGGTCGGCTGCGCGTGAAGTCCGTGTCCCCACGGGGGGATCTGGCTTGGAAGCGTGTTGAAGCGGTACACCGTGCTGAAGTAGGGCCAGAGAACGTCGTTGAGGTCACCACGTCCCAGGGGGCCGCTGTGCTGACAGGCGGGCACCGCGTGTTCTTGGCCCCAACTGAGAAGATTGAGGCCGAGCGACTTCAGCCGGGTGCTGTGTCCAATGGGGTGCGAGTGCTATCCTTGAACAGCTTGCCTCCACGGCAGTATATGTACGACGTCACGGCTGCGGATTGGCACAACTTCGTTTTGTTCAGATCAGGGCTACTCGTATCAAATTCCCCCGACCGGAACTATCACTTCAGGCCGCCAACCCATGAGGAAACGATCCGGCAGTACAACCGGGTCTTCGGTTTCATCTGGGAGGATGAGGAGCTGGTTGAGTACCTCGATCGCGGCTTGGATATGGTTGTCGCCGCGCCCCCTAGGACACCTTTCAACAGCCTCGATCACATGGTTCAGACCATGCCGGAGTGGCGCACCCTTGTGCTCACCGGGGCTATGATCCACGCCCTTCAAGCCTTGCGCATCAACTGGGTAGCCGACGAGTTCGACTACTCCATCGGGGGCGTAAGCCTTGCGATCGACAAGGCTAGCAAGTACGAGTCAGCCGCCCAAATGGCGATCGATCAGTTCGATAAGCAGCTTGATCGGGCTAAGCAAACGGTCAAGTTCACGAAGGGCCTTCAGCAGCCGCGCTACGGGACGGGCATCCGGAGCGCCTTCGGCCCCTACACAGGCCGTGGGGTTTTGACGCCCGCCAAGTTCATCGGGTATTAACCCAGGGAGATACAGATGGGAACCACATTGGAAATCAACATCAAGGTCGAAGTCGAAGACGGTAAGCTCACATCCCTTGCGAGCCTGGCTGTCAACGGTGAGGTCATCGGCTCTGTTTCACGTCTCCGCGTCGATGTCGAATCAGGGCTGGTCCTGCCTTCTGTTGAGGTGGATATGCTCAAGGGCATCCAACTTGATAACCTCAGTGCTGATTCAAGGGCAAGGGCGCAACACGACTTTGATCTCCTGAAGCAGGTCCCTGGCGTCGTCGCCCGTATGCCCGCCCCACGAAATAGTTGATCCTCACGCCCTCGTGGCATATCCCTGTCAGACAACGCAACCCTTGTGCGTCAGGCAGGTATCATGAAGATCAAGATCAACGATTTCGTAACCCGTCAAACCGAAACCTCTCCCTACGCTCACTTCACCGGAACGTGGGAGGAGCTTGAGGCCCTCGTCACCAAGCACTTCGACAAGGCCCGCCAAGGCTACCGTCCCGGCGTTCTTTTGGTCCCTGTGCCCGCAGACGGCTTCTTCTCAACGACCATTGACGTTACCCCCGAGACCCGCCTCGAGGCCAGCTTCGTGGCACGTCGGCCCGATGAAGCCCCCTACGTCAAGGTCGTGGCAGACGGCAAAAAGCAGGCGGCCTTGTACGTGGACATCGTGCTCTACCACAAGGACGTCCTGGCGGAGGGCAATGAGGCTACGACCGACGCTGACTACGAGATCGTCAGCATCAATGCCCGCGTGACGGAGGCGCCCGAGCCGATGCACCCGCTCACCATGGCGCGCAACATGCTCGTCCTCAAGGGGGGTACGGCCGCCGCCTACACGGCCCAAGAATTCGCAGAGGCCATTGTGTACTGGTCGTCCCGGTGTATGGTTAAGGGGTGATACCCTTCACGACAGACCGTCCCTTGGGGCACGCATCCTTTCTCGAGTACTTCCGCGCGGTTCGTGAAGCCACACAGGCCGCTGACACCAGGGGAACACATGTAGCCCAGATGGCGATCCGGAGGGGACGCCTCTTGGTTACATTTGGGGATGGTTCATCCATTGAATACCTTGTCCGGCCTTGTGATTGTTGTGGCATCGGGAGGCGTCTTACGTGCCCAGACTGCCCTGATTCCGGTGTAGATAAGGGTGATGAGAACTCAACGACCCTCGACGAAACCGGAGCAGGAGGCGCCTAGCGTCCCGCCTAGCGTCCCGCCTGGCGTGGCCGAGGTCAGCCATGACCAAGAGGCACAGGCTATGGTGGAACATGCGGGTCTTGACTATGATGAGTTCATGCGCTTCCTTCGAGTCATGGCACGCACACGGTCTGCCAAGAAGCAGTGATGGTTTCTTTTATAGCCCGGATGTAGGCACGGAGAACGTAACCTTCGGAGCCTACCCCCATGCGTGATACCATCGCCAAGAATGTCCTTCGTCGCTATCTGGCGGCCCATCGCCCCATCGAAGCAGCCGACTCTCGCTACACCCCTCCAAAGGAGATCGTTCAAGGTGTCGACTCCGGCGAGTTGCCTGTTGAATGCCTGAACATCTGGAAGTACGTCGTTGAATACGAGGGAGAGCGATTCGACCCCAAGAACGGTAAGTCTTGGGCAGCGACCGTCCAGCATTGGCGAAACAAGTGCGCCAAGATGAACATCACCTTGCCTCCGAAGTACATTGAAGCTCTTGGTGGTGAGGGCGGCGCAGGCAAGTGGGCGGCGAAGACCGGCGAGCAGATCGAGGATTGGGTCAAGGAGACTCTCAAGAGCAAGCAGCTCCTCGACCAGGTCGGCCGATCGACGTACGATTGGAAGCTCTGGATTGCCCACTACGAGAAGAAGGTCGCCGAAGCCCAGGAGCTGATCGACAAGCACATCAAGGGACTTGCTGAAGCCAAGAGCGAAAAGGGCGTCGCTCAACGGCAGAAGTGGCTTGAAGGCGCCCGCCGCGACTTCAATACCCACATTGACCAGCTCGAGAAGGCCCGCAAGAGCCTCGGTGAACTAGATGTCCAGGTTCGCCGCTACAACGAGAGCAAGGTCCCGACGATCGAATTCGAGAAGGAGTTCCAATTCATGCTCCTCCTCGCCCTCAAGGAATTCGACAAGAAGCAGGTGTTGGAAGCTGTCCAGGCTGCCATCAACCGCGTTGAAGAGGGCGTTCCCCTTCCCGAGGGTTACTTCAACCCCGAGGGCCTCTCTGGTTACAAGCAAGCGGGCCTCATGGACACCCTCACCAAGGCGTGGAACTACCTCGCCGATCGGTTCAACCAATTCATCGACTGGGTCAAGGGCCTCGTTGGTTTGACCAACCGGATCGAGAAGATGATGAACGAAGCAGGCGCGTAAGGCACGCGTCGGATGGAGATGAAGATGAGCGATCAGAATCAGAACCCCGCCCCCAAGACACCTCGGCTGTCCCCGGATGCCCCCGTGGACGCCGAGACTCTTGCCAAGTTCGAGACTCTCACCAATAGCCGTCTGGCTCTCGGTGATGAGCTTCTTGACCTTGAGATCCGCAAGGTCCGCCTTCTAGCAGCGGCCCAACGTATCGACAATGAGAAGAGCCGCCTCTGGGAGATCGTGTGCATGGAGCGAGGGTTGCCCCTTACCGGCGCCTGGGAGATCGATCCTCAGACCGGAGTCATCGATGACGTCCGGAAGAAGGCGCCCCCACCTCCCACCACCTAATCCTCCTTTCGTGGGGACCCTGTAGGAGTCCCCATGCCCTACGCCTCACAGCGAGATCGCGAAGTACACCCTTTGGAGATGTCCGGGGCGGATTGGCCTGCGGCGCCCCTCAACGCCTTCATCTTGACGGGAGGGAGCCCGGGGGTCTATGACATTTGGTGGGATGACCCCGCTCAGCTCGTCCACAACGCCAAGTTCGCCCTCGTAGGTGTCAACGTCTACCGAAGTTTCGATTCGGAGTACGGCCCGTATGACCTGATCACGTCGATTCCGCTGGGGTCAAACTTCTGGCGTGACCAGACGGACAATGTCCTTGTTCCGGATGAGGACGTTTCCGCATCCTTCACGCTGCGTGGGGACGCATCAACGGGCCAAGACCGTGCCCGATATGTTTTCCAGGTCCAGCACTTCCCCATTGTTAAGGCGGGATCGCAGAGCATTCCGGCCAATGACCCACGAGATGTGCAGGTCTTTGTGGATGGCGTCCCCGCAAGGGTCAAGTACATCTACGGAACCGCAGGAGAGGTTGAGCTTGATCCGAAGAGCTACCCCGACGTGGTGACCCAGAAGCTCATTGACCCCGTGCTACCAAAGCCCGGGAGTGTCGTGACTTGCACCTACCGCTACACTCGCAGCTTTCTGAAGACCGACCTCGTTCAACGGGTCTTCTATCGCGTGACCTCGGTAGGGTCCGCCGCCCAAGGCGCCCCCCTCACGGAGACCCCTCTTGAGAATGCTGCGGTGGTCAGCTCGTATGCGGTCGAAAAGCTTGACTACATCTGGCGAGAGGCTATCCGGCGCAACCGCTGGATCCTTGACCAAGGGGGCGAGCGTGTCAGGGTCTTCCTTCGCAAGAACGTCGGGCCACGGTGCCCTTGTGTCGCGCCAACCGAGCACACCCGACAACCAGTCAGCGACTGCACCGTGTGTTATGGGACGGGCATCGTGGGCGGCTACGAAGGCCCCTACGACCTCCTTGTGGCTCCCGATGATGCCGAGAAACGCATCACGCAGAAGGATACCGGCCGGACGGTTGAGCACAGCTATGAGGTCTGGACCGGACCGGCCCCGTTGCTATCCCATCGTGACTTCATCGTGAAGGCTAATGGTAAACGTTACTCGATTGGTGCCGTGCGTGTCCCAAGCAATCGCGGTATGGTGTTGCAGCAACACTTCAATATCGGACACTTCGATGAGAAGGACATCCGTTACAGGGTGCCCCTCATCGATCCTACGCAACACGCCATCAACCAGGTCCAGAAGATCGGGCCTGAACGCCCCGAGGGTACCGCACCCACGGATAAGCCAAACATCCCCGAGGAGCGCCAGCTTCGGGGGCTAACCGGAACGTGGGAGAACATCGAGTACTAAGATGCCAGGACACGTCAAACCTCTGAGCGGGCGCCCCCTTGTAGGGTCCAAGTCTAAGCAAGGGCTGCAATTCAAGATCATGGCTTTCTACGGAAAGCCTCTGATCGACGAGAAGCGTGTACATCTCGTCGACCCTACGACCCTCACGGCGGATATTCAACAGGCCATGCAGATGCTCAACCGGAGCATCATGCGAAGGCTACGCGCCGCGCTTCAGACCACGGACTATTCACCAAGTGCCAAGCGTATGCTGGCGTCGGCGGTACGAATCGAAATCAAGCAGAGCAGCCTGGCTGTAACGGTGAACCACCCAGCCTTCAAGCCTCTCATCATGGGGCAGAAGAGTCAACAGATGACCTGGCTAACGAAGGCGCGGGCGCCCATCCCGATTGTCACGGATGACGGGCAGTTGATCTTTCGAAGCGCAACCGCTAAGTCTATGGCAAACGGCAAGTGGGTGCATCCCGGCCGCCCTTCAACGGGCATCATTGAGAAGGTCCGGGAGGAGGCGCGTGAGGCCGTCAAGAAGCGCATCGCGGCGGACATACGCAAGCGACTGAGAGAGGCATCAAGATGAGCACCGGAGACGTGACTGTTCTGGGCGTGACCATGGGGGATCACGTCCTTGAAGATATCCAGATGAGTGTGCCACAAGGCATGATCGTCACCATTCCTGCCGAGCTTGCCTTGCGGTCAAAACACCTCTGGCAGGCCATAGCCCAGAAGTCCATCATGCGGATTCATTCAGGGGCGATCGGAGCGCCAATTCAAGTGGCCCCCCATCAGTCAAACCACGACGTGGTGATTGCAGCCTTGACGGATCAGAACAAGCAGCTCCATCAGACCCTTGAGGAGCAGCGGGCTATGAACGCCGCCATTCTCGAGCAGCTACGCCTCCAAACGGAAGCTTTTAAGGTCATGATGGCCAAGGTTGAAGCCACGGGGGTTCAAGTTCGCGTTGTTTCGGCACAACCGGCCGTGGCGGGGATTCCCGCTGCGATCCTTCCGGACGACACGCCGACCTTCATACCGTCAAGCATCAAGCCTGTGGACGCCGAGGTTCGGATAGAATCCAAGACGGAGGAGTCCTCAGCAACCAACATCGCAAGCAATCGGAGCAAGCTCCGGTCGCTCCGCAAATAAACCTCTTGAGTCTCGTCCTGAAGCAAGGAGAGATCATGCACCCTCGTCAAGCTAGCCTCATCCACCAAGCAGAGAACATCGTGACCGCGACAGCCCCACGGACGGCAGCGGCGATCCTCTACAAGTACACGTGCCCTGAGACGGGTAAGGACTTCTGGACGGAGTCCAAGCAAACCTCGATCAAGAGCCCCTTCACTGGCAAGTCTTTCGCCGCCAAGCCTGAGAAGTCCTCCCTCGGTGACGTGGGTAAGGAAGTCAAGAAGGATCAAGAAGCCGCCAAGGCGAAGAAGAAGGCTGGCGAAGAGGGATCGCGCTTGGAGTATCGCCTCCCCGGTGAGGCAACCTTCAAGACCGCAACCTTCAGCGATTACAGCGCTGCCCTTGGTTGGGTAGACCACCTCATCCAGAAGGCTGGCAAGAATGTCGAAATCCGCTGGAACCCTTGATCCGGTTTGGGATGATCCCACCGGCTACGATCCCCTTCAGCACGGGCCACCCTACTTGCCCGCGATGAGGCTAGCTATGCGAATCAAGAATGCAGCAGTGGCAAACATGATGCGCAAGGCGTCCGAAGAGTCCCTTTCGGATGCGCAGGCGCTTTTCAATTCGATGCTCAATGGGTACGCGGGGGCTCCAGCCGCCGAGCTGGGCGTTCTGCTATCCGCCCTCAAGGCCCTTGCGGTCGTTCATCAATCCCACCATTGGCAGACGCGTGGGGTGACCTACTACGGTGACCACCTCTTGTTCGAGCGCATCTATGGCAACGTTGACGGTGAGGTCGACGGGATCGCCGAGAAGGCCGTCGGGTTTGGACCCCACCTCTTGGTTCAGCCGATCGTCGTTTCGACGCACCAGCTCATGGTGCTCAAGTGGCTCTATTCGGGAGCCCCTGTGGACCCCAACCCCCAGCAGTACGTCAATCTTAGCTTGCGAGCCGAATATGGCTTCATGGTGCTCTTGCACCTCGCTTACGCCGGTCTGGAGAAGTCCGGTCTCTTGAGTCTCGGTGTAGACAACCGTTTGCAAGGCATCGCCGACAAGCACGAAGAGAACATCTATCTGCTACAACAGCGTGCAGGCCAACGTCAAGCGTCGGCCCTCTCTTGGAAGGCTACCTAACTACACCAGAAGGACTACAGAAATGAAGATCGCAACACTCCTCGGCCTCATCGCGGTTTTGGCTCTCACCGCTTGCAGCAGCTCGGATGACCCCAAGCCTACACCGCCCACGCCTGGCACCGACGCGAGCGCCCTCGACGGCTCTCCCGAAGCGTCTGCCCTCGCTTGTGATGAAGACGCTGATTCCAAGCCCAACTGCGTTGGCCCCGTATGCGTCGATGGTAAGTGGACCTGTCCACAAACCGAAGCCGGGGTGGACGCCGGGTGCGAAGGGAGCGCCCCGGAATGCTATTCCTCCAAGTGTGTCGACGGTAAGTGGGTGTGCCCCTGTGCCTCAGTCACCCCCGTACCCGCCTGCCCCACCTCCCCTCCCGTCTGTGTCAACGATACGGCGTGGGTTTGCGTCGAGGATTGCGACCTGAACGATATGCCGAATTGCGTCGGCGCTGTATGCACGGCAGGACAATGGACTTGCCCTGTCTCCGACGGTGGGGCAGACTGAGGACGTAATGCCCAGAAAAGATGTGAAGGAGATGACAATGACCAAGGATGTGGCTGAAGCCCCAGGGGTGGGTCTCGATATCGGGACCATGAACATCGTCAGCGCCAGGCAGCAAGGCGATAAGGTTGCGTTGGAACGCATCCGGGACGCATTCCTTGACCTTGACATCGCCGACAAGAAGACCTTGCGCCTTTCTCGGGTCAACTACGTAGAGAAGAACGGCCAGCTCATCGTCATTGGCGACTCCGCCTTGAACATGGCCAACTTGTTCAAGCGTGAAATCCGGCGACCCCTCTCCCGGGGGATCATCTCCGCTGGTGAGCTTGACGCCCAACAGGTGTTGAGCTTGCTGGTTCACCACGTCTTGGGCGACCCTGTGACTCCAGGGGAGCACTGCTACTTCTCCGTTCCGGCCGCCCCGATCGACGATCTCGATCAGGACATCACCTACCACACGGAGATCTTCCGAAAGATCGTCGCAGAGCATGGTTACACCCCCCATCCCATGAATGAAGCCATGGCGATCGTCTACAGCCAATGCGCCAATGAGAACTTCTCGGGGCTTTCGGTGAGCTTTGGTTCCGGCATGTGCAACGTTGCCCTTGCCTACCAGACGGTTCAAGGCATGAGCTTCGCGGTCGCCCGGGGCGGGGATTGGATCGACCAACACGCCGCCAAAGCCATGGGCTCCACAGCGGCACGCATGTGCTCGATCAAGGAGAAGGGCATCGACCTTGCCAAGCCCACCTGCCGCGAAGAAGAAGCCATTGCCCTCTACATCCGAGCGCTCATTCGCTATTGCCTCGAGGCTATCTCGCAGCAATTCCGCAAGGTACAAGCCTCCCTTGACTTGCCCGAAGCCGTCCCCTTTGTGGTCAGCGGTGGGACAAGTAAGGCAGGGGGCTTCCTTGACGTCTTCAAGCAAGAGTTTGAAGACGTTCGCAAGCGGGGCTTCCCCATCAAGGTCAGTGAGGTACGGGCTGCCCGCGACCCTCTGACAGCGGTAGCGGAGGGCCTCCTGGTCTTGGCCTCGGAAGAGCACGCCGACGACTAGTCTTCCTGTCAAACACCTAGAGCGTGTACTACTACCTCGTATCGGCCCTCAAGCGGCGCCTCATCCTAGAGCTTCAAGATTCCTTCGCGCAGCATCCCGTCTACGAGAAGATCGTTCCCTTCATCCAGAGCAAATACTCCTTCAAGGAGCGCCCCCAATTTGGCATCGTCGTCAAGGGCAGCTCCGGCAACAAGGTAGCTCTCGCCGCCGATAACTACATCGGATCCATCGAGAGCTATGTGATGCTCGCCAACGTAGGCGCTCCGTGTTACCCGCTCGAGTGGATTCGTGAGGACATTGCGGCGACAAGGGCCAATAACGGCGTCTTTCCGCTCACCCCGGGGATTTACTACATCGAGATCCTCACGGCCCCTACAAACGCTAATGAGGCAGGGACCCTTGTTGTTGACCCTCTCATCACCGTCACGGATGAGCCCGTAGCCCAATTCGCTACGGGGCTTGAGCGGGAGCTACAGCTTCAAGGTGAGCCCGCCCCTGGAACGCTACGCCTGTGGGACAACAACAAGTACCTGCTACGTGAGGGCGTTGACTACATGATGGGAGAGACCCCTGGGTCAATCATCCTGCTTGCCAATCACGTCCCCGGAGGGACGATTGTTGCGGACTACCGCTACGCCGTCCCGTCCATAGGTCCCATTGACTTCTACTGGAATACGGCGGACTTCACGACCCTCCCTGGGGTTGTCTTGGCCTTTGGTAAGCGCGCCCGCCCTGGGGATAAGGTGGCGGTCGTGGTGTACCCAGACCGCGTTCTCACCGCCAACGCCTTCGGCGGCAAGTTCGAGGTCTCCTTCGACTTCGACGTCATCGCCATGGACCCCCTTCAGATGGAGGAGATCGCCGACTTCGCCGTCATGAGCTTGTGGGGCATCAAGAAGCCGATTCTCGAGAATGAGGGGATCGAGATTCTCGATGTTTCAATGGGCGGGGAATCGGAGGAGATCTACGACGAGACCGCTGATCAGTACACCTACATGGCGTCCTTGTCGATACAATTCCGGGCGGATTGGGAGGTACATGTCCCGATGCCGCTCACGCTCAGCCGCGTCACGCCGACGTCAGCGTCGGGGGATGCCGCAGCGCCTCCAGGAGCTTACGGCCCCTCGACGATTCAAGAGGTCTTCAGCGGACTCTTTTATCAAACGGCCCCTATTGCGGTCGGACGGAACTACTCGTTCGAGAAGATTGGATGAAGAGCGATGCCTAAATACGAATTCGAATGTGCATACTGCAACCTCCGGTTTGAACGGGTCCTCAAGATGGGGGATCATGCCACGCACGAATGCCCGAAGTGTGAATGTGACGCTCCCCGCGTGTGGGACGGCTTCGCCTTTGGGTTCCAAGAGACTCCTGGGGCGGCGACGGCGAACACAGGGGTCCATGATAAGGACTACCCTACGGCCGATAAGGCGGTGGGACGTAGCGCCGAGGCCCGCTGGGGTGAGTATGACGCGAGGAACAAGGTCAAGAAGGCCGTTCGGGAGCAGGGCGGTACGCCTTCTCTTATGCGACGGAACGGTAAGGGCTTCGTGGAGTATGAGGCTATGAGTGACGCTGGTGTCCAGGCCAATACGAAGATGCGTCAGAAGATTGTGGAGACCCGCAAAGCCGCCGAGCAATAATCTTCCTTTGTTCGTGTCGTTAGTGGGTCCAGCGCCCAAATCCAGATCAGATGCACATAGATGAAGCCTCTTCAGGACCTGCTCAACAGGGCAGCCACCACAGGAGATTCGGATGGGCCTTGGACCGTTCGCGACCTTTGTATTCCCAGGTGTTTACACACGCAGTCTGACTGAAGCCAACGTCAGCAACCTCGTTGCTGGGCTTCGGATTCCGGTGTACATCGGGGTCGGGCAAGAAGAACTCGAGCAGCTTGACCTGGAGCTTGTGCGTGGCTCTAGCTCAACGCTTGACGAACAGATCGTCAACGAAGACGTCTCGGCGAGCTTCGTGGTTGACGAGACGAACCCCAACAATCCGGTGCTTGGAGTGACGGATGGGACCTACACCAAGGTCCGCGTTCGCAACTTCCCGATTGTTGATGGTCAGGGGTTCGGGCGCACCACCAATGACGTTCGCTCCGTGACCGCAACCGTCAACGGTTCGCCGGTCGCCGTGGGTGCCGTACAAGGCGCCAAGGGCTACGTCATCTTCCAGGTGCCGCCTCAGCCCACAGACATCGTCCGGATCACCTACTACTTCCATCGCGGTGACACCGTCTTCACCGACGACGTGAGCGACCAGGTGACAACGACCACGGCTCAGCTCACAACGCCGGGCTTCGCGCCTTTCGAGATCACGACGGGCTCGACGGACAAGTTCATCCTCAAGGTCAACGGTTCGGAGTACACGATCACCTTTGCAGGAGGCACCTTCACGGCGACCTCCATCAAGGGTCAAATCGACGTGGCTTCGATTTCGGGCCTCACCACCTCGGTCTTCACCGACGAGCAAGGTCGGGAGCACGTCCAGCTCAATTCCTCGGTATCCCTTGAGGTCGGAGCGGGATCGGCCAATGGCCCCCTCGGGTTCAGCCAGGGTGAGAAGTCAGCACGCAACGTGGCCTTCCGCGTCTACAACATCCCGATCGTCGACGGCACCGGTGGCGGTGTTACCACGACAGACCCCACCAAGGTCGTTGTGCTCGTCAACAGTGTCCAGGTAGTTGCAAGCGCGGTCGACGGACGCAACGGCATCGTGACCCTCCCGGCCCCTCCGGCCCCAGGGTCCACCGTCACGATCCGCTACTACGCGAATACATGGCAAGACACCTTTGACTACCTGCCCAACACGCTCGTCACGGGCGTTATTCGCTGCGGCATCAGCCCGCAGCGCAATGACTACATCGAGAGCCAGGACTTTGTCATCTCGAACCCCTCGACGGATACCTCGATCATCCATTGGGGAACGAGCTTCACAGTCACCTCGACGAACCGGACCGCTGGCGCAGAGCCCTTCGATAGCTCCCAAATCGTTCCGACCTTGGTGGACGACAAGCTCTTCCTCGCGGAATGCGAGCGCGTCACGAACACCTCAATGACTCCGGCAACGGTGTCCTCAACGGAGTTCTACCTCCCTGAAGTCCCGACCATGGGCAACGGTCGAGACACGCCGCTTGGCACGTCGCTCTACAATGACGTCGCCAACAGCCGCTACGGGCTTGCCTCCGCGCGCCCCGACCTGGTTCAGGTGTACGTTGGCCGGACCCTCCGCGACGCACTACAGCGCGGGCGCGTGACGGTCACAGCGGTTGATCCTTCGACCAGCAAGATCGTCCTCAAGAACCCCGTCCCGCCTGATTACAAGGCATTCGCGACCTTCTGGTACAACCGCGTCTCGGATGACACCTTCGTTCTGACGAACAAGGTCGCCGGTCCGATCGGTGTGGGGCAGTACGAGGTCTACAGCTCGACCTACGCCACGAACCTCTACCAGGTTCGCTTCGGAACCAAGGGGTCCGGCCTCACCGCAGCCGTCCAATGGCCGCGCGGTGTTGAGCAGATCCCGGACGCTTTCCACCACGGTGGTACCCCCGTATCGGAGCAGATCACGGTCACCTTCGGAACCGCCCCTGCTTGCAATGCGGCCTACACCAACAAGGGAGCATCCCCCTACTCGCTCTACTCAGGGACCTCCTCGAGCTGGACGACGGTGGTCAATGGCGCTAACCAAGTGACCAACCTGGCTCTTGCAGCCAAGGGCTTCCTGGTCGGCGCGCATGTCACCCCGATCCAAACCGGCATCAATGCCGGAACCATCGAGATCCCTGCTTCGCCCAGCAACGCCCTCAACCTCACGATTGACGGGACCGAGCTTGCGGTGGCGCTCACGGCGGGTTACAGGACGCCGACCCAGATCGTAGCGGACATCAACGCCGCGATCGACGCGGACCCGGCCTTCTCTGGAACGGCGCCGAACACCCTCGCAGGGTTCAAGCAGATCGGCCCTTCGACGGGCGACGTGCTCTTCTACATTCAGAGCTACTCGACCCCCGGCGCGCTGCCCAATGGCTTTGACCACACCTCTACGGTTCTTGTTCGCCAAGGGACGATCGAGGCAACCCTCGGGTTCTCGACCTTCCAGACGGCTTCCGGGACCACAGGCGCGATCAACAAGCCCGCGACCTACCTCGGAACCTTGGCAGGCCCCTTCGCCATCACGGCGGGTCTCAATGACACCGTGAAGTTCCGCCTCAACGGTGTTGATTACGAAGTCACGCTGCCAAGCGGCGCGGCGGTCGCAGCAAGCGCGATTGTGACGGCGATCAACGCGGTCCCCGGCCTCACGGGTGTTGCCTCGACCAACATCGCGGGTTCGGCATTGGACAAGATCCGCCTCACCAGCCCGATCAACACGGACACCTCGTCCATCAGCATCCTCACCGCGAGCGCCAACGAGATCCTCGGCTTCACGGCAGGGGACTATGCTGGTCAGACGCGCGTCACGGCCCATGAGATTGCCAACCGGCTCAACAGCACGGCGGGATTCTTCACGGGTGCGATTGCCTACGCGGATACGATCGAAGGCCAGACCTACATCACGATCGAATCCATCACGGTCGGCGCGACAGCCTCCAGCATCGCCTTCGCGTCAAGCGCAGGAACCGCCTTCAACCGGACCACGGGCCTCAATATCACCCCTGGAACGGATGGCGACGTCGGCGAGAACACCTACGACATGTACACGGTCACCTCGAACAACTCGCTTGGTTCCGCAGGAACCGGCGTCCCGGGGCAGACCTACACGGACGCCCGCACCGGCCTCCGCTTCACGATCCTCCCGGCAACCACGGGGTCTTACGGATCCGGCCCAACGGTTTACTTCACGATGGACGTCTCCCCGACCTTCGTTGTGAACCCCGCTGTACCGACCTACGCCCTCCCTGGGCTCGAGACGATCGTGACCAACACGGTCAACGTTGGCGTCAACGACACCGCGACGGTCCAGACCTTCAACCCCTCGGGCGTTGAGCCTGCGGTCGGTGACTTCTACTTCCTGAGCTACCGCTACATGAAGCAAGACTTCACGACTCGCATCTTCCGGACCTTCAAGACCATTGAGTCCAACTTCGGGCGCATCTCGGCGGAGAACCGGGTCACCCTGGCGGCCTACCTTGCGATCTTGAACGGCGCGGTCCTGGTTGGGATCAAGCAGGTTCTCAAGGTGATCAACACCAACCAAGCCAGTGACTCGAGCTTCATCTCGGCAATCAAGGAGCTTGAGATTCCGCTACCCGGTGGCGTGAAGCCCGACATTCTGGTGCCTTTGGCAACCAGCAGCGCGGTCTACGCCTACCTGACGCAGCATTGCGAAGTCATGAGCAATGAGCGCAACCAGAGTGAGCGTATGGGCATGATCGGGTTCGCCTCCGGGACGATCCCCACCACGGCCCAGACGGTTGCCAAGTCGCTCAATTCGAACCGCATCATCGCCCTCTACCCGGATTCATCGGTCATCACCATGACCAACGAGCTGGGCGAGAGCTATGAAACCTTGGTCGACGGCACCTTCTTCGCGGCAGCGGTCGCGGGTGCAGCAGTCAGCCCAGCGGTTGACGTCGCGACGCCCTACACGCGGCGCCGGATTCAGGGCTTCACACGGATCCCTCGTATCCTCGACGCGGTTGAAGCCAGCCAGACGGCGGTCTCGGGCGTCACCCTCCTTGAGGACCTCGACCCGATCATCCGGATCCGTCAAGGCTTGACGACCAACATGGCGTCGATCCTCACGCGGCTCCCGACCGTGACGCAGATCGCGGACTACGTGCAGCAGCAAAGCCGCATGATCCTCGACTCCTTCGTCGGAACCAAGTTCTTGCCTTCGCGCACGAACGAGGTTGAGGTCACGATGACGGGGCTCTTCAAGAGCCTCATCCAGGCGGAAATCATCGCGGCCTTCACGGGAGTGGCCGCAGCGGTTGATGCCGATGACCCGACGATCCTCCGGTTCGAAGCCTTCTATCAGCCGGTCTTCCCGCTCCTCTACCTGGTATTGACATTCAACATCAGGGCAAGGATCTAGGTCCAGGGATAAAAGACAAGATAGTGGTTGACACTTAGTGATCCGCTGCTATCTTGCCTTGCATGGAAGACCTCGTCACCTGTCTCATTTGCGGGCATTCTGCCCAAACCCTCGCAAGACACCTCAAAGCGGCCCACGGCATCACGGCGGACGCCTATCGGGAGCAGCATCCCGGCGCGCGGATCCGTTCGGAGGCATGTGAGGCCAATCGTCGGGCAGCCCTTGTTCAAAGCCATGTCGACAAGCCACGGGCCGGGCTCAAGAAGACGGTCGTGTGTCCTTGTGGGGCTGCCTACGAGGTAGGCTTGACCTCGGCCTCCAAGGACCTCCGTTGTCCGGATTGTAGGGCAAGGGACGCTGCGGTAGCTCAAGCTGCCAAACCACCTCCGCCCCCAAGGGTGTCACCTCTCAAGGGGCGGAAGCTTTCGGAGGAGACACGCGCCAAAATGTCCGCGAACGCAGGCCGATGGAATGCCGGTCTCACGAAGGACATGGACGAGCGTGTCAAGGCCATTTCGGATCACCGTATGGGGCAGCCTTCTTGGAGTAAGGGGTTGACCAAGGAGGACCACCCCAGCTTGAGGAGCACCTCGGAGAAGCTATCCGCCCTCAAGACGGGGCAGCCTTGTTCGAACGGTCTCAAAGCGGACCTCTCGGATGTTGACTTCACGCCCTTTCTTGATGCCACGGGGGCGGTTGACCGTAAGGCGATGGCGGAAGAGCTAGGCTTGTCGGAGCCAACGGTCACCAAGTACATGAAGGAACTTGGCTTGCGTCTTTCGGATGAGCGTATGGAGGCCGCTGCTGAGAGGCGTGTCATCCGTTTGGAACGTGATGTGTTGGAAGCCTTCAAGCTGGGCAACGGTAAGGTGGTGATTGGGACAGCGATGGTTAAGCTAGGTCACGCTTACAAGGTCATCAAACGTGAGTGTGATCGTCACGGTCTCCCCACCTACCACCACCATATCCGACAATCGATCTGCCTTGAGGCCGTGTCGAGGGTCCTTGGGGATGCCCCTTACGTGATGGAGTGGGAATCTATGCGTTTCATCAATCCCCCTACGGGGTACCGCTTCCGCTTCGACGGATACTTCTCAAGCCACGCCCTCGTGGTGGAGTTCCACGGCTACCAGCATTGGGTGTTCCCGAGCGTCTTCATCAAGCAGCGGGCGATCTTCGATGCCTTGGTTGAGCGGGATCGGATCAAGGAGCGCCTCATCCGGGAGTCCGGTGACCTACGCCTCTTGGTCCTACGTGAGGATGAGCCCTACACGGACGAATCCTACCTTCGGGAGCGCCTCTTGGACATCCTCCCGGTGTAGACCCGCTCATGATCATCCTAGCTCGGTTCGACTCCGTGTGCCCTGTTTGCAAAAGGGCCATCGAAGCCGGTTATGACTACGTGGAATGGAAACCAGGAGAGAAGGCCCGTCACGCCAAATGTGTTGACCCTAAAGCGGACTACGTCCAATGCCCGTACTGCTATGGCGCCAAGTGTGACGTGTGTCGTAATCGTGGGTTTATGCGCTGGTCCCAAATGTCTGGAGCGGATCAAGATCACTTCCACCATGTCAACAAGTAATCTCCTTTTCAAGCGAGCTTGAGTACAGCCTCCAGGCTGACAAGCTAGGATAGGGCGCCCCTGCTCCTCCCCCTCGCGGGGGCGCCCTGTCTCTTTTCATGTCAGATGGAACTGGGTCCCTGCGTCTAACACGCAGGAGATTCAGATGAACATTGTCAACCTCACCCCACATAGCCTCAACCTCGTCACCGCCAACGGCGTCGTGAGCGTTCCCCCAAGCGGGACCGTGGCCCGATGCGCTACAACCTCGACCCCCGCTGGCGAAGTCGAAGGCGTCCCCCTCGTCCGCACCGTCTATGGTGAAGTCGCGGGGCTCCCCGATCCCGCTGACGGCACCCTCTTCGTTGTCAGCGCCCTCGTCCGATCCGCCGTCCCAGGGCGCAACGACGTGGCCTCCCCCGGGGACCTCATCCGGGACGGATCCGGCAACGTCACCGGCTGCCGCAATCTCATCGTCAACTGATCCCTCCGGTGTAGTCCGGGGGTATGCCTGGAACCTGTGAGCTTGACGACCGTACCTACGTGATCGTCGCATCATCTCCCAATTGGGATCGCGCCTTCGCCTTGGCCGAGGAGGTCCGGAAGCGGATTTACGGCTACGATGTAACCGATTGGGTTGATCACCTTGAGGACGTGATGGCCTATTGTGGTCACACCCATCTCATTTTGGTTGATCAGACGACCTGGGCGGCATACCAGGACAAAGAAATGCTCCTGATGTATTGTCAGGGCTACACAGATGCGGAGTAGATCATGGACGATATCGAAATCAAGGCCATCAACGAAGAACGCAACCGCCGTGTAGCAGCGTTTTGCAAGAAGCAGGCTCCCAAGTACCAGGAAGCCATCTGGGAGGTGCCGCCGCTCACCCAGGGCCGCCTTTCGATGCCGCTTCAAAACATCCTGTTCGCGCTAACCACGGAATTCGCGCACTTCGCCTTCTCGGGCCGCATGGACCCACACACTAAGTTCGTCTACATCTACGCAACGCCGCACATCACTCCGATAGAAGCCCGCAACGATAATCTGGACCGCTTCAAGAACTATGACGATCCAGACAAGTGCATCAAGCTCGCCTCTCTGGATTGCATGAAGGCGTTCGTTTCTGGCTTCGCGGCGGCCAGCAACATCAAATGAGCTTCCTCTTGTGAATCTCCCCAGGTATGCCGAAGACTCTACGGGATCTCATCCCTGAGCAGTACCGCGCCCCCACGTTTCGAGACTTCGCCGAAGGCCGGGTTGAGACACCCGTCGAAGACGTCACCGACTTCGAACGAGGCATGGTCGCCGCAATGCCCGGGGATGATATCTCCCAGCACCCAGCCTACCGCAACTTTTCCGCCAACCCCTTCCGTGGCAGGAGCCCCCAAGAGGTCCTTCGGATGCTCAAGGAAGGGACCATTGAAAGCCAGGCGGAGCGCAAGCAAGCCATGGAGTGGATCAATCTTTGTGAGCGGTGCGGTGAGAAAATCCGTGCATACCGCCCTGATGGTTGATCCCCAGCCAAGTTCGGTGTAGGAGCCCACACGCCATGGAAAACACCCCCCACACGGCTACTGAATTGGACGACGAGCGCATCGGCGAGCTTAAGGTTGCCGAGTACCTCATCTTCCTCTTTGCCCTTGACACCTACATGCGTTACCTCGAGGAGATCCGATCCCTCAAGGTCAACACTGATATCGATCCGGATGACGCCATCCTCAAGCAAGGGCTAGCCCTTCTACGCATTGCGGACCGTGAGCACCTGGCCATCGTCAAGAATGAGATCGCCGCAAGCGTCACGAACCCTGCAAGCCTCTCCATGCTCGAGATCGCCATCAACTTGCCCCCGACCCCCAAGGGCGCGGCCCTCCGGACGCTCAAGATCCGGACGATCCTTTCCCGGGGCGGTACCGCTACCAGCAAGGCCATCTTCGGCAAGTCTACCAAGGCCCGGACGGAGATCCGTGAGGCTATGGACGCCGCCATGCTGGAAGATTCCGACGCGGCTCTTGCTAAGCTGGCGATGATCGATATCCGAAACACCCGGCTTGAGAGGTGGATCGACCTCGCTTCCGAAACAGCACGCCCCTTGCCCATAGCGGACATCAATCCGGTGGCAGCCGCTACCAAGGTGGTGACTGACTCCACCCAGACCCTTCTCGAGGTAGGTCTTGCCCGTGACGGATCCACGGCGGCCTCCGAGGAATCCGCCCGGCATACGAAGGCGCAGGCAGATACCCTCCGCCAGATCGAGGCCGACGCACAACACGCCGCCGCCAAGGGAATCACCAAGTCGGGAGAGTCTGATGCTCCCGTGACGCGTTCTGAAGCCATCGCCATTGCGACGACGGTCGCCGCAGCCCAGAAGGCTGACACGTCGGACATCCGCAATATCCCTCCGGAATTCATCAACAGCGGCTACCCTCTTGACCCCGAGCAGATGGCAGCCGCCCTCACGGACGGACGTGTTCTGGTCGCCGCAGGCGCCGGGGCAGGCAAGAGCACCACGCTGGTGTCCCGTATCGCCTACCTGGTCAAGACGAAGGGCGTCAAGCCCTCTCGGATCTTCGCTTGCTCCTTCAACACCAAGGCCGCCAACGAGGTAGGTTCGAAGGTCGCCGCCAAGGTCGGAGAGACCGCCCGTGACCAGATGAGCATTGGGACCATGAACGCCCTCTTCGCCCGGTTCATCCGGGGCGACGTTCGACGGGGAATCCCGGCATTCGGAACGGCAGAAGAGCGAGAGCTTTTCACCGACGCACGGCTCATTGCGGATCCTGAGCCCACCAAGACCACGAAGCAAGGGCCTAAGCCCATCAACATGACCAAGGCGATCCAGGGGATCTTCAAGCAATGCGCCTCGGCGCTACCCGCCTACACAGGGTGGCCCGCGAGCTGGTTTGAAGACATCCCCAAGGCGAAGAAGTGCAACCTCTTCGTCGGCGTCTGGAAGGGCAACGACGTGGACTACAAGCAAGCCCGCGCCAATGCACGATCCAAGTCCGAGAAGATCGCCTCCCTTTGGTACGAGTTCTACCTTGGCCTCAAGGGCGACCTACCTGGGTGGCACCCTCCCTGCCGCGTGTGCAAGTCCTTCGACAATTGGATGAAGGACTACCGCCCCGGTGGTGAGCGTCTTGGGGACCTTGACGACCAGATCCGGATCCTTCGCGACATTCTTCGCCGTGACCCCGAGGCGCGTCGAAGAATCCAAGGGATGTTTGACCACATCCTGGTCGACGAAGCCCAGGACCGCAACCTCCTCAACTCCGAAGTATTCGACCTCATGTCGGAGCATATCACGGATGGGTCCGATGGAAAGAGCCTTTGGATCGTCGGTGACGACAAGCAGGCGATCTATCAATTCCGAGGGGCTCGCCCGGAGATCTTCTCGGGGTTGCACAACAAGGAGGGTTGGACGACCCGCATGATCCGGACGAACTATCGCTGCGCGCCCGAGATCGTGGAGGCTGCCAACCGCCTTGCGGCCAACAACACCAACCAGATCCCCATGGAGGCGCAAGCGAACCCTGACAAGCCGCGTGGCCGGGCTAGCATTGAAGTGGACATTCCCGAGGATCACGCCACGGGCGCAGCTAGAACGATCAGCCGCATCATGAAGGACACAACGGAGCCCCCGATTGGACACGGGAGCCGTCGTGACGAGTACGCGGTCCTCTCCCGAACCAACCGAGAGCTTGACGACTACGAGACGGCTTGCTGCATCGCTGAGATGCCCTATGCCCGAACGGGCGGTCGCGGCCTCTTCGACTCCCCTGAATCGAAGACGGTCCTGGGCTACGTCGACTTGGCCTACGGGGTGGACTTCGAGAAGACTGTCAAGAGCCTCTCCGATGCCCTCATGAAACCTGATCGCGGGCTCTTCCTCTCCGCCGCCAAGGTCGCCCAAATCGTCGAAGAGACCCTGGGTGACGTGGCTCGTATGGAGGGTCGCAGCGTCAAGGACGTCAACCCGCTCGACCTCATCTTGAAGGAGCGCTACGCCCGAGAGCTTGCCCTTGCCCTCAAGACACCCTATCGCGCCAAGATCCCGGCCTTCGTCTTCGATAAGACCGTCAACCAGCTCACCCGGTCCCTCCTTGAAATGGGCGGGCAGGTCGTCAAGATCCGCGAGACCCTCAACGAGGGCAATGGCGCCAGCGACGTCATCAACACCATCCTCGACGGTGTCTCCTCCACGGTTACAATGTGGGACAAGGACCTCCGCCGTGAGGTGTCGACGACCAAGACCCTCCGTGAGCAGATCACGGAGGACCTCGCGGTATTCGGGGATGATGAAGAGGAGGAGCAGGAAGAGGTCGTAGCCGAGCCGGAGCGGACCCCTGAAGGCGACTTGGTTCCGGTCAAGCCCTCAACGCCCAACCCTGCCAAGGGGCTAGGCGCCGTGCAGTTCCTCTACCTCTTGAGCGAGCAGAACAACACGGACATCCAAGAGGGCACCGACCCCTCAACCTCGGCGGGTTTCCTCAAGAAGCTCACCCGGATCCGAAACAACTCCGACAAGCTCCGGGTTGACCTCGGCAAATGGGCGAAGGCTCAAGCCGCCTTGCCGCCTGATCAGCGTCAGAAGCGACCTGACTGCATCATCCTTTCCACGGTCCATTCGGTTAAGGGTGCTGAATGGCGGGACGTTACGGTGGTCATGGCGCCAGGCAAGTTCCCCATCGAGCTGAAGCCTAGCAAGGATGACGCTCCGCCTACGCCGGAGGAGATGGAAGCGCACCTCCAAGCGGAGCGCAATCTGGGCTACGTTGCCCTTACACGGGCGGCGGAGAGCCTCACGGTCCTTTGCCCGCCCCAGGGCAAACACACCGGCCTGAGCCGCTTTGTGATCGAAGCAGGGCTAACGGTTGGGCAGAATGTCGAGAGCCCCGAGGGTACCGAGGGCGCCGCAAAGACGGCCTCTACTTGGGTTGATCATGGGCTTGATGTGGAATACATCAGCAACCTGGCGGAAGTGCCCGCCAGCTATGCGAGGTAGTCATGGCCTTTGTTGCGGTCACTCTGAGCGATATCACGCTCTTCTTGAATCGAGCCTTTCGGGCCTTGGACCCTAAGCCCGGCCCCGTTCGTTATGGGGAGCTGACGTATGACCTCGAGCTGAGCCCCAAGACGTTCATCCGGGTCTACACGTCGGTCCACCAAGGGGCAGAGAGCGCCGCTGGTGTAGGTTCAGATGCTATCCGCGTCGGGCTCTTCGGCGGGGCCAATGGTCGACCCCTCAAGTCGGGCAAGATGCCAATCGTCAAGCGCACCAACTCCTGGAAGGACACTCTCCGGGAGACCATCGAGGATTTCATCATTGAGTACGACGAGAAGCGAGACTACTGGGATTCGAGGTACTGAGCTACACTTCAACGTGGTGGTGAACCCCTCCTTGACGGCTGCTCCGGAGGGGTCAATGCTCTTTGACGGTGACCTCCTCAAGTTCTACCTCTCGCTGATCTCCGGCACCCCCCTCCCCCTCACGCTTTGCGTCCTGTCTGTAGCGAACGTCTCCACGGTGATGGCGCTTGCGCTATTCCTTCACAGGGACCTGGCTATCAATCCTGCCACGCTTGGGGTTGTATCTGCCGTCCGTCTCGTTGAAGAGGCCCCCTTTTGGGGGCCTGCGCACATCGATCGTGACCTTGCTCGGTTGATTCACCACACCCAGCGCTACTTGTCCCAGCCCAACCTTCAGGGCGAGAGTATCACGTCAGCCATCGAGTGGTTTCGAGACTACCTTCGACAAGGGACGCTTCCACAAATGGGAGCCTCACCGTCGCCGCCAGCAATACACCTCACGGGATCCGATGGGTTCGTCCTGGCAGAGACAGCCGGGGCTTTCCAGCTAGGGTGGATTGAGCTATTCAGGCAAGGGTTTCTTCGTGGCATACTCATCGGGCCGGTCCGGGGGGATAGGCGGCCGGTGATGCTGGCTCGGAAGAGCCCTGTGGTTGCGTTTGACTTGAACCTCGCGGCACAAACGCTCAATTCCATGGAGGATGCTATGGGGGAGGATGTGAAGTGGGAGCTGAAGGGGGACGCTCTCACTTGTTCGGGGACGCTCATCACGATCCAGCACATGCTTATGTTGGCGACGCGGGTCTAGAAGGGGATGTCGTCGAAGTCAGGCGGGGGGCAGGGGATCGTGTCTCTGTAGGACAGCGGAGGAGGGGCATCGCTTCCACCGGGGGCGTTGCAGGCTACCTGGGGGACCAAGGCTGCCATGAAGTCCTCAAATCCACAGGGTTGTAGCTCTTCCACGCTTACCTTCTCGAATAGTGCGTTGCTCATGTCCCTGGTATGCTGAAGCCTGCCACGGATCAACGTTTCTTTTCTATGCCGTCATCAGGCGATGGCCCTCAAGCTAGTCACCGTAGCGACGGACGGCGTAACCAACCACGTCATTACCCCTGATGGCAGCCGGTACAACCTCGGAAGCATGCCCGTGGTTCGGCTTGTCACCACGTTGGTGCGCGACACACGTAAGGCGCGTGACGTCTTGAACGAGTTCCTGGAGGGTGGGTCTGCGTCATTTGTAGCCGACCTTGACCTTGTAGCGGATCTCTTCATGCCCCGACGTACACGGTGGAGCGCAGAGGCGTTTCCTTTTATCCCCCGTCTGAATCGACTTCCCGCGATACCACGAGGCACTACCATGGCTGACACGTCCGAAAGATCACTGGATCAAGCAATCTCCCAGCAAATCGACGAGATCGAGAACATGATCTCGATCATCGAGCAGAAGGCGAAGGAAGCCGAGAAGGGCTCCTTGTCCTACACGATGATGTCCGATGACATCGCGAACCTCCACAAGCTCGTTAAGAGCCTTGGAAAGCCCCCAACAGGCCAGAGCACCAATCATGCGTTCGCTTCGGTTGACACGCTCGAGTCCAATGCGCGTTTGGCAGAGGACATCCTCAACAAGCTCGACGTGACTCGGACAACCGTGGATCGATTGGCTTCCGAGGGGCGCCGGTTCAATGCCTCGGCGGCACGCATGGACCTCCATGTCATCGCCACAGGTGTTCACAACGTTCTGACCAACACAGACCTGGCGATGCCCTACGTCACGGCCGACCTCAAGACGTTGGCCGACCGTACGGATCACATTCATGGCCTTTTCGCAGAGGCCAAGTAAGGGGTAGCCGATGAGCAAGCCTTCTGACACCACAAACTACATCTACCGTATGGGTACGGCGCCGAACACCCGTGCGGCTGTGACCCAGAAGAACAAAATCTACGGGTACATGGTCAATTCGTCTTCGCCTGGCTTCCAGCAGATTGGGGCCGTCAGCGAATTCGGGCACGACGAGTCACGGTCGGTAGAGCCCGTGCGTGGGGTTGGCTTCGGTGATCAGGTCGCCGAGCTGGTCCCTGGCGTCACGGAGCCCATGACCTTGACGCTCAACAAGACCCTCATGTACGCCCTCAACCTCTTCCAGACGGTGGGCTACAAGGGCGGCGTTGAGGGGTTGGTCCGATCCCTCAAACACCACAGGTGGCCGTTTGACATCAAGCAGGAGCTGGTCTTCTCTGAGATCGCCTCCAAATACGACCTCGACGGCGCGGTCGTCAAGAACGCCTCCAACGCGAACCCGAGCGGCAACTTCATCGTTCCGATCCGGGCGCTCTTCACCTTCTTCGAGGGTTGCTGGTTCGAATCATACTCAGCCTCCTACACCTCGGACGCGGCAATCGTCGCCGAAAACTCCTCCGTCAAGGTTACCGACGTCATCGACGGCGTGAGCCAGTACGGGGAGTTCATCGACACGGGCTTGGCGCCTATCGGTGCCAATGGCTCCGCAGGCAAGGGCTTCTCGCTCCGCTTCGCAGGCGGCGCGCAGCCTCCTGTGGGTCAAGTAACCTGAGAATGAAGATTAGATGACGATGGGAATGTGTATCGGACGCGGAGGCTGTGTGGAAGTCTAGCCCATCGTCATCCCTAGATCAGATCGGACCAAACGGGATGGCAACTCTAAGCGAAAATCGTATCCAAGACGCCCTCGACAAGGCTTGCAAAGTTGGCCTTGTCGAGGAGCGGTTCACTGTCATGGGCTGTGATGTGGTTATCCGCAATCTCACCCCTGACGAATACCGGGACGTGGCAGAGGAGACCCGTGAGCTGAAGGACGTGGACTTCGCCTACGCCTTCCAAATGGGACACATCTGCCGCGCGATCGTAGAGATCAACGGTGTCGACCTACGTGACGTGGACTACATCGAATCAACGGTCCCCGACCCCAAGAACCCCGGGGGAAAGAAAACCGTCAACCTCGAGCGACACACCTGGCTCCGCAACAAGGTCCTCGGCTCCTGGGGCAAGGAGGCGCTGACAACGGTCTACCGCAAATTCTCGGACGTCATTGACGTTGCGGAGAAGCAATCGGTGGACGGCGTCAAGTTCGTCCTTCCGGATGAGACTCCCGAGGACATCTTCCGACGCCTCGTGGGTGAGCTTAAGGCCCTTGAGGATAACCTCCCCGAGGACCTCGTGGTCAAGATTCTCGAGGAGAATGGCTACGGTCACGGGATCACCCCGGCTGAATTGGAAGCGGCCCAAAACGCCCTCGGTGGAACCTCCGGCTTCAAGAAGGAGCCCGAAGAGCCCACGCTTGACCCCGACGTCCGTGAGGCCCTTCGAACACCGGAAGGGCGTGACAACCTGGCCGAGGCGGTGCGCCCAGCAAGCCCGAACGTACCTGGGAGTGAGGCCCTACGTCAAGACCCGAGGGAGATCATGCGTAGGCGACAGCCCTTGAACCAGGCAGCCGCACAGCAGCCCATTCCGACGCCACAGCAGCCCCCACAGCCTATCCCTGGGGCAATCCCCGTGGTAACGGCCAAGTCACGTGCCTACGCTGAACTAGAGGCGGAGGCGGCTTGCCTCAACGGTGGAGTAGACGCCGTGCTTCCAGGGCGCCCAAATGAAGTCCCAGAGCTATCACGGCCCATGGATCGAACCCCACAACAAGTCGTCATCGACTCACCCCCCATTGCTGGAATCAACCCAAGATTCCGCCCACCTCCGAGGCCGTGATGCCGTATGGACGCCGCAGAACGCGCCTACCAAGAGGAACAAGCCCGGCTACGCGGTGAGACCGACGATGAGGACAACCTCAAGATCGAGATACCAAAAGAGCCGGAAGTCGACCCCAGGGTCTATCGTGACGTGACGTCGCTCCTTTACCGGGGCTTCATACACATCTCGGTGGACATCAATGGCGTCCCACTCGTCCTCAAGAGCTTGAACCAACACGAGTTCGACCTCTTGCAGATGTCAATGGGGCCAAACCGCACCCCCGCAAACGTCAACCAACGCTTCTACAGCATCTTCCTGGCTTACGGCGTGCTCATGGTGGATGGTAACAACATCCTCAGCGACCGTGACAGGTGGATTCCAGAGCTAGCGGATCGGTTCGACCGCTTCAACGCAACCGTGCGGAAGAAGATGGTCTGGCAATTGAGCGAGATCAACCGCCGAGCCACAGTAGCCGTCATGCTCACAGAAGCCTACGCGATGGAGGCCAACTCCCGGTTCCGGTGGGCGCAGCTTCGCGGTATGGACATCATGTCCCCTTCGGCGACGGGCATACGTGGAACGGAATACCTCGGGCTCAATTGGGCGCAGCTCACATGGCGGGCGTTGAACCTCTATGAGGACGCCCGTGAGAGCATTGAGCGTGAGTGGGAGAATGCCAAGTTCATCGGGGCGTGCTTCGCGGGTAAGGGAATCTCCAAGGTCTACAACCAAGACATCCGTCGCCGACGTGACGACTTGAGCGCCAAGAGGACGAGGAAGGACCAGATCCTCCGGCACGTCGTTCTAGGCGCCCCCATGGATGACAATGTGCTCCACAAGGATGGTCAGGTTGTCATAGCCGCCCAAACGGTAGATCAGCTTGCGGATCAGCTCAGCAAGAGCCTCAAGGGTGAAAAGGACTGGCATGACGAGGTGGTTGCCGCCATCGAGGATCGTCAGCAACGTGAATACCTGGAGCAGCAAGCCCGGCTTCAGGCGCTTGCGGAGGAGAATGAGGCCCGTTACGGCGGACGTGGTTTGATCGGTGCGACCGAGCTTGGTGGCCTTTCCATCGAGGACGTTGCGAAGCGCATTGAGGCCCGGCAACGTGCAGCAGCGCGTCAGGTGCTGCCCGAGATGATGGACCCCAAGTCATCCGAATTCCTTAATAAATGGGGTCTGGCAGGCCAAGGCCAACCGCCCCCTGTGGTGGAGGCCCCGAACCGTGAGTCTGTGAAGCCCTTCAAGAGGTAACCGTGCCGCTGATCAATGAGGATATCCTCAAGTTCGATATTCAGGTTGACCCCAAGAAGGGCATAACGAGCGTCCGTCAATTCGACCGGGAGTTCGTGCGCAGCATTCAAGACGTGCGTCGAAACATGAAGGCCCTCGACAAGGCTCAGAAGGGCTACTTCAATGAGGCGCGGTTTGCTTGGCGCGAGGTACAGGAAGAGGTCGAGGCTACCTCGGCCGCGATGGCTCAATGTGACAAGGATTCAGCCCTGGCAGAAAAGAGCATCGCGGCTATCACACGGAGTCTCGCCGCTTGGGAGGCTGGCACCAAGACCCTCTCACAGAAGCAGGTTGACCAGCACAGGAAGTATTTGGCGCAACTGAAGGAACGCGTCGCGGATACGAAGAAGGCCAAGGGCATCATTGAGGATCTCGGCAAGGAAACCGTGGTCATCAAGATGTCCGCTGCGGCCGACGCTATGAAGGAGAGCCTTTCGAAGGTAGCCGCACCCCTCACACGGCTGATGTCCAAGGACATCAGCGGGGCCTTCGAAGAGGGTGGTAAGCTCGCCGCCGCCGCCGTTTCACGGTCGGCTCTCAGCCTTGGCCGGGCCATGAAGAGCAAGGGGTCGTCGCTCAGTCAGCTCGGGGCTGGCTTGGCTACGAAGGGCGCTGCCGCAGGCCCTGGTATCAAAGGCAAGGGCTTGGAGATGCTTGGCGGTGCCATGAAGGGCATCGGAGGCATGATGGCCAAGGCCGGTCCAATGATGCAAACCTTGGCTCAGCTAGGTCCCATTTTGAGCATGACAGCGGGGGCACTTGTTTCGGTCGTCAAGCTCATAGTCGATGCTGAGGCCAAGGCTAAGGAGTTCCAAAAAGAGCTGCTCGCCTCGGCCTCAACCGGCGAGTTCCTGACGAAAAACGCTCAGAACGCCAACATGGCTTATCTGGATCTGTCCCAGACGGTGACGGATCTCCGTGACAGCGCGTTCAACCTGAAACAGAATTTCTCTTGGGGCACAACCTCGAAGGATCACTTAGCCTTCCGCAACGTCCTGACACAAGAGGGCGTCTCCATCGCGCGTATGGCCGACGAATTCGAACGGGCCAAGCGCGCCGGTCAAGCCACGGGGGACGCTGTTGAGTACTACGGCCAACAGACAGCCGTGGCCGTAGCCTATGCCCGCAACTTTGGCGTAGCGCTCAACGAGATCACGTCATTCCAAACGCACATGATGGTCGAGCTTGGCTCCTCCTTCTCTGACGTGCAGAAGGAATTCTCCAACATGGCCGTCGCCGCAGGTGGCTCCGGGATGGCCATGAACAAGTTCTTTGCCATCATGCGCGGGGTTAGCTCGGACCTCTCTCTCTACAACATGCGCATGGAGGACGCGGTAGGGCTTCTCAACAAGCTCGGGAAGGTCATGAGCCCCCAAAATGCCCAGAAGTTCATGGGCACCCTGATGCAGGGCTTCAAGAACATGGGCCGCCTCGATCGCCTCCGTATGACCCTCCTTGCGGGCGAAGGGAAGACACGTCAGGTGTTCGAGAAGGACGCTAAGAGGCGTGAGACGGCGCTTGCGGAGAAGCTCGCAAGTCAGGCCAAGATACCTCTGGATGCCGCTCAAAAGGCCGTCGATGCCTACGGGAAAGGTCAGAAGACAGAATTCAACAAGCTCGTCAAGGGGCTTGAGGGTGGAGGTACTCTCAAAGAGGCCGCGATCGAGCTGAAGATTGATCGCAAGATGTCCAAGAAGGGAGTCTTCGGGCTATCCCAAGCCACGGGGAATCTCGGCGTCACCGGGCAGATTGACATGATGAAGGCCGCCCTTGGACGGTTTGCTAAGCCGGGCGCGAAGCTTTCGGATATGGCGGGCGAGCTAGGCCCCGAGATGATGGCCGAGAATCTTGGGATTGGGCGCGAGCAGCTCAACAACATGATCAAGCTTGAGGAAGCTATGGACGAGGCTCGCGAAGAGATGCGGGCGACGGGTAGCTTCACCAAGGAGCAGCTCGAGAATGACGACGAGGTCCTGAAGTATGCGGGCATCACACGAGAAGAGGCTAAGCAGGCGGCTTGGAGTCAGCTTGACTATGCCAAGCAACAGAGCAGCCTCACGAGCAGCCTCTTGGATAAGCTGGACGTCATCATCGACTTCCTGATGAACCAATTCTACAACGTCATCATCGGCATCTGGGATACGATCCTCGATATCCCCGGGCTGGGTGGCGCTGAGAAGAAGATGCAGGTCGCCGCCATGCGTTCCAAGAACAAGGACGTCATCGACGCTGTTACGGCAGCGGGCGGGGACGTTTGGAAGGCAAAGGGCAACATCATTGAGAGCGCCATCGGCAAACGCCTCATGGGAGGGCTTGCGGGCGCGGGTGAAGTGACGGGTAAGCGGTCCCGCCTTGAAGAGGTCGAGAAGAGCTTGTCGGACACGTCAGGTCTCTACGGTAAGCTACGCTCCAGCGGTAAAACCGATGAAGAGGCTAATGCCGAGATCAAGGCGCTGCAAGAGGAGCGCGGACGGCTCAAGCAAGAGATTGCCACGACCGAGGCACGAACCACCGACGCCTTCAAAGCGGTAGACGCTCAATGGAAGGCTATGGGGCCGAACGAGGGGATGGATAAGCTCTGGGACGCCATCAATATGACGAATCTGCGTCAAACAAGCCCCAGCGCAGGCGGTAACATGGTGCTCACGGAGAAATACCTCAAGGAGGGTATGAATTTGTCGGACGCCATGGAACGCGCAGGCTTCACGCCCGAAGAGATGGGGCAGATTATGAGCAAGGCCGTGTGGGCTATGGCTCCTCAGCAGGTGGCAGGCGCCGCAGGCATCTACGGCCGAACCGCCTCTGGGGCTGAGCCTACGGCACCTGGAGCACCTGGTGCCCCGGGGGCGCCTCCGGTCCCAGGCCAACCCACGCCAGCCGCAGCCGCTCCGGGCGCGGTTCCTGGCGTCACGACGCCCGCTCCCACGGCACCTGCGGCAGCCCCGGCCCCTACGACGGCGCCTACCGGCCCCTCCGCAGACGTGGCCAAGCCTATCCAAACGACGGCTGAATCTACGACAACCTTGGCGGCAACCTCCGCCAATATGCTCTCGACCAATGAGGCTATGCTTGATGCCCTTCGGCAGCAAGGTATCAAGATCGACAAGCCCTTCCTCAAGACCAACCTGGGCAAGCAAATCGAGGACTCAACCTACGACGCCATGTCAAAGGCCCTCTTCGAGTACTGGCTCTATTCGGGCGATGAAGCTAAGGTGAAATCTTGGCTCAAGTATGCTGCCGAACAAGGCGCTACGGATTTGAGCGCGACTTCCATGCGCACCGTCGCCTTGGATTGGGCAAGCAAGACCGAAGAGGGTAAGGGGCTGGCGGCACACGCCGGGGGCGGAATTGTCACGGGCATCGCCGGGGGCGTAGCTATGACGAAGCCCCTCACGGCTGCCCCCGGGGAGGGCCTTCTATCCGTAGGCCCACACGAGGCGATCCTTCCCCTCAATAAGCTGGGTCCTGGAGCCGCTGCCCCAACCGGAGGCGGTGGTAAGTCCTCCCTGGCCGTAGACGTCAACGTCAACGGAGTGAACGACAACGACTTCCAACGTGGGCTCAAGACAGCCGTCACGAACTACATCTACGAGTATGAGCGCCGGAAGAGGGTGACCTGATGCCGCACATCCGCTCTGCCAACCCTGACTTCAAGCGGATCGACGCGCCTTCGTCGGATCTCAAGTACATCCACGGCGCCGACGTCAAGAAGACCGTCCTCCCGATGGCCTTTCAGGTGACCAGCCCTTTTGACTTCACCCGGGCGATCATGCCCCATGCTCTCGTGCTTCACGTCAACCCTGCGAGCTTCAACGAGACCTTCAACAAGAAGATCGAGCGAATCCAAACCACGGGGGGCTGGGTTGAACAGCATTGGGGCGACGACCTCTCCGAGGTAAGCGCAGACGGCTCTACCGGCGCCTTCATGAACATCTACACGGGGCTCTCGAGCGTCTTGCGCCGACGCACCATCGCCTACGATCGTTACCGTGACCTCCACGACCTCTTTCGCCATAACGGGAGCGTCTACGACCCTTACGGCAACATCGTTCTTCAAGGGCAAGTTCTGCTCATGTTCGATAGGGGTACCCTGGCGGGCACATTCCGGACGTTCGAATTCGAAGAGACCGCTGACAGCCCCTTCACCTTCAAGCTCAATTGGACCTTCAAGGTCGAGCACATTCTCTACTACATCCCCGGGGCAGGATCCGGGAAGCCCCTCTATGGCCCCGCCGCGCGTGTTCCATCGTTCCAGATGCAGAACACCGAGAAGGCCCCCAATGCCGTAGCGCAAGCCGAGACCGAAGCGAAAGCCAAGGCGAAAGCCAAGGCGCAAGCCGAGGAGGACGCTAAGAAGGCGTACACAGAGCTTCGAGATGCCGCCGTGGGCGCTTGGAATCGGGGCAGCGAGGCTGTTCGAGGATTCCTTGAAACCATAAGCAAGTCTCCTGAGCAACGAACGGCGGAGGAGCAAGCTCAAGCGGCAGCAGCGGAAAGCCAAGCCCTCACGGATTCACTGGCTCGGCAACGCCGGGAGCAATTCAACAACCGCACAACCGCCCCAACGCACACGGCTTCAAGCGCGACATCCGCCAAGGGTAAGAGGTAGCAAATGGCGAACTCTGGGATCAAGGGGCCTCGCATCTACAAGCAGATCGAGGAGGACGCCGATTACTACGAGCCATCGATCTATTCGGCGCTCAGCTTCACGAACCTCTTCGAAGCTCTTGACGACCCCGCCTCTGGATCATACGTCCCCGTCTGCTCCCCCTTGGCCTACAAGTTCGGTGAGGCAGGAGCTACGGGCCGCATGTTCATCGTAGGGCTCCTGCCACCAACTTGTAACGTCACGGGGCGTCCAATCGACCGATCTGCCTCCGTGGCGAACCTCCAAGGGGGCGTCGGAGCAGCGGACCTTGGAGGTAATGAGACTAGCGGGGGCGGGGCAGGCACAGGGGTTAAGAAGTATGGTGGGATCGTGACAGCCCCTGGCTACAAGATCCCCAAGGGCACCGGTCCGTCCAACATCGGCATCGGTGTACCTCCCGGCGTCCAAGGGTGTGCGGATAAGGTCGCCGTCGAATACCTCGGGAACGGAAAGTACAAATACAACTGTGTCGCCAACGTAGGCATCCGTGAGATGTACCAAGCCTTTCACAACGCCTACGTCAACAAGTTTGGCAAGGAGCCTACCGCGACCGAGATTCAATTTCTCACAGCACACTGCTTCCGCGAAACGGGTGGGCACATGCCCGGTAACAACCCGGGTTATATGGGGAACTACCCCACCAATACAGGCGGCAAAGTAGGCTTTCAGGAGCCCGATCCGAAGAACCCTGGGCAGACGCGGGTTCGTTGGTTCAACAGCTACGATTCCGTTGAGGCCGGATGTAAAGCCTACCTTGATGTTGTAGCGAGGAATCCGAACGTGATGGCTGCTGCTCGAGATGGTGACATCCTGGGCTACCTCACGAGTCTGGCTCAGCAGCAATACTTCGGGGAATCAATCGACCAGTACTACAACAACTACGGTAAGGGTGGTGGGTGGCCCAACCTTTTGAACATGGTAGCTGCGCAGGTCCCTGAAGCCGGGCTGGGGAGGGCAGACGGCCTTCCCAAGGGGGTCCCTTCTACTTGTGCCTTCAAGGAGACCTCCGATCAGTACCAAAAGCGGGCGAAGGCGGCTGGGGTGAAATCGGGCTCAGCCGCTATTGCACGGTTCCTTAAGGATTCCCCTTACGGGCCAGAATGCCCCCTCACGGGCAACGAGGGCAACTACAGCGAGGAGTATGTGACGCCGGATTGGGAGGGTAAGGGCGCCGCCAACGCCCAGACAGCCAAGGCTGAAGAGGCCAAGACAGCCGGGCAGGATCTCAACCGGACGGATCTGGGTAAGGCGTTCCAGCTTGCGCAGCAATTTCAGGTGGGGGAGACCCTCAAGCAACTTGAGATCATGCGCAACACACCTCCCTTGAGGCTCTTGGTCAACCCGGAGTCGTTCAAGGTCTCTGCCGAGAAGATCGTCTCGGACGGCAATTGGACACGGTGCGGGCCTATCATTGAGCATTGGGGTGACGGTCAGGACAAGATCACAGGATCCGGCAAGATTGCGGGCTTCTATTCGATTGATGCCCAGGATGCTACCGGGCCAGGGCTTTCGAGAACGACTCGGAATTTCTCGATGTCCTACCAGAATTTCCTCTCGCTGTGGCTTCTCTACCGGAACAACGGCGGGCTCATGATCCCTGACTACACGGCGGGAGAAAGCCCTCTCAAGAACATCTCCGTCACGGGATCGATCTACATCTACTATGACGGGATCATTTACATTGGGAGCTTCGATAGCTTCAACGTGAACGAGACGGACGCGGCCCCATTCACGCTTGAGTACGACTTCCAATTCACCGTGCGGGCTTGGTATGAGCTTGACCGTGAGGACCCCTCACAGTACCAGTACGGCAGCACCTCCGGCTTGTTCAAGCAAGGGGCCATCCCGGTGACCCCTGACACACAGAAGACTTATGAAGCCGCGACTTCTGCCGGAGACGCTCGGAAGGCCCAAGCTAAGGAGCAAATGGCTGCGGCAGAGGCTAAACGACAGAAGCTGGATTCACTGTTCATGTCACCTGATCAGCTCCTTAACCGAGGCAAGTGATGGCAAGAGGACCGTTCCAGGGCACCTATCAATCCAGCATCCGGCCCACCGTCGTAACGGCGCCAGATGCGCTCGTCTACATCAACGGCGAGCTGGACGTCATGGGGTGCCCGAGCTGCCACCGCAAGTTCAATCTGAGCAAGTACATCACGAGCATCTCGGTTGACTTGTCCGTTGAAAGCGCCCCGGGATCTGCAAGCATCAACCTTTCAATCCCACACTACGCCCTCGATGACTTCTTCTTCGACGGCGTCCCCGTCATAACCGAGATGATGGAGATCGAGATCTTCGGCAAGGGCTACTTCCTCATGGAGGGCTTGCCGCAATACTATCCGATCTTCTGGGGGCTCATCACGGAGGTCAATGAGAGCTATTCTGGGGGCGAGACGACCATCACGATCCAATGCGCGGACATTCTCAAGTGGTGGGAGCTTTGCCAGATGAACGTCAACGCGGCCTTCACCGTCGCGGCGGGGCAGATGGGACGTTCGATCTTCGGAAACGTGTTCTACGGCCTCAATCCCTACGACGTCATCTGGTCGCTTGCCCAACAGAGCTTCGGAGACGTCATCATTGGTTCGGGGTCTCTTGTCAGCATCAACGTTGACGCCAAACAGAAGACGACCTTTACGAACGCCATGGGCGATATCATGCGGTACTGGAACGAGAGGTTCAGCCGCATCAGGTCCAACCTTCTGCTCTATGGGACCCAGGGCGTTGCCGTTCGTGGCGACAGCCTCTACGACACCTACCGTGCAAACAAGAACCACACGGGACCCTTCGCATCACGCGCCGTGCGTACCGCCAACGGGGGCAACTCCGGGACGCAGATGGTCTTCGATCCGACGGACCCTAACGTCGTAGCGTTCCGCACGCAGTTCTCCCAAGCCGGGCAAGTCAACTTCTGGCAGAGCGAATACCAAACCAAGCTCGAGCTTGCCAACGCTGCCAAAGAGGCGATCGGCTACGAATTCTACATGGACGTCACGGGCGACATCGTTTTCAAGCCGCCCTTCTACAACCTTGACATCCTCTCCAACAAACCGGTCTCGTGGATTCAAGATATCGACGTCATCGACTACGACCTCTCCTCTTCCGAAGCCGAGGTCGTGACGCAGGTCGTTCTTCAAGGCAACTTCGGGGGCAACGTTGACTATGGGATGCCCGAGGAGTGTACGCCCTTCACGTCGGTGACGGACTACCACCTCCTGCGCAAGTATGGCTGGCGCTCCAAGCCCTACAACAGCGAATTCTTGGCCGACCCGATGCTCATGTACTACACGGGCCTCGACCTGATCGACCGACTGAATTCGAAGCGGCATCGCGGAACCGTCACGATCCCCTTCCGCCCGGAGCTACGGCTTGGCTTCCCGGTCTACCTCGCAGGGAAAGACCAGATTTGGTACGTCAGCGGGATCAGCCATAACATCCAATTTGGTGGGCGGGCACAAACGACTCTGACCCTCACGGCCAAGCGGAGCAAGTTCATCTCTCCCAAGGGCATAGGGCAGCTCAAGATGACCTCCTACGGAAGCCCACAGGCGCAACAGGGCGCCTCCCAAGGGGCTCCCGATAAGGGGAAGGGAAACCAGCCCGGGGGAACGGGAGGGGCGCAGCCTACGCCTAATGCAAGCGCTCCCTCAACGTTCGTCGGCTACACCTCCAAGCAGCTAGCTAAGAACGCCACGTTCAGCCTCAACGTCAGCAATGCTGTGACACTCCCGGCCGAGCCTTTGACCACGGACGCTGGTGCCAATACACCCTACGAGCCCATCATCCTACGCCACCCAAAGACCGGGCGCATCATGGGCTACCCCAACGTTGTCATGGTCTACACACGACCCTTCTCGCCTACACCGGATCGTCTGGCAGAGATCCAGGGGCGCAAGAAGACCGGGACGGGCAGGTTGGCTAAGCAGCGCAAGCAGATCTCGTCGGACGGTCCGGGTAACGTGGACGCCATCTACAAGGCAGCGTCCACGTCGACCGAATCGGACAGGATTCAAGACGAGCACATGACGAATCGCTACTCCTACGGCCTCAATTCAGCCGGGGTGTACATCTATGCCCGGGATCAAGGGAAAGATGGGGTAGGTGTCGTCAAGGAGATGCTCTTGATCGACAAAGCCCGGGTCAAGGTCACAGGAGAAACGGGGTTCACGGGTTCAACTGGAATGATCCGGCCCGTCTCTGACGAGCGTGGCTACGAGCTGATTGGGCACTTCCGTTACGGGCGCGGCGCGTCTCTTCGTGATGGGTCGCTCATTCTCACGGGCGGCGTGAATGCTCGAGTAGACGTTGGGGTGCAGCTTGCCTTGGCAGGCGACCTTCAATCCTCGCTCATTGCCCAATCCCAGGGGCTTACGAGCGTGTTCTCGACCTACCCCAGCCCTGCGGACGCTGTAGCCAGGCTCCAACCCGATGACCTCGCCACGGCGGCCGTCATCAATCCGGACACGCTTCAGCCAGAGATGGTCAAGACCGGCACCAACTTCGTGGACACCGCCCCATTGGGCTCCCCTGAGCAGAAGGGCGTCCAGGCAAGTGTTGAAGCGTCCCAGCTATCCCGGGCGCTCACGCTTGCGGAGATGTCGGTCCGGGACATGATGACCCCTGGGATCGATGACAGAAAGTGTAATTGCCTCACGGGGCGTGCCGAGCTGGCCTTCATGAACGTAGGCTACCAAGTCAAGACGCTCAACGGCGCCACGGCGGACACGTCAGCTCTTCCATCGAGCATCACGGCGGCGGACGAGGCTACCACCGAAGCCGTGAATTCCAACACACCAATCAGCTCTGCTGCGGTATCGGGGGCTGACCGTGAGGCCCTGATCACGAAGATCGACAGGTTCCTCTTCAATCTTTACTCGGCCCTCGACTCAACCCACACGGAATACGAGACTGCCATCCGGGGGGACAACCTACCAACCGGACGCGTGGAGGATACCGAGGCGTGGATGTTCGAGAAGCCGGTCCAAGAATATGGTAACCTTGAGCCACCCTTCAGCGCACCTAACCGTGACGCTCTAGGCGATCCAGAGGCTACCATGGCTCAATTCGATCAGGCGCGTAGCGATATCAAGAACCAGTGGAATAGCTTCGGTGAGAAGCTCAAGAGCAGCGCTAAGAAGGCCCAGCTTCAACAGGAGATCGCCAACCTTCAGAAGGAGCTTTCTTTGAAGGCGCAATCCCGCGCGCAGCTTATCGCTAAGATCGAAAGCGGGGGAGGTAGCGGTGACCTTCAAAAGCAGCTTGACGACCTAGACGCCGCCATAGCAAAGCAGCAGCAAGAGCTGGCGCAGAAACAACAAGAGCTAGCCGTGTTGATGGCTGAAGGCGGTGCTTGATGCCTCCGAAGACCCCTGCCCACCCCGTAGGCTCCGTCCCCCTCGATGACTTCACGGATCCCCTGGGCATCAAGGTTGGGCAAATCACCCGTGTGGACGAGATCATGCTCAAGGCCGACGTCAAGGTCATCACGGGCGGCGGAGACCGCTTCGAGATCGATCTTACGCAAGCCATGGCAGGCCCCCGCAGCTTCTGGGGCGGTATCCCCGAAAAGGACTCCCTGGTCATCCTCGGCTACCGGAAGAAGCACCGCAAGGTCTACGAGGCAGTCATTCTTGGCTACCTCCCCGTAGGAGCACGCTCCGGCATCCGATTCGATCCCTTCTCCCCTACGAGCCCCGCCGAGGTGACGGCTGACAGCGCCGCCGAGGTTCAAAGGGTCATGGGGAGCATCAAACGGATGAAGCGCCTCATGCTCCGGCCCGGGGACGCCGGGGGTATGTCTTCAAGAGGAGCCGAATTTGCCCTCACAGCAGACGTCCGGATGTGCAACCGCGCTGGAGACGCCATCGAGCTGCGTGATACCGACCGCACCCTCATAACCCAATCCATCCACCGGGTCGATAGCGTCTCTGGCGTCCGCTCTATCACAGGCCCAATCCGGCGCGGCGACTACTGGCTCCCCCCTGACGTCTTCCAAACCGGGACGCGTGTGCTCCGGTCACCTACAGATGGTTACTACGGGAAAGACGAGATTCAAGCCTCTGGCCCTACCGATTCGAGGTTTGCGGATAGTACCGGAAAGGTCCTGGACGTCTTCAACAACGAGACGGAGTATCCGTCTTGCACGTACGGCAATGGCAAGCAGGTGCATTACCCTGGGACGATGCCCTACACGTCTCCTGAAAGCGAAGAAGGCGCCGGGTCCAGGGTCTACGTGGAGCAGCGTCTCGAGCTATCCCACACCAGCGACTTGACGCAAGAGGTCCTGGGTGAGATCGACGGGTATGCGGTCGATCGCTTTGAGCCGTACATCGAGCACGTCTTGGGGACCGTCGTGGGCAACATGACCATGTCGTCCATGGGACAGCGTCAGTACGGGCGCGTCTTGATGCCGATCCTCTTTGACGACTTCTGGCAGACCACCCCCAGCATGTTTCGAATGGAAGAGGTTGACCGTTCGCCGACCAAGGCTGACCTCGAGGTGGATACCACGGCAGCCGCCCACTACTTGCGCATTCGAAGCCCTCGCGCCTTCGACAAGAACTACTATTCGATGGCGGTTTCGAAGCAAGGCAAGCTCTTCCTCAACCTTCCAGGGTCAACGGTTGAGCGCGGGGGCGTCAAGAATATCTCCGCCGAGATTCAGACGGCCGGTGCCATCAAGGCTATTCTTGGGGCAGCGGCTCCGAACAACGTCTCCCTCAACGTCGTAGGCTCCGGGGGAGCCGTCTTGCAGCTTGGGACGGACTCTGAAGGCAACAGCCTCACGATCATCCATTCCGGGGCGATCAAGTTCAAGCACGTAGGGGGGTCGGCCAACGATGACAACGTAGCGATCTCCGAAGAGATTGACGGCAACAAGGAGACCGTCATCAACGGGACGCATACCGAGCAGGTTGAAGGCACCAAGACCTCCACGACATCCGGGCAGCACCAAATCAAGGCCGACCGCATAACGATGCAGGGCTTCAGCGGGTACACGCTCAACGCGGGGGAGATGAATACCCTCATCAGTGGGAAGAGCCAGTACAACTACGCGCTTGCCGTCCTCGAGAACATCGTAGCGGGCGGCAAGATCACGACGGTCTTGGCCGGTGGGCTCATTGAGAACATTGCCGCAGGAGGTAAGACGACGACCGTCCTCGGAGGTGCTATGGCGACCACCGTGGCAGCCGGTGCCTACACCCTCCAAGTGGGGACCGGAGCTATCACAATCACGACGGGCGCAGGTGCTATCGCGATCTCGACCGCAGCGGGGGCTGTCAGCATCGCAGCTACCTTGGCCGTGAGCATCGCCGGGCTAGCTGTGTCCATCACGGCCGGGACCATGATTGCCCTCAACGCTCCTCAAGTCATGCTAGGCATGGCCGCAGCTCCCTATGGTGTTGCTCGGGGGCTCCCTATGATGTCCCCGGCGATGCCCTCGCTTTGCTGGATCACGGGACGCCCGCTCATGGGCTCACTTCTCGTGAGGTCCATCTAATGCCCTTCACACCCGTTGGCGCCGCAGGGGTTGTGACACCAGCTCTTCTGGCTACGGGTATGCTGGGGCTGGGAACGCCGAACTTCGCCCTCGGCGTTTCGATCGGGACCTCGAAGTGGCTGCTATCCCTCACGGTCACGACCATTGACTCAGGATCCCTCGGGGTCGGGTCGGGGCAGCTCCCGCTCATTGTTCCACAGCCCCTCCTGCTGGCCAACATTGCGGCAGCCTTCGCGGCAACGGGGAACGTTGGAATCATGATGCCACTCAAGGCTCTCGGCCTTGCCACAGGGCTATCCACGGCCTTCTTGCAGGCCATCATCAAGACAACGCACCCCGGTATCGGATCCGGTGTAGGTGTAGCTCGGTTCAGTCCCGTTCCCGCCGCCCCTATGATCATCGCCGGACTTGCAGAGGTCGGTATGGTCGGGCAAGGTGTTACAACCATCGCTACCGCCATCGGGATGGGGCTCAACCAAACTTTCGCGACTCTAATGATACCGATCCCGATAGTCGGGTCGGCTTCACCTGCCGCTGGCGCAGGCACGGGATTTGGGAAGGTGATTTGACATGGCATTCAGCATCAGCGGCTACATCCTCGAGAAGCCCCGTGTTGGGACCGCCAACAACACGTACACGGCGACCCCCGATAACCGCATCACTGATTGGACCGCCTGGAATGCCGCCTACCCCGCCACCGAGATCAATCCGAATGACGACTACCTCGTACTTGTGACCACCGAGGGAAATGTCACAACCTCACGGTTCGGTTGGACTAAGAACGAGACGGTTCGTCGCTTTGACTTCATGGGAAGGACGCAGCGCTACGATCTGCTCAAGGGGGCCGCACCCGACGCCGTAGGAACCGTAGGGTTGGATTCCAACACAAACCGCCTCAAGATCACGCCGCCTGTTTCAGACGACCTCATCCACTATCCCCTGCGAGTGTCTGTCACGGCCCCTGGAGATAGCGGCATCACTCTACGCCCAACAGTCGTCCCCGATGAGGCGCACTTCTCGGACCCGGGATCAGGCTACATTCAAATCGCCGAGGACACCGGGACGATCAACTGGCATCCAGCGGACCTTACCTACTACGCTGGGCGCAGCGTCGCGTGTCAGCGCCAAGGCTTCCAAACGAATAGCTCGGGCCTTTTGGGGGTACCCTCGGACGTTTTGCTGCTATCCCCTATCCCAGCATCGGGGCAGGTGCCGCAGATTCGCTTGGGGTTTGACCTACCTCTCACCGCCATCGAGCGCGCCAATGAGACGGCCTTCTCGAGTGACCCCGCCCCGGGGACCGTTGAATGGGCGGCCAACACAGGGCGCCTCAAGCTCAACTCTGCCGCAACGAAGGCGGTCTACTACGACGGCGTGCTCATGCAGACAGGGCTGGCTATCCCAACCCGCAGCCTTGGAACGGTCGCGACACCCTCTGCCCTATGGCCGCTCCCATCCGAAGGTGGCGACGTCGTTTTCGTCGCAACATCCGGAACGCAACGCAAGCAATTCGGAACGACCATCTTCGTTGACAGCTTCACCACGGTCGATCGTGGATCCGTCCAGATTCGCCGGTCCGATGGCGCCTTGGCCTTCTCCGTCGCAGACGCGGCGGTCTACGGCACATGGACCCTCACGGCGTATGTCGGCGATCTCCCCATCGAGCACGGTGTTTCCCTCCGGCTCTTTCGGTGCCCCGTCAACCCCGATGCCTCCAACCCTGACATCCCTGACTTCCGGCTCATCTATCCCGCCGAGAAGGAAACACTCACCGGATCCGTCGTAGGCGCTCCCTTTGTGTTCCTCCCAGCTACGCCCCTCGAAACCTACCCCATGCAGGTCTACGTCACGCAAGGGACCGGGAGCTACACAAGCGATGACTTCCCCAACCTTGAGACCTACAGTATCATAGCTCCCCGCACCTACGGTTACATCCTGGACTACACTGAGGGGCAGCTCAAGTTCGCACAACGGCGGCTTCAGTACGTCATCGATCGTGCGTTGCCGGGTAGCTCGGCGCAGCTTCCGGACACGTACATCCAAACGACGGGGCTACTTCTCGAGCTTGAAACGCTCATCCCGGGGACTTGGGCGACGCTTGACCTCACGTCGGACGCCTTCATTGAGCCGCTATCCGGGGTGGTCTTTTTCACAAGGACCACCGGGACCTTGAGGGCTTCCGGAACTAATGGCTCCATTACGGGCACGACCTTCACGGACCCCACCAAGGACTTCACGACCTTTGCGCAGCCGGGGGACCTCGTTGTCATCACCAGTGAAACAAGCCCTGGGACGGTCAAGGGGGTCTACACGATCACGCTCATCATGAGTACGGTGAGCGTCCGGCTTGACGTTGAGGGGTTCGACTCCGGCCCGCTAACCTATGAGGTTCGGCGTGGCACCGAGATCCTCGCCGACCGTTACTTCCAAGAGGTTGTTCTCCAGGATCCCAATACCAAGGTGGAGCGCATCCTCCCCTTGGGCACCATCACGAACAGCCCACGGCTCACGGTCCCCACCGCATGGGTCTCCAAGTTTCGGATTCGTTATGGGCGGTCTCCTTTCTCGACCACGCCGGTCTTGGTGACGACCTTCTCGTCGCCATCTGCCATCCCCGCAGGGTCATTGGAAGTCAATGCCGCTGGGGAGCTTAACTTCGCCCAAGATGACGTGGACACTGGGGAGACGGTCTATTGGGCCAGGAGCCTCACACCCGGCGTCGACTACAAGCTCACGGCGCCCCTTGGGTTCTTTGAATTCACGGACCGCTTCATGTCGGATGAAGAAGGCCGCGTTGAGTACGTCTCCGTCAACACCGACACGGGGGAAACGACCTCCGTGGTCGAACCGATGACTTTTCTCATCCGCAAAGAGCTGGCGCAGCCCAGGACGGTCGTCACGGACACCGTCTTGTTCAACCCATCGGGGCGCAATATAGCCCCTGACCCGGCCCCGGCCGTTTTTCGGGGTGGGCGTCCCCAGACGCCTTCGCAGTACAGCCTCGACTTGCTCACGTCAACCTGCACATTCCTCCCCGATCTTCACGTCGATGGGCTTCTGCCTCACGGCAACAAGGTAGCTCCAGACGAATCGATCTACATTGACTACTACGTCCTGGGGGCCGTTGGGGGTGAGAAGACCATCACAGTGCTTCAGCCCCCGATGTCGGTCGTCACCGTAGTCTTTGATGAGGACGCATCGTCCTTCCAGCTTGCGGGGGATTGGACCGCAACCTTCAAGCCGGACTACCTTCTCCTCATCGAGACCTCTGAGGTCCATTTCATCGAATCCGTCACGTATTCGGGTGGGGTGACAACGGTCACGCTCAATCCAAACGACACGTTCCAAGCGAAGTGGACCTCACCGAAGCTCTTCATGCCTTCGGGGGCGACGCCGATTTCTACCTACTTCGTGCCGGAGATTCACACGTTCGAGGCTTCTCCTCGAGGCGTCAACAAGCTCAAGTTCACGGGGGACCTCCGAGACTTCTATCAAAAGGGCGTAGTCATTCGGTTTGACTACGCCACGGGTCAAGTGAGCTACGCGATCGTGCAGGGGGCAAAATACGATGAGACCCTGGATGTGACCGAGCTGACCTTGGGGACGAACCTCCTTCGACAATGCACGGCGTCAAGCGTGACGCTTCGGCGTACCGTGCGCCCCATTCTTGAAGCTACCGCGACAACTGCCAAGACGAAGATGGACCCCGTGGCACCGATCGCGCCGCAGGCTATGCAAAGCGTGCTTGTCTATTCGCGTGTTGAGGGTGAGCGCGGAATCATCCTTTCAACGGATACCTCGCCACGCTACAGCATGGATACCACGGGACAAGTGACCTTTGAGAGCCCGCTCTCCCCCAAGCAGTCCTGGAACATCATCTACACGGGCTACAATACCATTGAGGAGGGCCGCCGTCTTCGAGCGACCTACACGTCGATCATCACGCCGGACGACTCCAACGGGCTGCTCGGGCAAGGGGTCCTCATGGACTACAGCCTCGCCTCCCCCGACACGTTCTACTACCGCGTCGTCAAGATGACGGACTACCAGGCGGAGCTTGTCGCTGACTACACGAAAGAAGCCAAGAACAGCGTCCCCTCCAGTGGCCCTATGCTTTCCAACGTGGGCGCCACGCAGCTTCAAGACCAAGGGTCGCCATCGGTCTATTACCCAGAGGGGGACTACGCCAACCAGGACTTCGTTGGGCGGATCGTTCTCAAGTGGTACAACGACGCGGTCAATCTCCTTGAGGACGTCCTGCAAAACATGGACGGGCGTATCGTGGGGTCTCAAGATGGACGCATCCGTTTTGACGGGAACGCGGACAACCCCAAACGGCCAACCAACCCCACGCTCCCCTTGGATTGGTCAACGGTCACCAACCAGATCGACGACCTCATCAAGGTTTCGGATTCGCCTTACAGCATCTCGTTCGCCTTCCCCAACTTCAGCATGACGGCTCTGGGCACGTATCTCCATGCTTACGAGGCGTCTACGTGGAGCCGCTTCTATCCGACCTGGCGTCGCCGTTATGGGGTGGTCGCCCCCGGCGTGGAAACAGGGGACCCTGTCATGGACACAGGCTCCAAGGGTATCACCGGGGTCTACAACCTTCGGACCCGCTTGGCTTGGGCTGTGACAATCTACCCCACAGCAGCCGGGGCGGCCTCCCTCACAGTAGACAATGCCCAAGGCTCAGCCGATAACGTACGGCCGCCCTTCAAGGTCGGGATGGAGATCGTCGTTCAAGCCCGTGATGGCACCATCCTCATCGCCGAGAGCGATCACGTGTCCGTTGTAGGTGTTGCAGCCACATCTCTGACCTTGAGCGGAACACTGCCGACTGCTGCTGCCGTTGGGACGACGGTCTATCGTTCTACGCAATGCCCGTTCGGTGCGGGCACAGCAGACGCCATCGCGACCTACTTGGCGGGGCGCGACTTTGCCTTCAATGGTGAGACGGGGCAGATTCTCTACGTCAAGCCCTTCCCACCGTTTGACGGGAGCCTCACGCCGCCCGTTCCGGCAGAGCTTCAAGCCAAGCCTCTCCCCGCAGGGGCTACGCTATCGTGTGAGGTCACCCTCAACAACCAGCTCACCGCACCCGAGAAGATCCCGGCCCTCTACGGAGGCACTACCGATGACGACGGTGAGATCCTCTTCCCCGTCTTGAGCCCCTCTCCCGGCTGTGAGCTTGGCGCGGGCTACCTCGGCAACGACCCCAACTACGTTCAAGATGTGCGTGATGTCACTACATCGGAAGTCACACGGACGGGGTCTTTGGATGTGACGCGCACGATCATCACGGTCACGGCGCCTCTTCCTGTGACGCCCAAGGTCTACGACCTCGTTCGCATTCTGGATGGGCTCAATGGTCCCTCGGACTTCTACGAGGTTGTGTCAGCGACGCCTACGACCATCACGGTGGGGCTGCCCTTCCTTCACGCCGACACGGGGTTCACCGTAGAGGTAGTCGCCCCAAGCTCGCTCGTGACGGGTTCGGGGACGATCACGTTGACGGACACCCTGACGGACTTGGCGGCGACCTTCCAGACGGCTGGGGTTCAACCGGGGCATACCCTTGTGATCACGACGGGGGCCTCGGCAGGGCGGCGGCTTCAAGTCACGCAGGTTGTGAGCCAGACAGTCTTGCGGTTCTCGACGGCTGCAACCAATGGCGTTGTGACCTCCTACAGGGTCATCAACCCGCTGGCGTCATTCGGATCGCACGCAGGCTCGGGGACGGCCTTGGACACCCTTGTGGGGGCGAACACGGGGCTCCTCGGGGTCATCTTGACCAATACGACGCCGATGCTTTCCGAAAACGGCGCCCTGGAAGCCTTCATCGACCTGGTCTTCACCTACGTAGGGGCTGGGACCGGAGGCATGTCGGGGACGACGCTGACGGATCCCGGGGCAACCTTTGAGACCTCGGGGGTTTCTTCTGGGGACGTGGTTTACATCCGCATGGGGGGCAACGCGGGATTCTACGAGGTGGCCTCGGTGACAAGCGAGACCGTCTTGGAGGTTACGACCGCCTTCCCCGCTGCTTCCGGGGCCTATCAGGTGGGGTCGATCTTCGGGGTCCGGATTGAAACCTTGCAGCTTTTGATGGTTGTGCTGCTGGCCAACGACGCCTTCGTGGCAACCGCCCAAGCCTTCGGAGTACTTCTGACAACGAGCGTCCCGGTGGTTACGACGGCCGGATTGATCGACCCTACGGCCTTCGCGAGGGCGACCTTGGCGGATGACCTTGACGCAAGGGATACGGCAACGCTTGCCCGTGTGGCGACTTTGACGAATCCATCTGGGCCAATGGCTACTATCGTAAGCGTCCTCTCTTCAGGGGACCGCTTGTACGATCGGAGATACACATGGATCGACTCGAGAATCAATCTGATGAACGGAACGAGGGTGCGGTGGGCTCGAGCGATCCTGGAGCGATCCCGGCTACTAGCGGAGAGCCTGAGCGCAATGACGAAGCTCCTGGCGATCACGTAAAGGCGGAGTGGGAGACGCGCACGCGTTTCAAGATCAACGAGGAGATGCTCAAAGTACTTGAACTGGCTAAGAAGGCTAGTGAGAACCAGATCGCCGCCTATCGCCGCAAGATTGAGCGCCTGACCTACGGGAGCTGACATGTCTGACTGGCAGAAGTTTACCCTTCAGATCCCGGGCAAGGACTACCTTGAGAAGGTCAGGGGCGTCCTCGAGACGCTTTTGGTGTACCTTGAAGTTCTCAAGGCCATCCTGGAGACGATCAAGGCGTTCTTGATTGACTTCGGCAACCCGATCAAGGCATTGGTTGAGGCCCTCATCAAGCTCATCCAGCAGATGTTTGAGGCGCTCAAACAGACGGGCCTCTACGGGTACTTCGACGTCCCCGAACCGAACTTCGATCCCAACTTCGATCGCAATGCCGGGGGTTCACAAGCCTTCGTCAACCGCTTCAAGGCGAGCCTCTTTGACGACAAGGACCCCAACCGGCCGCAACCCTTGCCGTTTTTCAACCAGGCGGGGTTCATCATCCTCATGGTCGACGCATCCTCCGTCATGCGGATGATCCGCCTCATCATGGTTCTCTTGAGGTTCTTCGGCAAGGAGTTCACGGCGCCTCGGTATGCCGCGCCAGCTAATGCCCGTGTGCTCCCCGTTGGGGACAAGGGAGACCCCATCCTCGCCGTTGCCAAGATCTTCAGTACGGACATCACAGCCGTTGCGGTTGAGTGGTCACTACCTACCGCGCAGATGACACCCGATCCCGGTTTCCAAGACGTCGTAGCAAACACGGCGGCAGAGTTCATCCCGCCCTGCTTCCTCGTAGAGAAGTCAGAGATCGACCCTATGTCGGCGGAGATCGATATCGGGACGGCCGCGAGCGAGCCAGATTCAGTAGGCATCGTCACGCATCAACGTGAGACAGGGTTCGAATCCGGAGGTAAGCTGGTCAAGCGCAAGGAACGCGTTCGCGACATGTATGGGGACATTGTTGTGAAGTTCCAGCGGTACTACATGGTGAGTCCAACGCAAACACCGGAGACCTTCTGGACGGGGCAGCTCGGTAAATTCCGCTGGATTGACAGTGAGGTTGAAAAGGATAAGACCTACTACTACCGGGTCCGTGCCTTCAGCGGGAGCTTGTTCTGGGACAAGAACCAGCACATCTTGTTCTTCCCCGCAACGCTGAGCTACACGCCAACGAACCCCTCCGGCTTCACTTGGCCCGCAGATGATAGCTCGGATCCGCCCGTCATGGGTAAGCCTACGGGGATCTTCAGTGTACGTATCCCCAAAATCCCGGCCAACTTTGACGTCCTTGAGAACCTCAAACGACTCTTTCAGACGGCCTTTTCCCTTGATTTCCATCTGGCACCAATCATCAAAAAGACCGGGCCAGATACCAATCCCACGGTGGTGCGACCAGTCTTCAATGACAACGGCGACCCTGTGTATCCCACGCTTCCTGAAGACATCGGTCGCGGATCGCTTGAGAACTGGGCTGGCCCCTTGGCAACCTTTGACGCGCTCCCTCTGGTCGGCATTGTCTCCAGCGCTACGACGATGTCGGAGCAATACAAGCCGAGCGACGTCACCGGGCGCTACCCTGATATGCCTTGGCAGAAGTTCATCGTCAGGTACAACTCGACCCGTATGGCGAACCTCGTGGCTTCCGCCATGCTTCAAGCAGGGAGCTACGCGATCGAGGGCTTCCGCGAAATCATGCAGGGTCCTTTGCCCATGGGTCCCGTGGTCTTTGGCGTTATGAGTGGAAAGACCACCTTGGAGCAATGTGTCTTCGCCCTCACGGATATCATTCCGGACGATCCTGAGCACCCCTCCCGAGGGTCCTCGATAGACTTGCCCCAAGCGTCCACCTACGGGTCCGTTTACTCTGACGAGACGTTCCGCAAGAACGTCCTGGTGGCTATCAACCAGATCAAGAACTTCACGCTTGGGGGCGTGAAGCCGGATTGGCAATCCTTGGCCCTCTTGAGGGACATCGTCCCTTGGGCGGGGCAGATCCTTTACCAGATCCTGGCTGCCATCCAATCCCTCTTGGATGCCTTCAACGGCGTCATTCAAGAGATCAAGGACTTCATCGACCTGCTTCTGCGCAAGATCAATGCCCTTGAGCGGTTCATCGAATTCCTCATCCGGCTCATGGAGTACGTCCTCTCCCTCGACGTTTCTTGCTACGTGCTCAACGTTTCCCCGATCACAAATGGCATCCCCGAGCTTATCGAGGCCATTGACAACGCGGGCAACGCCCCGCCTATGGATCCTGGCGGTTACTCCGCAGGGATCGCGCTAGCCTACGTCGCCCCTGACATCTCAGCGTTCCAGAAAGCTTTTGGATTGATCTTCTAGTAGAGGTGTGTGGTGGCTTGGGATTTTCTAGGTACCTTCAACAAGAGCCAATTCGACCGCTTCATGAAGTTCGCGCGGTCGCAGACGGCCCTCGTCTCTGCTCGGATCGACCACCTCGAGGCCGAAAAGATCCGCATCGGAACGCCAATCTTCAAGTACGGCACAGACGGATCCCTTGTGGGCTACACGGCGGACCCCCCTACGTCCTACGTGGCGAAGCTCCTGGCCGCCTATGAAGCCCAAGGGGGCAACCCTTTCCTCGATCTAGTCATCCGGCTCAGGTCCGATCCCGTCTTCCGGCTACGTGGCGATCAGCAGGGCATGAGCCAGCTCATGAGCAACGGGGAAGTCATCGGCCAACAAGGGCTGGCAGACGCCGCTTCTGCCCGGCTCATGCAAGACGCCAAGGAGTGGTTGGTCGCCACGCTGGACTCTCGTATGGGGCATCTTGAGCGGAAGATCCGACGCTCTTTGGACTACTACGACCAGCTTGATTCCGAGGTCAAGCTCCTCACGGCTATCATCGGCAACACGGA